TTGTTGTTGTCTAAACCTTTTTAGTCTTTCAACCTCACCCTTTCGTACTTTGGGTAGCATTTTCTTTGCAAGTTTTTTGATTGCAGCCTGTTTATTATCTAATTTCTTACCTATTGAAACTCTCATTGCTATAGGTAAAGTATTTAGTGACTTCCCACCAGTCATCTTTTTGGCAAGTTTATCCCTTGCCCACTTGTTTGCTTTTGCAACTAACTGATCTTTACTCTTCATTCTTTTCTTATTACGAAGTCTTTTCTTTGCCATCTTCTTGGCCATTCGTCTCATTCTCATTCCGATTGCTCTTCTTTGAGTCATACTCAATGCTTCTATTGCAAGTTGTCTGGATAGTTCAGTTGTATAATTACCTTCTGCAACCTCATGTTGTTTCTTTGCCATGTTCATAGCAGTACCATGCATGACTTCTTTATATTTGTCACCATAGGTATCTTTAAAGAACTTAGTTCTTTTCTTGAGGTCTTTATAAATCTTTTCTTTAGTTGCTAAGACAGAATCAGATACTTCGTTTCTTTTTTGATCTTGGTCTCTCTTAACGGCAGATGCTCTTTCTCGATCTCTCTTGATCCTTTTTTCTTTGTCGTCTCTTTCTCGATCTCTGACTTCTTTTTCTTTGTCTGTTTCCTTCTCTCTTTTGGATGTCTCGTCCTCTCTATCGTGTTGTTTTTTTATTCTATCTGTATTCACACCTTCATAATGCCTTCTAAATTGGTATTTTAGAAGATCATCTATTGCATCTTTTTGGTCTGGTGTTACCTCTTCATCAAAGGTAGGTAATGTGGGGATTGTCTCTGCAGCCAAATCTACTGCATCCATTGTCAATGCAGTCTTCCATGCATTAACCATTTTATTATCTGGTAGGGTAGATGTAAAGGTTTTCACCCTAGAGTACATCTTAGTTGTATTTCTTTCTAAATCTTTCATATCACCATCATTGTCAATGATGAAAAAATTTCTTCTTCCGAAAACTGTTTGAAGTTTACCCATATTTGCACGAACTGTTGCATGAGAATCCTTGACTATCTTGTCTGGAATACTTCTTGCTCTTTGTCTGTTTCTATCTAATGCAGTTTCTAACTCAGTATTAACGAATACCATTGCAGTTTCGTAACCAAGTTTTTTGAGTAGTTTGTTTTGTTCTATTACCTTTTTAACATCTCTTGCAGTGGAGTCAACGATAAGACCCAATCTACCTTTAAGGTATAATCCCTCTTGTTTTGCAGTTAATGCCTTTGCATGATCTCTAACTGCATTTCTTTGTTCTTCTTCATCTGAGGGCATTTTTAGAGAAAGATTTGCTTTCTTTAGTCCAGTTTCAAATGCAACATCTGAGTTTACATTCTTGAGTCCCATAGCTTGGAGTGCAAGTTTATTTGCAACTGCACTCTTTCCAGAACCAGGCCCTCCTGCCATGAACACCGCCTTAAAGATTCCTACATCATTTATACCTTCTTTAAGAAGTTCGTATTTCTTGTCCAATGTCTTCCCTCATATAATCTGGTAAAAAGTTAAATTCTTCTGTCACTCCCATACCCTTTCTTACTGCTTTGTATAATTGTTTCCCCATTCTGAATCCTCTTGGTAATGATAACATAAATGCTTTCATATCACCATTAGCTGCAAGTGCTCTCATCTTAGAAGCACTCATACCTTCAACTCCTTCTGCATCTGGGTCTCTTTCCCCAGCAGAAACTACATAAAGTTCCTTGAAGTTGTAGAATCCATGTCTACCTTTAACATTATTATATTTGGTTAGTAGGTTTTCAAATTCTTTTATTCTGTCTGAACCAGCAACCATTTTCACTGATCTATATCCTTGATTGTATAAATCAGTCACCACATCAAATACTGTTCGTGCATTTGTGTCCTCTACTGTGACTTTTGAGGATGCGAACATTGCCTTCATGAATTTTATCTTATCCCTATAAGACAATGGATTTTTCTTAGCATCTTGTGTAAACCCTGTATAGATAAATGCATCTCCTTTAACACCAGCAACATGTTTAACCCTATTTGCAAGTTTTAAATGTCCGACTGTAGGTGGGTTGAATCTTCCGAATGCAAATACAGCAGTCTCGGATTTCACCTCTGTAATATCTTTAAAGGTTTTCATAAACAGTATTTATGATTTAAACAAACTTACTTTTGTTAATTTCTATTGCATCTATGTCATTTTGAACTATTTCACGACATCTTTTAAACCATTCTTCCATATCTGGGTCTTGTATTAATTCGTCCATCATCATTCTTCTGTTTGGTGGAGTCACATTCGTATGTTGCCACTGATCGTGAGATCGATCTCCAGAACTACCATCGTCAATTTCTTTTGATAAAAGACCACATAGTTGTAGTTTCCTTATCATACTACTACCTTTCTTAATACTATCCTCATCTGCACCCCAGTTCTCAACTTCTTGGCCTCTTAAAACCATCTCTAATTCATGATCACATGGGATAAATTCATCATAAACATCAAATATTGATTTACCATTCCAAGTCCAATTAGATAGTGGGAAGGTGTGATCAGTTTGTGGCCCTTCTGAGTTTCCAAAAAGTAGATGTTCTGGTTCTGACCACAGCAACAATCTTTTCATTCTAAGGTAAGACTCTTCCCAGAGTTTCTTACTTCTATGTTGGTGATTAGTAAACCAAGGCGTATAAAACCCCATATCCAATTCTGTAATTAATCCAGATACAAATCTATCCCAAGGCTCCCTAATTACCATAACTTTTTTCCAGTCCTTAAAAAAATCAGTACATACTAGTGGAATAGTATATGAACAATTATGTCCAAACTGATCTGGTAATCCATTATCCTGTTCAATTCTCCATGCAAAACATGGGCCTAGAAATTTTGCTGTTTTTTCATCAATCCATGAATCACCTCTTGCTGGATCAAAAGTAATATGAGATGGTAGAATATCTTTAGTCCATGTTCTAAGTTTCTTTGCAAATTTCTTTTCATCTGGATTCTCTTGATGAACTTCATCAATTAATGTCCAATAATCATCAGAAGATAACCATCTTGATGGTTCTCTATTGGGGCCTTCCATCCAGTGCCAATCATCACCATGTTCTTTGTTGGATAGTGCAAGTGCTTTTCTACAGGATGAATGTCCTGCCTTTCTGGCTATTGTTAGAAATGTTTTCCTTGATGGTGATACAAAGGTAGGATGGGAGTATTCCCACACAGTTTTTCCATCCCAATGGATGTTTTCCCTACTCATTTGTTGTAGGGGATGTTCATATTCCTTTGGAAGTGTTGGGTCGTTCCCTTCTCTAAGAAACCCCTCTAGGGTCTGTCTGACTGGTTGTTCCATAATATATCCTCATTATTTATTTATCCCATGCTTTTGCAGCAGTGAAATTATTGAAACTGAACTCCATTCTATCGACCAGTTTCACTGCACCACCTAAATCGTTGTCTATTGCAACGAATCCTTCTGGTGCAACAACATCAAATCCATTATCTGTTTTAACAAATGTAGATGTAAGTTGCTTTGCATTGTTCACTTTATATAGTATCTTAGTTTTTGCATAGTTGATTAATGCCTGAAATTCGACTATGGTTTTTAATAGAACCAAATTTTTTCTGATACTTGTTAAATATGTATTCATGTTCTTTGTCTTGGTATCTTTTCCTTTCTTGGACTTTGCTTTATCAACCTCTTTCTTCAATTTCATCTCTGCAAATTTGAAGTATCCGTCTGCATGTTTTTTATAGTTCAATCTAAGTAAATCTTGTCCTTCACGAACTACACTGTTGTGGTAGGTTTTGTATGTTGCACCCTGTGGCATACTCTTCTGCAGCTCCAGAAATTTATCGAGTGGAATTTTCTTAATTTTCCGAAATACTTTTCCTGTTCTGGACATTAATCTGGTTATCTCTGCACTATCTTTTTGGGTAAAGGTTGCAGTTCCAGATACATCTGTGTACTCTGCATCGTTCATCCATACCTTAGATGTCTTTCTAAGACCAGAGATGTCAACACCAAAAGATGCAGTCATGTCTTCTAGGGTATCACCTGTATATGTCGTATGCCAGACAACACCAACTTGTGCATTTCTCATTGTAGTTGCAAGTTTAGATGTAGAAGGTACTGCATAGATGATTGTATTTGGCCCGAAGGTATCGTATTGAACACCATCAATCTTTTCTTTCTTGAGATCACCCTTAACGAACATTAAGTCCCCTTGTATGATTCCCTTGATTCCTAAGTCTTTGAAGTTATCTAAACATGCTTTAAACTTATCTGCAAGGTCTCCAGACAACTTATCATCTATCTCTGCATGTGTGGTGTAGTATTCTTGTTTCTTTGCAAATATACTTTTCTTTGCAACCAGAAATTTACCTGTTTCTGGATGTTCACCAACAAATACTGCTGGAGCCCCGTCCCACTTTACAGTGACATTTATTGAGGTTTTTGCACTAGAGACTAACATATCCCTTAGTGATCTGATAAAGTTTATAGCACCTCTTGCACCATCAATACCATCGTTGAATATCTCATCTTCGATATGTTCTAAATGTAGATTCTTTGCACCAGCCATTATGCTTTCTCACTAAACAATTCTGGAGCTCCACTCTTTGGAGTCAGATTACATTTATCAAGTACCTTACCAAAGAACTGTTGCAAAGCACTTAACATCTTTTTACCTTGTTTCTTTATCCAATCAAATGAAGCATTAATTTTATCCTTCATCCATTTCCACATCTTTTGAAACTTGTCTCTTACTTTCTTTGCAATAGAACTCAATCCTTTCTTGACCTTATCTAACATTCCCCATTCATCTAATTGTTCTACATAACCTTCATGTAATACTTTTCTTCCAACATCTTCCTGTTTAAGACCTTCTGTTAGAATACCATTAAGTGTCATTGGTTCATGACTATTAGATAACATTTTCTTTTGTTTTGCAAGTGCCTTATCTGGATTATCGTAAACATTTCCACGAAGTGACATATAAGGTGAAGAACCACCTGTAGACTTAAATGCAAAGTAAAGTGCATATTTTGTTGCCAATTTCTCAACATCATTTAAAGTTTTCAGAGGTTGGTTTAAATTAATTTTTTGTTTATTAACATCAAATTCTATCATAACATCTGCACGAGAACTTGATGCATCTCCAAATTTTTGTTGACCAGTTGCAGCCTCAAAAACAAAAGACTGTTTAAACTTGGGATTCTTCATAAATAATGCTGACATTTTCTTATCTAATTCTCTACCATTCTTTCGTATCTCTGCCATTTTCTTTTTATGTGCTATAGTGATAGGGTCTTTTGATTTTGATTTTTCTAAATCATCCACACCACCTTTATATGCACCAGTCTTTGCATCAACGACTCCAAGTTTCTTATCAATCTTTTCATCAAATGCTAATACCATTTTCTGCATGGTGTCTACCATATCTGATGCTTCTTTAGGATGATTTTCACCCATGATTACCTTTGCAGCTTCGAAGGTTGCAGCAGCTTCAAATTTCTTTGCACTCATGACCTGTGAACCACCTTTCTTTTTAAGTGATATTCTTCGTTCAGCAGATTTCAAATCAGTCTTTGGTGTTGCATTTGTACCACCCCATTCTTTCCAATTTTTAGTTAATGGTACACCACCTTTTCCACTTCCAGTTTGATACATGTTTGGAAATCCAGCATCATCAAATGCATCTGCAAGTTTAAGTGCTGTTTCTCTGTTATAATCATCATCCCAGAATCCTTTAGGTTCAATTCTATCCCATTCTGGAGTACCTACAAAATTCTTATCACCCTTTTTAAATTGGCCAAGTACAATCATTGCTTCCCAGTCTTCACCAGATGGGCCTTTACCACCACCCTTACCACCAGACATATCATTTAATCCTTTTGCTACACTACCAAGAGAAACTCCAAATGCAGACTTAAAATTAGTCCATTTAGGTTTTAATTCATCCCAACTTTCTGCATCTTGTAATTGTTTCTTCATGATCTTCCATAAATCTTTATCTACAGATAGTTCATTACCTTGTGTATCGACCAGTTTACCACTGTCTGTTAATTTTATAAATCTTTCTTTGTTATCTCTATCAAATAAAGAACTTCCTGCCAAACCACCTGCTACTTCCATAATCATACCCTCACTTAATTGTTTAAATGAGTTCATTTTAAATGATTCTTTGTTAACTGTCAAGTAATTAAATAGTGAATCTGCTAGTTGTTTACCGAAATCTGTATCAGATGGATAGTGAACACCACCTAACATCCTAGATTGACCAACATAGTCACCTAGTTTCATGATATCCATACGATGTCTTAGATCAACTTTAGATGCAAGGTACTTTGCCATAAGTCTGCCTTGTGTTGCATGTCCAGATGGATATGATGGTGAGTTTGCAGATTTTAGTGGGGAAATAGTGAATGCAAGTTTCCTTTCAAAGTTTAATTTACTTGCAAGAGCATATGGTCTTATTCTATTATATGACTGTTTGAGTTCAAGAATGATTGGTGATGCATCATCTATGATCTTTTTAGCATCATCAATGAGGTTTAGGTCTAGGTCATTCTGTTTAAAATACCTTTTAAATGGTGCCTTTATCTTCTTATCTACCTCGAACATAAACTCTCGTGCAACTTCCATGTCACGATCTGCAACCATAGATTGTAGTATACGAAGTTCTTTGATTACTTCTTCACTGTCGTTGGCTGGGAATGGTCTGGACTTCCATCCTTCAATATCAAAGTCTTTGAATACACCTTTATCTCCCTCAAGTTTTTTTTGCTTTTTAGGTGGTAATGGTTTATCATGTCCAAAGACATTTAAATCCTCTTGAAATTCTTGAAATGATTTTAATGTTTGCATAATACTATTTATACATATAAAAAAAGGGAACAATGCATTGTTCCCTTAGTGGCAATTTACTGTGTAGGTTAATGTGGAGATTATCTACTTACAGCGGAAGGACGCCAATCGACTCTATTTTTACCCATACGACTCCACTGGGTCTCATTTTTGTAATCTGTGTTTGTGAAGATAATCATCATACTCTGCTAGTTTATCTTCTAGTTTCTTTTGTCTTTCTTCGTTTATGTGGAGTTTTCTTAGGTGTATAAGTTCCTTCTTCAACTCGACTTTGCGTTGAAGGATATCTACGACTGTATGTCCTATTAAGACACCTTTGTCTATGGAACTATCATGTTTACTCATTATACCAACAATAAAATTGCACCCACTATTATAATTAATGACCATTTATTTCTTCTGGCCCGTTTTTGACTTTCACGCCACTTCAAATAAGGTAAGAAATCTTCCCCAACTTTAGGAAAGTTTTCAACCTCACCATAGTATTTATACTGACTAAACATAGAAATTACCCCACTACCTGTAAATTATTTCGTAATCTTTTCATTTCTGAAATAGTATCTCGTGCAGTTTTGTGGACTATTCCAATTCCACCAGCTGCAACCCAACAGTCCACATTCTTTTGCCTATCATCAATTAGAACATGTCCTTTCTTTGCAAAAACTGCTTTCTCACTACCACTATAAACACAAGTTGTAACGATTGTAGGGTCTACAAATTGTTTAACCCACTCGTTCTTATCCCAAACTACCAACTCTCTGTTTATATATCCAGCTGCAGTTAGTATTTCAAGAGGAAGTCCAGTGTGTTTTAGATAACCTATCAATTCCCACATATCGGGCATAGGTGGTAGATTTCTAAACAACCTTTTATCTGTTAGTTCTTGTTTTCTTTTATCATACTCAGAATGACCTTTATCATCATTCGTCATAGGCATCCCTATCATTTGAGAAACTCCACCGACAAAATCAGTTAAAACTCCATCCATGTCTATAAAAACTCTTTTCACTTTTGTTACCTGTACTTCATTCATTTTTTAAAATTGATTCCTTAAATTTATCTTTAAGAAATTTCCTGTTACTTCCAAAGTTTACATACTCTGAAACATTAGCATATGGGACTTGATTGTGAACCCACCTTTCTCTGCAATTTTCATCATACATGAGTTTGCAATATTCTGAGAAAGTCATGTTAAGTAGACCGCTCCAGTCCAGTTTATTGGATAATGATCATCAAAGATATTACCCCTTGCTTTGTTTAATGCTGGTGTTGACCATCCAGCAGATTTCAAAATGTCTCCAACTTTAAAGTTAGGATTTCCTAAATTTATGAAGTGTAAGACACTTGTTTGATTATCTATCGATATGACTTTAAGATACTTCTGACCTTTGGAATATGCAAATCCGTTTGCATATCTTTTCCTCATGTCTGTTCTTACTTTACATTTACTATCACTACCAGTTAAAGGCATGAATCTATTGTAATCATCGATCATCTTATCTTGCATTTTTCCTAATGCCACCTTCATGTCGTCATCGACATTTAGATCATTTAAATTTGGATATTGTGCCATTATGCAGCCCTCATTATTGAAAATGGAACATTGTATGACATTCCAGCATCACCAATTGAGCAAATTGCTCTTGTTCTGTTTATTTTGGTGATCACTCCGTTCATGTCACCATGTCTTCCATCAATTATAACTTTATCACCAACTGAAAACCCAGCTTTAGCAACTGCATTGTTAGATGCCCTAAGTGATTTTTGTTTCGATTTTATCACCGAAATTATGACATTTAAATCTGTCATGTTATCGATTCCGTTTATACCATTAATAATATTTTTCACTATTTTCTCCTTATTAAAAAATTATTTACCATACAAGTATTATACAATTTTATGTACCCCTCTGTCAAGTTTTATGAACCTTCGTCTTGCCTTAGAGAACTGGATAGATGGTTTTGGGAAGAATATTTCTTCCTTTGTCCCTGTTTTTATATACCCAACATTCTTACCTTTTTCATCAAAAATATAGGTATGATTTGGGACATTAAAATCACACTTATCCCAAACTGTAATTTCCTTTAAATATGTTAGTGTAGAGGCCATGTATTTCCTTCAATAGTTACTGATACTAGATCAAAATTTCCGATAATGTCTAATCCTGTCCTTGATTTTATGGACTTACAACATAAATCCCATGATGCATTGATATTTGTTTTATCAGAAATCAACTGACATTCCTTTGAATTGAGAATGATATCTCTTGGAATTCCGTTTTTTGATACAACCAATTTATTCATAATTTACGAACTCTCTTATTTGAGAGTTTTTTGTTCTTCTTTTTTTCTTTCCTTGATAGAGAGTTAATAACTTCCTTTTTTGCTCTTGGAACTCTCATGTCTTAAATAAGTTGAAATTCAGCCCTAACTTGAGAGACCACATCAAAGGCGTCGAAGTTAGGACTGGTATCAAACCAATTTTGTCTGCCTCAATTAGGGTTACTAATCTTTTGGTTCCAACTCTAAGGTGGATGGGCAACGAACCCACGACTTTTTTGGTTAATTTCTTGATACTTTTTTCCATCTATGTATACATTATACACTTTTATGTACCCTAGTGTCAAACTTATTTGATGAATTTTGGTGGAGCTGATAGGAATCGAACCTACGACCTACTGGATGCAAACCAGTCGCTCTCCCTACTGAGCTACAGCCCCTAACCTAAAATGGTTGATCGTCTCTCCAGAGATCATGAGATGCATTTGCAGCAACACAATATCTGTCGTATTGACCTTCCACCAATGGAACTTGGTGGTATATGTGGGATTGAAATAGGACTAATTGTCCTGTTTTTGGTGTTATGGATAATGCTGGATTTTGATCAAATCTCTTACTATCCAACCTTTCTGTCTTTTCCAGACCTTCTAAACTACTACATATTTGTAGAGGACTGGTATTATCATCTACTTTTGGATAATATGTCCAACTCCAGAGAGATGGAAAATGGCCATGTGCTGGAGTGCAATCTCCATCATTATATTTCATACCCCAACAATGGGTATAAATTGGAAGAATTTCTATGGAAAATCTTGACCTAGAAACCTCTTGGATACATGCACCACCCCATTCCATTAATATTTGGAATTCTTCTGGTTCAAAGGTTTTCCATCCTGTGAATAGAGATACATTTGCATTGATGGTATCACTGGTTCCTACTCCTTTTCCATCTTCTTCATGAATTATTTCAACTATTCTTTCATTTAATTTCATGATATCTGGTGGTGCTTGAAAGGTATGAATAATTTGTCTTTCTTTAATAGTAATATCATGCTCAACTGCATCGATTAGATTTACTTCAAGTTTCTTACCTTCTACTATTTTTGGATTTTGTCCCATTATATGTCCCAATCAGATGTTTCTGATTTAATCCTTTTACCTGTATCTGATGAATCCATGACATTAACATCATGTAAATCATCCTGTGCAGATTGTTCTACATCATACAATTTCATTCTTGAACGATCTACACCAATTACAAATCTTCTGTAGTATGATAGATCATTATAACGATTCTTCAATTGTTTTACCATCATCTGATCTAACTCTTCAAGTTCTTCTGTAGATATCAATGCAAACATCAAGTCTGCTGTTGCTGGTAATCCAAATGATTCTGATGTATCTTCCAGACCTACATCTGTAGATACGAATCCAGTTCTGTTTGTTTGTGTTGCAGATACTATTGGTAGATTAAACTCTACAGCAAGTCCTCTGAGTTCTTCTGCAATACTCTTAACTAAGATGTAAGAGTTAACACTACCACCCATTCTCATTCTAAATGAACCACAAATGTTTAAGTAATCAATATAGATGATGTCTGGTTTGAAATCTTTCTTGAGATTTAACTCTTGTAATAGATGTCTAAAGTGTCCTGTATTTGCAGATGCAGTTGGATATTCTTTAACAATCAACTTACCTGTAGTTTTCTCTCGGATACCTTTGATCTTTTTATTGTACATATCCTTTGGAAGATCAGCAAGTTGTTGAATAGGAACATTCAATAGATTTGCATCTACTCTTTCTGCAATCTTCTCTTCTGCCATTTCTAATGTAATATAAAGTACATTCTTACCCATCATTAGATTGTTAGCTGCACAATGACACATGAATAGAGATTTACCAACCCCTGTTCCAGCCATACAAATGTTCAGAGTCTTATTGGGTAATCCACCCTTAGTGATCTTGTTTAATAGATCAAGATCAAATGGTAGTTTATCTTCTTCTGTATTATAGAAATCAAATCTATTCTCAGAATCATCTAAGAAGTCGTGACCAATATGTGCATCAAAAGATACTGCAAGTGCTTCTTTAAGGATGTCTGGAATCTCACCTTTCTCCCTCTTAGAGTCCTTATCCAGTATTGTAATTGAATCCATAACTGCATTATAAACTGCACGATCTTTACACCACTTCTCAGTCTCGTCTATTAAGAATTCTTGTGGTGTATCTTCTTTAGATAACTTACATTGATTAACTACTCCATTTGCACTATTCAATTCATCTTGATTAAGACCACTAGTCTCATTCATTTGAATAGTTAATGCTTCATGGGTAGGACATTCGTTATACTTATCGAAGTATGACCTAATCTGATCAAATACTAATCTCTCCTCTCGTTCAGAAAAGAAATCTGTTTTAATATATGGAATTACTTTACGAGAAAATTCATCCTCAGTAAATAGATTCTTTAATATTAATAGTTCTAATCTAGTCTGCAATTACTTCACCAGTTTCTTCGTCAATGATCTCTTGTTGAAAAGTTCCATACTTGAATTCTTTCTGAGCACATTCATCCAATTGATCTAAGATTTCTGGTGTGAAATAAGTCTCTGGATTGTTGTTGATAGTTTTTCCAAATTGTGTTTTACCATCTGGAAGTTCAATTCTTGTCGATACCTGTTTAAAGATATTATACTTGATTGCAAGATCAAGAAGACCATAATACTTTGATAAACCTTTATCATAAGTTAATAATACATCAACCATCTTGTTCTCTACTGTGAGTCTTGATTTTTGATTCTTACAATGAATCACATTACCAATGACTGTGGTTCCATCCTTCTCTTTCCTTTTGGAAAGATAGACAATAGATGAAGCTGCGTATTTGAGACCACTTCCACCACCCATTTCCTTTTGTGGAAACATGGAACCAATCACATCATATGTGTGATTTGTCACAATCATTGGAATACCTACTCTTCCAAGTTTCAAAGTTAACACTCTAAATGTTCCTTTGATAACTTGTGCTTTGGTCATATCCCTAACATCTTTTCCAGATGCTATGTCTTGGGTTTCTTTGTTGGTTGATAACATACCAAGTGAATCTAAAACAAATAGAAGTTTTTCATCTTCTCCTTTTTGTTTATCATATTCATCTATGATGTTAACTGCTTGAGTTCTGAACTCTTCTATTGTAGTCACTGGAACCAATAGAACACGAGAGGAATCTATACCTCTTTCTTCTATGATTTCTCTGGTTAATGCAGATTCCGATTCAAAGTAAACGATATTACCTTTTGGGTTATCTTGAAGGAACTTTTGACAAATTCCTAGTGCAAAGAAGGTCTTACCTGTTGCAGATTCACCAGCAAGTGCAGTAATCTTATTAGAGGGAATCCCCTTGTAGATACTACCACTTACTAGTGCATTTAAAATATAGGAACCAGTATCCAAATAACCATCGACATCACCTGCCACGATTCCATCAGATACTTTTCCTGCTAAGTCATTTCCACTTGCTTTTGCAAGGTCTTTTAATAAATCCATAATATAGTCTCAAATTTTTCAGTAATATATCTATTATACTACGAAACTCCCATCTGTCAAGTCTTTATTCTTCGACTGGACTTCCGTTTGCGTCAACTGGGGCATGCATAGTGTCTATTGGTTCTAACTCTGCTTGCAACTCTTCTGATACAGAAGGTTCTTGCACAACACCAGCATCTTCATAAGACATTTCAACCAAACCTTCATCAATCAATCTTTTACGATTAATCATATGTTGTGCTTGAGTATCATCTTTAGACCCACCGAAATATGGAACTGCATGTCCATCTTCTATTAGTGCTTCTGTCACACCTTTCATTACACCATTATGTTCAACAGTAAAGTCACCGAGAATTCTTCCGAATTTTCCTTTCATGTCTTCACCATCTCTGTTAATTTGTGTTTTTAAGATTGCAGTTTCACCCAACATATCTACTAATGCTTGTTTTGCAGCTTTACCAAATACTTTTTCTACCTTATCAGAAGTTCGACTCTCTGGCGTATCTATTCCCATTATTCTAACTCGTTCATCATTTAGTTGAACTCCAAAGCCTAAATCGATATCAACATCAACAGTATCGCCATCAACAACTCTTTCTACTTTTACTCTATACTCATACATAATTCTCTCCTTTTGTTAAGTATTAAAGGAGAGACATTATTGTCAACCAAAAAAATCCTCTAAGGAAGATTGTGGTTCTGTTGACCATCCGATCTTCTCAAGTATAAGTTTTAGTGGTTCGATGAAAGATTTATCAAATTGTTTATCATAATCAAGGTAGTTATCCAAATCAAACTCCTCTGGTAAAGTATTTATAAAACCTATGACATTCTCTTGAATTGGATTTGGTATTTTTAGATGTACAAATCTAATTTTCTCACCAGATTGAATACTTGGATGAACATTTAAAAGGTTATTCTCTTTAAGATAATGATTAAATAATAAAGATGCTCTAACATGCATTGGTGTAGATTTGTTATAGATTGTTTTGGGATTAGAATATTCAACAAGTCCATTTACTGAACGAGGGAAAGCAATATCACCAACTGGTAATTTTCTAAACTGTTCTCTTGCCTCATTTACAAAAGTATGAATTGCATTTTCATCACCCAACATTACAACTTTAAGTGCATCTTCGAGTTTATCACGAACCCACTGAGGTGTTGAAGTCTTTGCAGTTTCAATACCCATCATCTTGAGTTTAGGTTCTTTTAATCTGACACCTTCATTGTCGAGAACATTAAGAATATATCTTTTCTTTGCAGTCCAAATTCCCTTGTCTGCAATAATTTCTCTACCCATCTGCATCTTGTTCTTGTATGCGTTGGTATATTCTGCAAGTTCTTGATATGCATCTTTAATAACAACCTGTTCAAAATGTTTAATGGATATATCATCCAGAAATTGAAGTGGGTCTGGTGGATTAACCTTTTTAATTACTTCATCAAACCTTACATAGATAGAATCTGTATCGATTGCAATAACATAATCTACATCATCTGTTTTGAGTAATCCATTTAACCACTGGTTAACTGCTTTCTCTACCCACTTAATTGCAAGTTGACCACTTGTTGTTACTGCCTCTGCAAGTTTTAGATCAAAATATCTAAACCACTGATTACCCATAGCACCATATGCAGAGTTCAATGCAATCTTTCTTACCATCTGGTTGTTGTGTGCAATTGCAATCTCACGATTTAACTCATTTTTTCTACTCTGGTCTTGAGTATCTTGAAATTCTTTTTGATATTCAAGCATCTTATTCTTCCAAATTACCCTTTCATCATATAAAGACTCAAGTATCTCTGGAAGGAACCCTTGTTTATTCTTATTAAATCTTGCACCATTTGGACATATAGTTGCACTACCAGTCACTTCAACTTGTTTGTTTAAGAATGCATCAACACCATAACCACCAACTTGACTTCTCTTATGCATAGTCTCTGGACTAATATTGTACTGCATAATCAAATGAGGATATAGTGAATTCAAATCAAAAGACATAACCCATTCATGTAAACCAACTTGTGGGTCTTTGACATACGCACCAATAAACTTAGAACTCTTATTCCCATGAGGTTTAGGTGGAACCATAATATTCTGTTGTCTTAAACGATTGTATATAAGAATATCCCAATACTTAACCATACCAAATGTATCTGAATAATTACACTTTGCAGTATATGCCATCTGACACATTAGTCCCATAAGACCCAACTTATTATCAAGTTGTTCTACTAGATCAACATCACGAACATTATATTCTAAGAACTTTTGATAGTTCTCTTTATAGAATAGATGCATTGCACCAAACTCTGAATAATCTATCTTACCAGTTCCCAATTCTATCTGGGAAATGTTTTCCAGTTTATAAGAATCTCTATTTTTGAAAGTAAAGTTTCTGTATAGTTTAAGGTAGTCTATCGTCTCAACTCCTACAAGGTTGTAGGATTGTTGTTTGTTTCCAAAAGTTTCCCATTCCCTACTTGAAGTTATTGCCCAAGGGCTGAGTTGATTTGCAGTCCTTTCATCAATTACCTTAGTGATACGATTCATTAAATATGTAATATCAAAAGTATCAACATTCCAACCAGTAATAATATCTGGCATAACTTTACGATATTCTTCTATGAAAGTTTTAAGAAGATGCACTTCATTCTGACAATGAAAGTATTGGATATTTTCATCCCCATGTTCCCATTCTTGAGTACCAAAAACATACTTGGTAGGTTGACCAAACATCTTAAAGGTTATTGCATTAATTGGTTCTGGTGCAAGAGTTGGTTCTGGGAATCCATATTCACATTCACACTCAATATCAAGATTCATTATCTTGATGTTTCTCATACTCCATTCAATATCATTTTTAAATGTATCAGACACCCATGTATATTCATATCTGTCAAACCCATGTATATCAAAACCCTCAACATCAGCATATTTGTGGATGAAGGGTCTTGTATAAGAAATGCTATTGAACTTTTTAGGTTCTAGGTTTTGCCCAGAGATACTTCTGAATGAACTATCTTTGTTGGTTGGAAGATATAGAGTAGGTTTATACTCAATCTTTCTAGGAGTGTTCTTCCCATCCTTGAACTCTCGAACAAGGATTAGGTTCTTATATCGTGAAACATTAGTATAAAAGTGCATAGTACCTATTATACTACAGAACTGCTATCTGTCAAGGGGTTTATGGTATCTTAGGTGGAGTAAAATGATTTTTTATAACTGCAAGTTTATCTTCTGCACTTGCAATTCTATCTAGTTCAACATCAACTGTTGCTATGAAATCTGGATGTTCTGCAACACCTTGTGCATTTGACAATATAATATCAATATTTACTTTAGAAGATAGTATTTCACTTTCATACCTTAATTTAGTTGCTTTAAGGATTTCGTCTCTATATTCTCTACTCATGATGACACTATCTTAGTTTGTTCTGGTGATGGTTTAACTATTGTAGAAAATATCTGTGCATATTGATTTGCAAGTCTATCTTCTGGAGTTGAATACCACACTACATTTTTGAATACCACCTCAATGGTATTATCCTTTGCAAGATTGGAATAAGGCATCAATTGAATTGAAACACTCTTTCCATCTTCTGTTGGTTGTGCAACTACAAATAAAGGGTTCTTTACTGTGACAATTGCATCAGAAGAGAAGTTATTCATCTCTATCTCACCAACTACATTTTCTCCAGTCACAAACTGGAATAATTTTACTTCACTTTTCATTATATATTCTCTAACATTACCATTAATCGTTCTGCACGATTGGTTACTTGATTATACCAACGAGAATCACGACCTTCGACTGCAGCCTTTTTCCAATCATTCGATCTTATTGCAGCTCCAAAGTTTTTAAACTTCGATAGTCTTGTGACTCCCATATTAAAGGTCATATTGACCAATACTCTTTGTACATCATCTGGATATGAATCCAGTTCTGTAAATAAATTTTTACACTCTTGTATGTGTTCTGCACAATCATGTTCAAACACTTCATCGCATCTTTCTTTTGATACTGGTGTTCCAACCTCTTGTCCCTGTTCTGGGTCTCCATCCTTAACTAAATGACCTATGCCAAATGTAGGATACCCCAAATGATCTTTATAAATTTCATAAACGACACCTTCGTCTCTTATGATTTCTTCTTTAAGTTTCTGTAGATTCATCTCTTAATAGTTCCACGGCGTTATCGCCTTCCTGTTCTAATAGTTGGACTAGAATATCTCCCATCAGTTGATTAAATTCTTTATCCTCTGATATGGATTCTCTAAGTTCTTCTGGACATGCTCTGACAGCACGACTAAAATTTATACTGGGTTGTTCTGATTCCTCTTTAGGTATGAATTCAACCTTACCATAGGTGAAAACAACCCCTGTATAATTCCCTTCACAAATTTCAATTCCCTGTTCGCCTTGTTGATTAACAACAATTTTGTAATCTGGGAGATTCATTTATTGTGCCTTGTAAACTTCGTTCACTAGGGTAGCTTTTAATTTTCTACGATCAATTTCAATACCTAGTTCCCTACCTTTCTTCTCTAATTGAAGTTTAGTAAGTTTACCTAGATTTGCCTTTGATGTTCTTGTGACTTTTGTTTCAACTGGTGCAGTCTTTTTAGCAACTTTCTTGGCCACTTTTGATTGTGGTTTAGGAGTAGGAGCCTGAACTGGTTCGTTAAAAAAGTCAACTATGCTTTTCCAAAATGACATAATATAGTCCTCTTATCATTATTAAATTATATACCTAGTGATCCACTTGATGTGGTTCCACTTGGTATACCCTCTTCAACTTTCTTTGCATCCTCTAAGTCATCAGATTCATCATGTTCAGTTGATTGAGTTTCTTCGAGATTAAATGCTGGTAATTGTTGCACCATCTCATTATATTCTTGAACCCATTCATCAGTGAGTCCATTGTCTAATAAATAAGTTTCTACTAATCCAAAGGTTACATCATTAATTTGAGCATCCCCTATTAGATCGTGTATATTTGTTTTGTGATCGATTGTTGAGTCACCATGTAAACTCCCCTTTTCAAATGTAGGTTCGTGTTGTGGAGTTGGTTGACCTATCAGTTCCATGTGATCCTCTGTTCCAATTCCTCTGGGTAGAGTATCATATGGGGTCATAACTTTGTCTTGTTTTATTTGTTCTAAAATTACCTCTGGAATAGATTGCCCGTATGGATCGTCTTGACAATTATCTGTCAGGCCAGGTTCTGCATTAAAGTGTTGAATAATTCCATCATCGATCATCATAGAATATCTCCATGATCTCATTCCAAATCCTAAATTATCCTTTGCAACTAACATACCCATTGCTCTTGCAAATGCACCACTACCATCTGATAGAGGTTTAACTTTGGTTATCCCCAGTGATTCTAACCATGATTTCATGACGAAACCATCATTGACTGAGGTGACATAAACTTCATCGATTCCTTCATCGATAAATTTATCATACATGTCTTCGTATGCTGGTACTTGTTGTGTTGAACAAGTTGGTGTAAATGCGCCAGGCAATCCAAATACGATTACTTTCTTACCTAGAAAGGCTGAATGTGAATGTATCATTTCAAAATTATCATCTGTTCTGTTGTGAAATTCCATAGAAGGAATTGATTGATGTTTTGGTTGTACATCCGTTGGGGTTGAATATGTTGTTTCTTCTGTTATTGTTGACATAGCTCCACTCTGCGATATTTAATTAATTTCATAGTTATATTTATAATACCACAGAATGGAGATTTGTCAAGGGAAAAATCCTCTTATTCTGATAAAAATTCAGCAGTATCTACTATCTCTAGTTTTCTTGCTTTCTTTTCCTCTGGTATTATCCTCTCACATGGAATACTTAGCATTCCATTCTTTAATGATGGAGAATTAACCACAAGGTCTTCTGCAAGTTTGAAGATTCTTCTGAATTTTCTATTTGCAATACCTTTATGGATATTTTCATCTGATTCCTCTTCATCGAGAATCTCACCTGTCACTCTAAGTTCGTTTTCTTGAACTTCGATATCCAGATCATCTTCTCCGAATCCTGCCACTGCAATTTCGATTAAGAATAGTTCATCACTTTTCTTTACGATATTGTAAGGTGGATATGAGGGTTGTTGATTGTTTGATACAAACTTTAAATCTTCAAAGATGTTATCAAACCCTATTGTGTATGGAGAAGACCTTCTCCACATTTGATCGAATAGATCATTAGTCGTTAATTTGACCATAATTGCCTCCTGTTAAGCAAGGTTGTTATATGACTCCCCAAAAATGGGCAAGTCTTCTAAAATAGGTATTTCTTAATACCTACTATTATATATAAGGACTAATCCTTATTTTTCAAGTTTTTTGCAATATTTTTCCACAATTCTTTAAATTCTGGATTTTTTGCTCTCTTCTCTGCTCTTTTTAGACTACCTAATCTAAATTCAAGTAGAGGGTCTTTTACTTTTATCATTTATACTTACCAGTATACTACAGATTCTTGATCTGTCAAGTTTTAATTAACTTCCGTACTTCTTTTCTATTCCCAAAAGGCATTTCAAACAATGGTGCAAATATTTTAACTGGTTCATCCTTACCCTTTACCTTAATAGTGTCAAGTTCTTTACAAGGTACATCAGATTGCATGTAAGTGTATTCAGATAGTAGGATAGGTGTATCATATGTCCTAGTTTGTACTTCTAATCTAGCACCCAGATTCACAGCATCGCCGACCACTGAATAATCAAATCTGGATTCACTTCCCATATTTCCTACGATACATGGGCCAGTATTAATACCTGTACCAATAACCACTGGTGGTAATTCTAATCCAGACTCTTTAATCTCTTTATTCATTTGTTCCGTAAGTAATTCTATTTCCATTGCAGTTTTAACTGCTAAAGTTGCATGATCTTCACATGGTAGAGGAGCATTCCAGAAAGCCATGATACAATCGCCCATATACTTGTCGATGGTTCCACCATTTTTGAGAATAACCTTTGTCATTCTATCTAAGAACATATTGATAAGTTCTACTAAACCTTCTGGATCATCCCTCTTCATATAAGACTCGCTTATAGGAGTGAACCCTACAATGTCTGCGAATAAGAATGTCATCTCTTTTCTATCCCCACCTAGTTTCATTAATGATGGGTCTTTGACCAGCATGTCTACCATGTCTGGTGATAGGTAAGTACCAAACTGACCTTTAATTTGTTGTCTTAATTTGAACTGTACATAGAAGTTATTAAAACTCGATTGACTAAATATGAGTATTAGTGTTATAATTGGGAATGTTAAATCAATAAGGAAACTTGATGAAGTCCAGAAGAACAAGGGCAAGAAACCTACACCAGCAACGACAAGGCCGGAGACGAGTGCAGATGTTAAAACGGAGAATCGATAAATCGAAAATACCAAGACCAGAGACCCAATTAGAGTTAAAACTATTTCCAGAAGGGAACCCCAATAAGGACGAGAAATGGAGACCCCATCCAATATTGTCTGAATCGCAGATGCCTGAATATCATGAGGATACACCCCACCCATCGGACTCGAAACAATGGGAACTATGCCCTCTGCTGTCAAACCAACAATCACTGTTCGTCCCTCAAGATTGGGAAGTGGTTGCCCGTACTCATGTCGAGGAAAAGACTTAGACCAGTCTACATATAAACTACCAGTTTCATCTGTCACCACTGGTTCATAAGGTGGTATTCTAAAATTCTCTATCCCAGAAGGTTCTACCTTCATGGTGTATCCTTTATTCTGTTGAGTTGCACGAATAACTTCCATAGGGAAACTTGGATATAATTGATTATTAACTTGAGTGACTAAAGGTATTCGTCTTACGATTCCATCCACCTCTGGTGCAGAATTTAACATACCAACACCCCATGCAGCTTCTTCTAGTTTTGGAATGTTAGTGACTACACCTTGATATTCATATGCAAAATTATATGGGTCTCCATCCCCTAAGACGGCAGTTCCTACAAATGGTGCAATATCACTCCTACCTTTAGGTGATGAAGTCTGGGATAAAATGATACCATTACCATTAACCCACGAGACGAAAACCTCATCACCCCCAAACCTATCAATTTCTGGATACATTACTGTAAATCCAATCATTCCAGCATTTGCATTTCTTAAATCTGAAATCATTTGAGCCCATTCTGTTCTGGGAAATGGATATTGACCTTTGAGTTCTAAACTACTTTCTGCAACATCAAGTAGTACAATGTCACTTGAAGTGGTAGTTTCTTTAGATGTAAGGTAGTAATCGAAATTTATATTTCGCAACTTTTGTATTGGCTCTGGGTCTGCAATTCTAAGAGTTGTTAATCCACCTAGAACTAAAATGACCATCCAGAAGGATGTTAGGAATTTACCCATTTAGTTCTGCGTTACTGTGACTGAACACCCACCAGAGGTCTGACAATTTTGTGATAGTGAATATGTCTGGTTGGTTGATGAATTTTGATTTAGGTTTAAAGTGGTAGGTTGTGATCCAGTTAATGTTATTGTTGCAGTATGATCACCATCTCCTCGTTGGTGGACTGTTCCCTCACTATTGTCTTGGTAGGTAACATATGTTAGTGTCTTATCTCCATTACCCATTTGTCTATAGAAGAAAGAAGAATTATCTGCACCATAGAAGTATGCTTTTGCATCATGTTCTGCACTGCCTGATCCTGTTTGTTGACCACCTTTTATAGTCACATTGTCTGAATGGATATCTATATTTGATGTATGACCACCATATTCTGATGATGAGTTATCACCACATGAAACATCAGCCATACTATTGAAAGTACAACCTTGTCCTATTTTAAGTGTATTGTTATCGCCTGGAATGTGGAATCCAATTCTATTTGTTTCTGAACCTAAAGTATTTAATTGTTCAAAGTATAGGTCATTACCAGACCCATCTAAATCTCCACCCCAATTCTTACCAGAACCCCAGTAAGAGACATAAGAAATGATATTGTTTTGACCTGTCTGTTTTATTTCAATCTCATTAGAGGCATGATCTATAGTAAAATCGACTGTATTGTCATGTCCGATCTGATCTATTAAAAGAACTAAATTATCACCATCTGATGATAATTGTTCAATCTTTATTTCGTTATCACCCGCTCTGACGGATTGTGATGAGAACAGACTGACCATCCCCAACAATAATAGTATTTTTCTTCCCTTCATTTTCACTGTCCAATGTTAATTGTGTCGTTATTGGTATTCTGATACTTATCACACCATTGACCTCTCTATAGAACCAGATTTCTCCAGCACCTTGATCAATGATGGTATTGTACTGGGTCTCTTTATCAAACCCTACAGTTGTACCAACAATGTCCCCTTGATCTCCACCACCACCACCTCGCGATCGACTTAAAACATCGATTGCCTCTAGTGTGACCAACACATCTTGTAAGAAATCGACATCGAGGAGATCAATATCGAGTTCTGTAAATTCTAAATCGTCTTCACCTTCCCAATCTTCTTCTAGTGCATCAAAATCTAAATCAGTAAAGTCTAATAAACTAACTTGAGAAGAATCTCCACTATCAGATTGTTCTTCTTGTGCATCAACAATCTTTTGAGGTGGACTTACGATAAACATATTGTTTATCATGGATACATTTATGTTATCCATTACTATGGGTTGAATTGGTGGTGTAGCAATACTTGCAACCATAGTTGCTTGATATGCCTCAGTTAAACTTACAGTTCCACCTTCATTTGTTACTGTAATTTCACCACTTGGTTTACATTCACCCAAAATTGGAAACTCACACTTGCCGTCTGGTAGCAACAACACTAAGCTTCTTCCCAATTCATCCACTGTGGTTGTGAAATCTGTTCCACGCACACCAATGGTTGCAGTTGGAGTTTGAATTACAATATTCTCTCTAGGAACTAATCCCAATTTACCAGTAGAGAACCTTGCAGTTCCAGATACAAATCTCATTGTCATCTTTGACTTTGATGGATTTGGATCAAAATAATATTCGTCTATCGTAACTTCTGTATGCTCAGTTAAAGATAGGTTTGTATCATCAACAAACTTTATCTTCATCCTACCATTTGCAGTCTCGATATGGTCTAACGACTCGATATCTACATCCACAGCAGTAGTTAGGGATTCCCCAGATTGTCTGGTTAATCCCCCACTACCTTTATGTTCAGTGATGTCTCCTATTATGGAGTCTGCATATACGAAAGAACCAAAAGATAGTAGAAGGAGATTAATCCCCAGTATCTTTTTGATTAATTGTAATTGTAGCATTATCACTTGTCGAGTCTATATCAATAGTAGACTTACACGAAGATATTCCAGAACATGTTCCACTTGACATTATAATGTCAATGTTTCCACTGTCTCCAGTGTGATCTAGTTTAAATTCATGGTAAGCACCATCAGATATGTGAGTTAAAACATCATTTGAATCACCTGTAATATCAACATTCCAGTCAATATCATCTGACTCCCAATCGATTGTAAATACATTGGAACTTCCAATAATATCTAAATCCATATCTAACCTTTCAGCTGATGCAGCTGCACCCCAATCGATATCGAATGTGTTTGATGAACCAGTTATAGCAGCAAGTAAATTACTTGAATCTGCACTTCCAGAAGCACCAACAGTCCAATCCCAGATATTACTAGAACCAGTCATTGTGACTGATAATGTAGAACTATCTAAGATGGTTGGCCCGAAGATTTGGTTGCTGTTTCCGATCATATCAATATTAACATTTAAACTTGTACCTGTTAATATCCAATCACTTCCAACAACTCCAGATGATATTGTACCACCCAACTTGTTGCCATATCCGATTTGGTCAATTGTAAGTGTTAGGGTATCACCAACTTGCTGTAAAGCAATTTCATTATCTGTTGTGACTGCACCAAACACTGCCATAGGACTCAATAATAACATCATAACTATTTTTTTGAAGTTATTCATTTCTTATCCTCTATCCTCGTATTTCTTCGAGGGTTTTTTCATCCACATTTGGGATACCTAATGGTAACTCATCTGGTGGATCAACTTCTATTATATCTTCTTCGGTAATTACTTCAATTTCTACATCTTCCATAATTTCGTTAATACCTTCTTTAATCTTACTTTCTGGTATTGCCCAACTGATTTTCCAAAAATCTCTCTCCTCACCTTGAAGAATTAATTCGTAAACAGCTTGTTCAATCGCAGATCGAACACTTCTGGTTACACTTTCATTCTCAGTCATTCCATCCTCAACCTCAATTAGTTGAGTATCCATATCGATAAATTTAAAGACATCATAACCGCTTGCGACTGCCAAAATCGATTTAGTTGTCTGTACATTAAGTAATATTTCTCCAGTCAATGTACTAACTGCTCGAAGGGATATTGTGACAACATCCTTTCTATATGCGTTCTGAGCACCAACACCTAATGTTCTTGCACCCCTACCGCCTGTCTCTAGGTTCGTATCGAAGCCTACGATACCACCCTCTAAAATCATCCCAGCAAACAACAAAGGAGCTAACCCTGTAGGTTCTTCCAATGACTGTCTGGTTGATTTTACAATTTGTCTTTCTCTAGTTAAGTGATCTATACCAACTCTCTCAACTACTCTAAACCATGTCCCATCTCCAGCAGTTTTCAATGCATCTATTAACATTGTTTCTGCACCTTGTGTTACTGCTGTAGAAAAGAGAGCAGCACCATCTTTCTGTTTCCTTTGACCAGTCTTATCCAAGAATGAATAGACTGCAACTACTGGTTGTTTTTCCGCTGGTGGTAATTGTTTTAATTTCTCGTGTGTGGGTAATTCCAAACTTACTGGTTCTTCCACGCAGATTCCGAATTCTTTCATGACTATTTTGGTGCATGAATCTCTTGTGCTGGGAATACTAGCACACCCTGTTGTAAGGATGACTAATAGTGCTAATGACGATAAAAGTTTAACATTCACCTAACCAGTTCCCCAGTTTCCACTTCCTATTGGAATAGTTATAGAGGTGACTGTTCCGTCCTCAGCTGTAATTGTCATTACAATTACATCTTCACCTACAGTACATGCAGCTGGATTATCACAAGGTTGTACTTGGTATGTTATTGTACTACCTTCTAACATGAAACTACCAAATGATGCACCATCTCCAGAGAATAGTGACTCAACTAATTGTTTAGAAAGTTGGGAATAAATTCTGCTCTCCAGATTTCTAATAAATTTAGCAAGTGTACTGTTATCTTCTTCTCTCTTTGCAGCCAATAGTGCAGCTTCTATATCTGACTTGATTGCCTCTCTTCGACCCTGTTCTTGTGAATCGATTGTAAGATAATGTGCAGAAGTTCCTACTCCACTAAAACTTGGAGATTTGAACTTATGTACTATCTCGTCTGAATACACATTAGATGCATGTAAAAATAAAACAACTAATATGAATATACTACTTAGGATTTTTTCCTTTCTTTTCATTCTTTCTTACCTCTGCTAGTGCCTCTTTTTCTTCTGCATCTTCCAACATGTTCTGTCTTTCTCGATACTCCAAGACCACTTGCACTTTCTGTTGGAGTCTTATCATGTCATTATCTAACATTCTATTTGCATCAATACACTTTATAAGTGCAAGGTGCATAGTGTCTAACTCTGGTTCTAATTTGTCTACAACAAACTTCCATACAAAGTATATAAAATACCCCATCCCACCAGCCATGACCACTGGGAAACCAAATTCTGATATAGCAGCTGCTAATTCTTCCATTAGTCTCTCCTCACATCAAGTTTGACATTCTGAGGTTCACCTTTCTCATTAGTCCTGTAATTCTCTGCACGAGCAATCCTATCAATTGGTGGAGTAAGTTCTAATGCAGACGAAACCAACAAGTCAATCTTAACTAACTCATTACAACCCACTCGGGCACGATCTTCAAGCATTTTTGCAAACCCAGTAAGGGTTTTTATTGTATCCACCAGTCCATCTAGTATCTGTTTTAATACTAAAAATATAAAGAACCCCATGACTACTGCACCGCCAATTGGGACTCCCACATCACTCAGAAATTGTACAAAGTCCATGATATCTCCTAATTACTCTAGTATTTATATTTTTTGACCTTTCATTTATGTTTTTCTATCAAAAAAAAAACCCACATTCCTGTGGGTTTGAAAAATCGATGAAGGAAGTATCCTATACGGAATTCTCCTTTTTGTTTTTGTGGATGGGTTCTTCTCTCCATCAAAGCATAGGATTATCCTTTTTTAAGCATTTTCCATGCACCATATAAAACACCAGCATATGCTAAATATTTCAATATAGGGCCTAGAAACAGGATACCTAGACTAAGTGCCAAAATGACACCGCCATCTAAAGTCGAAACCTCAGACAGTCTTTCTTTTAGAAAGTCCATACAGTTTTCTCCGTTTATCGAGTTCCTTGATCGCCTTCCCTCTTCGCTTACGCTCAATGGGTTTACAATCCTCTTTACTCTTGTTAACAAGTTCCAACAGCTCCGAAGTCTTAACTCCCGCTATTGGGAATCTCACTTTTCTCGAAGTAGTACCTCTTACGCCCCGAAGGACTTCGATACTATCTGGTTTCCATTTTACAGACATAATTTCACTCAGTAGTCTTATTTATAACATTTAGGATTTTAAGAACCCTTAAATACCATATTCTCCTACTCTATACTTACCTTTTGGTAAATCATTCTCGTGAGTCACCCCACAAAAGTCTTGATAGATTTTGTTTTCTTGTATGTTGAGGTCTTTACGAATCTTATCAACATCAACCTTTAATAGTTTTTTATAGTCTTGAACTAATAAATCCTCTGATAGTTTTGCAAGTCTATATGCTTCTTTTCTAATTTTGAATGGAGTTAATGATAAATGTATTACTGCTTCTCTACATGCTTCTAACCATGTCACTAGATGTAATCCATACAATCCAGAGTCAACAGCATTCTTACATTGAATACACATCTCTCCAAGTTGGTCTCTACCAACTCCAAGTAGTACATGATATAAATCATGGATTCCAAAGAAACGATCTCCCATTCTTTTCCTAACTGCCTTCATCATTCCCAGTCTTTGTACATCTCTTTTCATATGAGGATGTACTGTAGGTGATGTAAGATAGTAGTTTACAACAGCAGGGTTCAATCCAATATTCAATGGGTCATCCTTTTTATTATCAAAGGACTTGGTATTCTTTTCATTTGCAGTTTGACCTAAGAAAGATTTTCTTTGGTCTGCTTCTAACATCTCTGCGGATCTCCTATGCATTGATACTTGTGGTATCCATTTATTAATACCCAACTTCTTATTCATGTAATCGTTGTAGTATTGAAAAAATTCTTGATATCGTTTACCAAGTGTATTCTTCTTATACTTTTTTAATGCATCGAAATCTTCTAACAGTTCTGTATCTGCATACCAATGACCATCAGTAATATTTTTTGCCTGAGGTGGTTGTGCAGTTGCCCATTTGAATGCAATTCCACGGCCTTGTTGTTCTCCAATACCAAAGAACATTGTGACTGCATCACCAAATTCGTGTTGAGATTCGTTCTTTGAAGTATCTAGTCTTTTGAATAAGACTGTTAGAAATAGTTTAAGTTGGTGCCAGTTAGAAGTCCATCTTCCAACGACATAATGATTAGGTTTTTCCTTTTTTGACATTTTTAAGTTCCTGTTCAAGTTTTTCAATTCGATTAACAAGAGGTTGATAACCATCGAAACCATCTAATCCACATTTAGGATGTGCCATAGATTCTAGTTTATCGACCCTATCTGCAAGTAATGGATAATCTTGTCTCCACTTTGCGTCTTTCTTGGTAATCTCTATATCATATTTAGTTGACAAATATTCCATGAATTTGTTCACCTTAAGCTGAAACCAAACTCCAACCTTAGTTGACTGGAACCATTTGTAAAATGTTGAACCTATAACTGTCGAGAGAATACTCTTGAGTGCGAGGATGAGTAACATATACATGTTACTACCTCTGTACTTGTTTTATTTCCATATCGTTGGTTAAATGATCAATGTAATCTTGTATATTATGATCGGCAACGATATCTAATCTTCCTTTGATGATGGTAGTTAGTAAACTCCAACCCTTGTCTTTGATTCTCTTCATAGACCATCGACCTAGATTTGTTACTTCACCTGTACTCATTATATACTTACAATTACCATTATGTTTCCATCTGAGAACAGATGGTACACAAGGTACAACATCGTTATTGTTCACGAATCTTTGATGGTTTAAATGTTTATCACACCATTTCGAGAACACAGGGCCACCAACTCTTGGTGAACCATATGTGTAAAGAGTATCAACATCCCAACCATTGATTGGTGAATGTACTAACTCCATACCATTATTAAATTTTTCTTTTGCATTATATTCTAGTCTGGATGCAATAAGGGTTGCCATTGCACCACCTAGTGAATGACCACATACCCACATTTTCTTTGCAACCTTACCTTTCATTCCGTATTTGTTTACTCTTCCAAATACTTTGTCCCAGACCTTATCTACTTCTTCTCTGAAACCTTGATGTATTTGTCCTACACCTGTAAATGCATCGTCTTTAAATACTTCTAAATCTGCATAAATGTCATTCATTTCTGTGGGTTCTGTACCCCTTGCACCTATAATTAAGTCCTCATTAGAGTGCCATACATGCACCTGAGCACCTTCTATGTCGATTAAGGTATGTGCAGTCATACCCTTTGACTTACCAAAGGTCTTTGCTTTTGCACTATTCCAATATGCAGCTTGAGCAAACTCTGCAAATAAAACTCTTCTTTCTACTTCTTTTAGTTTGAATATCTTACTCATAGTTCTATTCTTAATTTCCATAGTAGGAGAATTCGTCACCCCTTTATATGTGTCGTTGAATTTCAGTAATGCCATAAGGCATCCCCCCTTACTTGTTAACTACACCAATGTTGTACTTTGGTACTAGTTCCCACTCTTCTTTATCTTTGTATGGAAGAACCTTGATCTGACTCATTGGAGCCATTGGACTTTCGATGTTATTACTAATGACTTTTAACAGTCCCCACTCCTGTAATAACTTTGATATTGCATTCCTTCGTCCTAAATCGGACTCAGTTATAGAAGAATCTTTACCATCTAAGGCAAATAATTCTTTAAAATGTACGAGATAGTATTTCCCGCGTTTGTGTAATATATGACACGATTGATAGAGTATCTTCTCTTTCCGAGATGCAACACCAATTCTTGTTAATGTCTCTTTGACTTTTAGAAAGTCATCGGATTCCTTCAACTCTACCTCTACCATGTCGGAGAGGTCGTAACTCATTTTTTATTGTCTCCCACCTTTTTTCATTCTCTCATTAAGTTCTACAATCTGTTCAGAAGAAAGAATATTTAAGTATTCTTCTGCCTTAGATTTAGAACATCCATAATATGATTGGATAACCTTCATATCTTCCAAAACATTTGGTTTGATCCATTTGGCAAACCTTTTTCGTTTTCTTAGAGTATTTAGGAAATAATGGAATTGTAGACGAGAATCTAGGTGGTGTCTACGATTTATTTCGTTTGCATACATGATGCAATCTTGGTGGTACGAAAGTGTCCTGTTTGTGATAAAGGGAGCGTACTCTCGTTCTGCTTGTCTGTCAACCATAATGTCCTTCTTAGTGAAGGTCAATGCATTGACATAATCAAATGGGTTCATTACTTAGTAGACCTTACTAACTTTGCACGATAAGAATCAATATCTTTTTTAAAATGATTTGAATCTGTCTTTACATTCTGTAAAGTCTTTAAAACTACTTCTTGATCCTCTGGATTAAGAAGTTTAAATGATTGAATAATTTGAAGAATGTTTTCGTTTGTTGAGTTCATATATCTATTATACCATAAAATCTGTTATTGTCGAGACCTTTGATGATTCATATGCTTTTTTCCATTGCACATGAACTCCTAATTTTTCTACACCCTTCCAAGGCCCAGACTTTTGAATATTAGTTTTAAGTCTAGTAAACTGTGGATATAATTCTGCAAGGTCTTTACATGCTTTATTGTGGTATTCTAAATCTCTATAATCAGAACAACCACCATCTTGATAACTGTGGCCGGGATCAATAACATAATTATACCATACCTTGTTTGAATATCCCATAGTTAATAATTGTATGTTTACAAAGAAATCTTCTGCACCACAACATCCAACCCAGTCAATATCGTTCCAGACTTTTGCAAGGTCTTTATTGTAGATTTTATTTCCACACATTCTACTGTTTTCAACATATGGAAGTTTGCCCCAAGGAAATACCCAAGTTGTTCCTAATGCACCATGCATCATTCCAGAGTCTAATTCTTTTTCAATTTCTATTAACATTTGTTCAAAATGTTGTTCTGTAAATTTATGTTTCTTTCCCTTGACCCCTACTTCTATTTCCTCATTGAATCTAAAAGTTAAATCATCATCAAACAACCAAAAATGATTATTACGATTTACTGCAAATTCTTTTGTTGTCTGTTCGATAGTTTTTGCATATCCAATATTATCCCCATTAAGAACAAATATATTAGAATGAACTTTTTTTGCTTCTTCTTCCTCTTGTGGTTGGACTACAAGAGTTACATTATCTCTAAACTTCTCTGGAATATTTCCCAGAGTAATCTGTTTATCCAATCTCTTAAATGTACATATAACTAAATCAATCATAAACACTCTTCTCCGCTTTCCAACCTAACTTTTCTATTTCTGTTGTATCTGCAACACTACGAAATATTTCAATATTGTCCCCTTCTTTTTCTGGAACATCTACTCCGAAATGTTTTACTACATCTGAAACTAAATGTTCTTTACCAGTTCCAACTTCATAATATGGTAGTTTATCTCGTGTTCCTTGTTCTATAAACAATAAGATAGAATTTATGATATCATCTATATGAACAAAGTCTCTTATATGATTTGTATGATACTTAATAGTTCCATTTTTGATTCTAGTTATTAATCCTATGTCTGATGCACCATCACCATAGATACTTTCAAATCTTAATCCAACATGACCTTTATGTGCAAGTGTTTCTAAAACTTTTTTAGTTGTTCCATATGGACTTCTCCAATATTCTTTTGCAGCTGCACTTGAAGCATAAACCATTGGAACATCTTTACATACATCAAATAGTTTTTTACTGTATTCTACATTTTGCAACCAGTAATCATGTGGTTCATTAATAGAATCTCTTGGTGAGATTAATCCAGCAAGATGAATAACAAAATCTTCATCACCTTCAAGGTAGAAATTTTTTATATCCCTATCTAATTTTCTATCCCATTCTACAATTTCATGTTTATCTAAAGCACTTAGTAAGTATGTTCCTATAAATCCCCTAGAACCTGTAATTACTATTTTCATAAGAAGTCTCCTAATGTTCCTCTATTCTGTTTTTTGTTTGCATGTTGACCAATAGGTTTTTCTGGTTTACCACCTCTACCTTTAGTTGCAACATCAGTTGAACAATATGCAACACAAGATAACCTTATACCTTCTCCAGTGATAGGAGTGACTCCATGTATCTCATTTGAATCTGCAATCAGCACATCACCATCATCTGCCTCAATGGCAATTCCATATCTTGGGAAACATAAGTATGCCCCACCAAAATTACCTTCTCTGAAAACACACATTGTAGTCATACCAAATTCTAAATCTTTACCATCTACATGTGCAGACATCTTTTGAGTTCCACCAGTAGTATATTTGTTTGCAGATAGAGTTGTAATTGGAGCTCCACCTAATTGATATTGTTCATCAATACATTCATCTGCATATGTTCTTTGTAGTTTCCAGATATCTGGACAACCTTTTTTAAGTGCAATCTCATTAACCTGTGCAATCTTTTTCATCTTTTCCCACTTATCTACATTAGATTTCTTCTCACACCAGTTAGATAATCCTATCATACCTGTGAATCTACCTCGTTTATAACCAGCAAAGACTGAATGAATTGCATTTGCTTCTGCAATCATGTTCCACTGTCCATTCTTTTTCAGTGGATAATAGGAATTCTTTGTTCTGAGTTTGTAATCTTTACCTTCAACCAAACCCTTATCTTCCATTTCTTTATGGTCGATAGGCCCTGATGCATTTGCTCTCATGGTAGAAGTATCATCGATAGACATTAAAGTATCTTTAACTTCTTTATATGTGTCACCCTTATACAGACCTTTAACAATACATGCAAGGAGAGGTTTCTCTCCCAGTGATGCAAAAGGTTTATAAATCTTTATGATCTCTTCATCAACTCCTATAGAACTAACTACATCATCATATGAAGATGTCCCTAACCACTGACCATTAAATCCTTCGTGAGTTTCTTTTTTACCTAAGTCTTTTCTTGCAGTAAATTCCATGGCGTTAATACCTGTTCTTTTATTTGTTCTACTAGATAATGTAGACACAATGGTGCAACCATTAAACCTATCCTTGCACCTTTCTCGTTAATGTCTCCAGTCATTTTATAATCGTTTGGTAGAGTCATTAACCTTACCATTTCTCTTGGTGTGTATATTCTCCTACCATTGTAATGAAAATGATTACCACCCATAAACTTTGGTTGACAACCCTGTTCAGTTAATGAATGTGCTGGAAGAGTTTTTGGAACAATCCTTGACATGTAATAAGAATGTTTTGCATCTTCTGGTTTTACATGACCATTCTTGACTTGTTCTTGAAACCATGGCCCAACAATATCATCACCTATAGATATATAGGCTGCATTAGATTTCCTTTTTAGAACTGGGTCTAATCCTTCACATGGGCCACAATGTGCAAGGTCTGGGTCTGGATGTTTTTCAAATCCAGTTATCCAATGTGCTTTAGATGATTTTAACATTTCAGTCTCAAGATCAGCACCAACAAAGATATTCTCTTCATCGTGCATTAGATCATCTATTGCTTCACCTATTGATATTCTTTCATCACTTGCCTCTGGAAACAATCCACTTAAACACATAAAAGGTAATCCAATTGCATCTAGTACATCATCACGAACACCAACCATGAATACCCTTTCTCTTTTCTGAGGTACTCCATGTTCATGTCCTTTCATAACTTTCCAAGTCACTGAGTACCCAAGTTTTTCAAAATCTGTTATCATCCTAATAAGATGATCTCTTGCATAGTCCATTGATAGACCTTTTACATTTTCACATACGATAACTTTAGGCATTACTTCTTCTGCAATCCTAATCATTTCCCATGTAAGGTCTTCTATGTTTTGTTGTTTCATTCCATATGCAACTTTCTCTTTTCCCCAACCTTCTCGTTTAGTTCCAGCAACTGAGAATGGTGGACATGGTGGTGAACCATCCATAATATCTAATTCACCTTTCTTGAGTCCAGTCATTTCTAATATATCTTTACCAGTCACTTGTTTAATGTCTTTACATTCATGAACTGTATTTGGGAAGTTTGCAAGATAAGTATCAACATGTACCTGTTGAAATTCATTCATATACCTCACATCACCACCAGAGAGTTTATATGCACAAGAACTTCCACCACCACCAGCAAAGAATGTAATGTAATTAAATTCTTTCCTTGCAGAATTGGTTTCTAAATCTTTTAATGTGTATTGAAAATATCTCATGGTAAATATGGAAATGGTATTGCTTGGTATTGTTTACTATCTAAACTCCAATGATAATCTGAATCTCCTATCTCTTGGAGTCCAAGATAGACTGATTCTGGCATAATATCAAATGCAACTGTTACTCGTGGAACTTCACCCTTCCATGCAGATGAACAATGTTCATATCCACTCTGAGAGAAGATTAACATATCATCATAGTCTGGAATCTTAACGATATCTTCTTCTGGTGATTGGGCAGAGTATCGATACCAAGTTTCAGATGGTTGTACATTTGCACAATAAAATCCATGATAGATATGAGGATGTAAAGTATGTAAATGCCTGTGCCACGGAATATGATCGTAACCCTCTTCACCCACCTTTGAATGATAAACATTAAACCACCCATGTATGTAATATGGTTCTCCAGCCTCTTTGACTTGATCATGTTCATAAAAGAACTTGTTCAATGCCCAATACAAGTCTGCAAAACAAGGTATTCCAAAAGTAAATGGATTGTATGTTTGGTAGAATTGAATTTCTTTTGATTGTTCATCATCGATACAATCATGTTCATCTGGATTTGATCCCTCAGTTGCACCCCTTACATATGATCTAAGAGTATCACTAAATTGGTTTGGTACTTGTATACCATCCTCTTGATGGGATAGTGCTGGATGATTTTCGTTTTCAACACACCATCCTGTCATTGATTTATAGTCAATACCCAGATTCATTCTTATATTGAAATCATTTTCTAAAGTTAACTTCTTCATATTAAAATTCTTTGGTTTTTGCCCTTGACTCATATTCCAATTCAACAATGACTACATCATTCTTTCTAGTTCCTTGTGAATATATGTGTTCATACATTGTGGCTGCACCTTGTTTAATTCCTAACTTATGTCCATGTATATAGGCACCAACGACAACCCCTATAAAACAAACATAATATAATAAATCCCAATCAGACATCACGAACTTCCTTCTTCCATTCTTCCTTAGAACAATATTTCCAACCACCAGATAATGACGAAGCCTGTGATTTACCTTTTACCCTTTCAGATGCAACATTATCTTTTACTCTTTCAATTACCCCAGTAGTTTGGTTCCTAATAGTTTTCATTTGAATTTACACTCCATCATTAATTCAGTTAAACATGCGACCAGATTCACCTCTTGGTCTGCTACGAAAGCAGATTTATATTGATAATCTGCAATGATCAATACTGCTTGTGGGATACTAGATTTATCAACTGTATCATACAAGGTATCATATAACTTACGATATAACATAACTGGGTCATTGTCTGAATTCAGTGCAACCCACTTTCTCATATCTGTAAATCTTTTTGTTTTAACATGAGACAATAATTCTCTCATACTTTCTTCTGCAACATTAGTGAGAATACCTACATCGATTTCTCCACTTACAGAATATCTTTGTAGTTCGTTTATCGTTCTACGAAAGTCTGGAAAGAACTTGAGTACCAATTCCTGTAATACTTCCACATTAAATTTGATACCTTCCTCAGTTAGTATTGTCATAATCCTAGCAAGAAATACACTTGCAAGTCTTGGTCTTTCCTCAGATGGTATCTTAAAGTCTATTACAGTACATCGAGAATGTAGAGGTTGTATGATTCTGTTCTTGTAATTACAAGTAAGAATAAATCTACAGTTCTTGTGAAATTCTTCGATGAACCCACGAAGGGCTGGTTGAGTTGATTGGGGATTTAGATAATCTGCTTCATCAATAATTACAACTTTGTTCCCACCCTGTAACGACACAGTGCTGGCAAAGTTTTTAATCTTGGTTCTGAGTACATCAATACCAGATTCCTCTGATCCATTGATGAACATCATATCTGCACCTATTTGATCACACAATGCTCTTGCAACAGTAGTTTTTCCAGTTCCAGCAGAACCAGATAAAATCATGTTTGGAATTTCATCCTTTAGATCAAAAAAGGTTTGTTTGATTTGAGAGGGCAGAACACAATCCTCGATTGTACGAGGTCTATATTCTTCTACCCATAAAAAGTCTTTCATAATATAATTTCCTAGTCTTTACGACTCCATTATTAGTAAAATGTCTGAAACCCACCTTTCAGGCACGAATGCAATCCCTAGATATGAGAGTTGATTGCAAATCCCTTAATACCAATGTCTTAGTATCTACAGTCATATTTATATGACTTAGACACCATACTTTGAATCTGGTTCCAAAGCAATAAAGTATTCAACACCCTTGTTGACTGCAACAAAGTGTGAGATACCTTTAGATGATACATAAACTGTATAATCGTCTGATACAACTTTAAGATTCTCTATCTTAAAATTCATTGAATATACACTGTTATCTCCATCAGCAACTCTAACTCCATACTTATTAGTTGAAGAGTTTTTACGATCTTTAACTGTTAAGGTTACATCTGTTCCATCAGATTCTAACACTAAGTCTGGAAGAGATAGTACGGCAGAACTTTTGACCATTTTTGTAAGAGTTTCTTTATCAAGTTCAAATATAATTTCTGGATTTGGCATAGTGATATCTTTCTCTGGAGAAATTATCATTGCTGAATCAGCATAATTATAAACTGCTTTTGAAGAGTCTCCACTCAAAGTCACAGAAGTGTCACCAAAATCGAAAGTTGGTGTATCAAATAATGATATGGTTGCTAAAAATTCTGATAAGTCATAAATTGAAAACTCTCGATCAAAGTCTTCAGCAATAGTTGCCTTACCAAATATATTCTTCATGGGACTAATTGTTTTCAATTCATTCCCAACTTTTACTGTAATACCAGAATTGATACTACCGAAGTTTTGTAAAAGGTTAATAGTTTCACTACTTAGATTCATGATTTACCTCATTTATAGTTTCATCGTGGTTATGCAATGCGATCAAAGCATAGTGAACAACCTTCAAAATATCTTGACGATTCTTCCCACCCTTTTTTCCATACCTCATTGCGTACTTCATAATGTTACCGATTGCAAAGCCTTCCCCATGTCCAGAATCAAGAATCATATCTGTTGCTTGATACTTACCACCACCATAATGTTGGGAATAAGTTTCATCGACATAATCTTTAATTTCACCCAAAAGGTTGTCTTCATTAAATTTATAGTTAATTTCTATATTCATACTATTCAGTATACTACAGATTCCTTATCTGTCAAGTTAAATTTTAATAGGGTTTGGTCTTGTGAATGCAAGTTCTTCAATATCAAATTCAACCGCGTATTCTTCTTTTGCATAATCATTCAATTCTGTTAATTCTTCATGAATTTTAGCACCATACTCTTTTTGCCATTTTGATTTGTTTATAGCATCAGTATGGTGTATATAAAATTTAATAAAGTTCATTCTATCTTTCTGCTTTTTCTTTTTATTTCTAAGAAGGAAGGCTAAAACTTCATCCATCTTAAACCATGAAGAAGAAAATGCCATAGAGTGTGTTTTTCCTCGTTTTGCATCAGCAACCAACCCATCTAAATGTTTCTTATCTGTTCCAGAAGTATAATCAATTTGGATATGGTCTGATGGGATTGCTCTTAATTTTGCAATTAGTTTCTCTGCTTTTGGAATCAAAGACCTTTTGATAGTATATCTTTCAAATCCCCATTTTTCTAATTCAACAAAGTTTGATTCTGCTTCTACAGAAACACCATTCTTTTCCCAGTTGTCTGCCATCCATTGTGCAGCCTCATCTGGTGATGTTGGTTCTGATGGTTTTTCAATTTGTGGATTTAATCTTTTACAAAGAGTTTTTAATTCCATCTCACTTAGTTTACTCCAAACTTTTTTTGGAATTAGTTGCTGAGGAATTGAGCCTACTCTTTTTGTTTTCTCTGCAGCTGCTGTTGTATGACATCCTTGATAAAGCAAATCTTTACCTGGCCCGTCAAAATCTTTAAGGAAAATTATTGGTTCCCATGTAGACATGTTGTAGTTTAGGGCAACGATTTTATCATTGATAACTTGAACATGTGATGGAATGAGAGGTGTTAACCTAGTTTGCCATCTTCTACATTTAAGTATATCGTCCATATCTCTTTGAGTATCCTGTAAATACTTCTTAGCCTTTATATCTTCCCATAGTTCATCTATCATTTTTATATTCCCATGTTTTTTTAAATTAACCCCACCACCATGAGACTTGTTGTACCAAAGTGGATTCCTTATTGCATCGGCCTTTTGAAGTCTGGAATATTCCATATATGCCATATCTTCTTCTGTACCTTCTGCAATTATTTTTCTTGTAACCTCATTGTCTGGGTTAGTGAAATCTTTTATTAATTCTTTATCTTTTGAGGAATGTAAGTATCCATCATCATAGAGTCCTCTATCTAATTTGTGCCATCCCAAATAATATTTTATCAATCCATCTAAAAATGTAATTGTTATTAAATAAAGATAAGCTTCTGGTTTACTATTCATCTTTCTTGTATAAAAGTTCCATAATCCTTTCGATCTGGTCTTCAATCACCTTCTTCTGATCATCGACCTTTTTCCTATTAAAGCGATTACGATGTTCTTGATGTTCCATTTCAATGTTTTCCATGTTATTTTCCTTATCTGCATGGTATGTTAAAAACTGTTGTCTACTATTGGTTCGTGGGTATTATAATTAAACCCTCTTTGCAATTCATATGGATTCTTTCCAGACCCCACATAATTAAAACCTTGTCTTACAGTGGATGGGGCAACATAATCTAAATACCTATCCACCCAAAGATTGTTGGAGTCACAGTAAAATTCGATCTCTTCATATGTTCCTAAGAGATTGTATGTACCTTGACCACTTGCATCAATAGCAATTGCAAATTCCATCTTATCAATTCCACCACTTACTGGTTTCTTTTTTCCTAAATTCATTTCTATCTGTTTCATAATTCAAAACTGGTGGGATGGGAAAGCAGTTTCAACACAAGTGCTGATATAAAAGTGTCCACCTTGTTGTTCTCGTTTCCCTGTCCCATACCCGAGCCGTAGCCCCTATTATTAATCATCTTTTTTTCCAGAACTCATATCAGTCATAATCCTTCCGAACTTATCAATTAAAGATTCTCTTGATATTTCTGATCTTTCCCAAGTCTGTACTCCAGTCTTGGTATTCTCAATTCTTTTATCACCATTGTTAAATTCAATAATGATCTGTCCATTTTGAGCAAGAAGGTACTTTACCTTTTTACCCCACTCTTCGGCTTCCATTCTTTCTGCATGCCTTCTAACTCGATCTGAATACTCTGTCATCATATATTAATTCCGCACCAGTATCCGATGCAAAATCCTAAAATAAACAGGACTAGATATTTTAATTCTTGTTCATGTTTCATAAACTTCAATCCTTAGCATATGGATTATTGATTTTTTCCACTGCACTTGTGATTAATCTTGTTCGATTAATCTCTATTCCATATTGAGAAGTTGCTATATCACCAGCAAACTTCCATCCCTTTTCGTCACCATAAACGAATTTGACCAACTCTTTTATAGAGAGTTGGTTCAAATCCGAAGGAGAGAAACTCTTATTAGATAATGTCATCGTCTGTTTCACCTTCCACATTATCAGTGGCAAACTCTGATTCATCCGATCCTAACACCCCAGCGTCAACTTTGGTGTAGAGATCAACGAATGATGATTTAGTATCATCATCAAATCTGTTAAGACAAACCTCAATACTTTTGATTTTGTCATTGAACATTGAGAATGCTTTTGCAATGTGAACCAGTCTTCTAGTTGAGATCACTTCATCAACTGCACCTTCGTAGAAGGATTTTCTGATTACATCAGCCCAGTTAACTAGGTTCTCTGCAAATTCATCATCCACACAATCCAGAAGTTCAAATTCTTTCTTGACAATTTTTTGTTCAGTTCTCACTGGTGGATATTCTTGTTCCAAAGTGATTGCAAACCTTTCAAGGAATGCTTCATTCAAGATGTTGGTTCCTATGAACCTTCCATCCTCAGAACCTTTACCTTTTGTATTTGCAGTTGCACAAATTGTGAAACCCTCAGCAGGTTCGACCATTTCACCAGTCTTTTTGATTAAGTATCCTTTACCTTCCAAGATGGATTGTAAGCACATGATCTTGTTAGAACCAAGATCGACTTCATCAAGAAGAAGAACAGCACCTTTCCTCATTGCTTTAAGGACTGGGCCTTCTCTAAACATGATGTTTCCATTCACCAAAGTGTTGGAACCAATCAAATCATCTTCACAAGTTTCTTCTGTAAAGTTAACTCTGAAAAGTTCTCGTCTGATTTGAGCACATAATTGTTCAACCATTAAAGTTTTTCCGTTTCCAGAAAGTCCAGTTATGAAAACTGGGAAGAAAATTCCAGATTTTAGGATTTTCTTTAAATCGTTAAAATGTCCAAAAGGGACATAATTAGGAATCTTTGAAGGAATAATATTAATATTATCATCCAAAACATTAAACCCAACTGGGGCCTGTGGAACAGGAACCACATCAACACTTGGTGTTGTTGGAGTTGCATTTGCAACTGCTGGAGTTGAGGTATAACCCGCCGAAACAATACTCTCAATCGAGTAAGTACCATAACCAGCTTTAAACTGGGGTTTTCTAATCAACCATGATGGGAATGGGATACCAGCAGTATCACATACTTTCCTCACTGTTGATTTACTAAATTCCGTAGTGCCGGGCATTTGTTCTGCACAAGCATCTAAGAACCTATAATGATTTGCATTTAAATTCATAGTTCTCCTTTTTTTAAATAATCTTTCATGTTTCTATTATACACTTTTATGTACCCTACAGTCAAATCAAGCAACCTTCTTAATGAAGTGTTGAAGGATTTTTCTTTGAGCAAGTTTGTTTTTACCCATTCTCAGCATTGCACCTTTAAGTTTTTGTTTAGATGCACCCTCTTCTACATTGAGGTTGTCTGCATCAGTATCGATCTGCATTTTCTTTTTGTTTAAAAGATAGAACTCTTTGTATCCAGACAATGGCCCACATTCTAATTTGTATCCACCTTCTTTTTTGAAGATTTTATGACCTTCTTGGTTTCTTTCGTACTCTTCACTGTAATCCAAGTCCATTTTTGAAAACTGATTACAAGCACTATCAAAGTCTCTGTACCCTTGACCACAAATAAAGAACCCAACTGTATCAACACCAGTGGTATCTTCTATCCAGTTAAGTAAAGTATCAGTTCCAGAACCTTTAAGGGCACCATACCTTCTACCATATCTTGAATTGTATTCGTAAGTTTTTCTTGCTTTTCTATCGTGGAATTTTGAATTACCATGTTTGTAGTTCAGTCCATTAGCATCAAAACTTGATCCATCTGTAAGAGTCACGAATTGAAGTTTATCAAGGTTGTAGTTTATTTTGAAATCTACAATGTAATCTCTCATTATCAGTAAACTTTCATCAAGTGGTGTTCCACCGAGTCTGTAGTTATCTGGAGCATAAGACATTGGATTTGCAAACTCACCTTTTCTTCTGCTATAATTCATTGATTCGACTGCACAGAAAACATTGACTAACATTTTTTTGAAATCGTTATTATTCATTTTGTCTGAGAAGAATTCTAATAATCTTGTTTTACCAACATAAGCATCACCTCTTTCAATAACAGCTTTAACTTCTGCTCTTGCTTCTTCATGACGAAAATCACTTTGGGCAGTTCTTTCTTCACCTTCTAATTTTTGATCATCTTCATTCCAAATTTTTTGACCAAGAAATCTTTTACCATTTCTTTTGTTGTATGCATCACTGAATGCATAAACTCTATGAGGAATACCAACTCTTCTGCAAAACATTGCAAGGATCACACATTGTTCAACTGTTTCTTTAATGCAATCACTCATTGATCCAGACCAGTCAAGCAACATGATCATACCATGATTTTTACCATCTGGAACGATGTTAACTCTTTTAAAGATATCATCTTTAATTAAGTAGTTTTGGATTTTACTCATATCGATCTCACCAGACTTGGCAGACCTTGATCTTTTGTACATTGCTGCAGCTTTTCTCATATCAAATTCTTTTGCCATGTAATTGACAATCTTTTGGTTATGAGACATAAACTCATTAACATATCTTTCTGCATCAGTAGTATCGTTAAGACCTACACTTACATAAGAGTCTGTCTCTGAATCGTATTGTTCATTTGTATAAGTATTAGTATTCCAGTAATTATCAAAATCTGCAAAGATTTGTTTGTACCCAACTTTATGATCTTGAAATTTCCAATTGGAAGTATTTAACTCGTAGTATTCGTTATCAGTGCCGTAAGTAGTATCATTATCTTCATGAAGGAAATCCTTCTCATTTTCTCTTGAATTCTTATCAGTGATAGACTCATTTGCCTCACCACCATCTTGACCACCTTCTTTAGATGATTCAACTTGTTCATCTTCATCTGATTTTTCAGTACCCTCACCATCAGTGGTGTTATCATCTTCATCTTTTTCATCCGAAGATTCTGAACTATCTGATTCTCCTTCAGCATCTTCATCCGAAGGTTCATTACCAGATGAAGATTCACCATCTTCACCTTCTTCATTTTCTTCATCATCACCACCCATTGGCATAGACTCAGATTCATCGTCTGATTCTGGAGTACCATCTTCATCGTCAAATTGTGGAACTTGCATTGGGTTTGGTTGTTCTTGAGGCTCAACATCTTCTAACTTGGAAAGTTCAAACAAGTGATCTGCCATGATCACAACTTTTTCCCAAGTATCCATTTTGGTTGCTATAGTGTTGATTATTTTTAATTCTGTTGGAGAGAAATCTACCATTAAGGAGTGACCAACTTTAAAATAAAGATTGATTCTATCGATAAATGCAAGTTTATTTACATTCATTTTTTTGACTCCAAAGAAGTCAAGATCATGATGTAATTCTTTATATGCATCGTAGAAACATCTACGAAGTCCAGCATATTTTTCTTTGATTGCTTTTTCGATCCTAACATCCTCTAGGACATTAAGGTATCCTCTATATTTTGCACCTTTTTTAGAAGCTGCAGAATGCCATCCTTCTTCTGGAGTATTTAATGCATGACCAACTTCATGACCCATAAACAAGTCATAAAGATTAGACGACATATCGTCTTTAAGAATTGGACAAACAAGTTTCCTTGCCTTCAATTCAAAGTATGCAGTAGGACATTTTTTGTGTTCAATGACTAAATCTTCTGATGCAAGGAGTCTTGCAAGATTGTCTTTTTGATTCCTATTTACCATATTTGGGATGTTTTCTCTCATGTACCTATTATACAATTTTATGTACCCTACAGTCAATAAGAATGTGGCGATCTGGATGGGACTCGAACCCACAACCACTGCCGTGACAGGGCAGTATTCTAACCAATTGAACTACCAGACCGATATTTTTGCATTGCACATTAGATACATTATATCAAAAAATGTACCCTACAGTCAAATTACTGTGACATGCTGAGAATGGAGAGATAATGGAAATGTGACATTTGTGTGACACAAAGTCATATATAATAGTATGAGAAATTTATGTAAAAGATTTCATAGACTTATGAAATCTGGTAGGATGCACAAGGTCACTCGTGCTGTTGGATTATCAGAAGTGTGATTCTATGAAAGGTGCAAATCTAGGATGTTGAAATTCATAATGCTCAGTTGGGGCTAACATTAATATCCTAGCTCGTATCCAATCAACATCTTCTTCGAGAAGATCAAACCAATTTTGAAAGAGGAAGTTGTTAGAATTCTTGGCCCTAATTTTAGGTTCTCTTATTATATGTCTAATTCTATATAACATTAAGGGGTTTATAAAGAACATCTTTAGTTTGAATGCAGTTAGAATTAATCTCCATCCTTGCATATAGTTCTGTGATATCTCGTACTCTGCTCTAAGTAGTTCACCTAAACCATCTGAACCATATCCAGTTAAGATGTGCATTATGTCATGACAATCTACACTCCAATCTGCAAAAGCTTTATCTTTGGTAATTAGATTTTTATTAATTGGTACTCTAACCTTCAACTCGTCCATCTTGTCGTAGTTTAGGTATTCATAATGTACATAACCCAATGACTTTTTGGGCATATTTTTACCTTCTGGGAATAGATCACATAATCTTTCACCATTCATGTATCTTTGACCCATAGGTGTCTCTGTCCATTTATCAATGGTTTTGTCTAAACAATTTCCATTAAATGCAAATACAATCTTAGCAATACTATTAGTATCACTTTTAGATTTCATTATACTCTGGACACCTTCTCTTGCTTTTTTTAAGTTGATACCCTTGAGATATATCATAAATATTACCTATTTTCTAAATAATCTTGAATCTCTGTCCATACATAAAAGATGAGACCCGCCCATATACCAATATTAAATCCCCATTGAAAGAGGGTAAATGGTATGTCTAAAATGTTTATTAATGTTTCCACTTCTACTCCACTCAAGTTGGGACACCATCACTTGGTGATGTCCCATGCATGTTCTATATATTATAGTTGAAATATACGGCAACAGAATCAGAGAACTGATCATCTATTGCACCACTCAAAATTTGAGAACCTATAGTCCACTTACCAAAATCTTTTGATATGTTAAGTGCTTTATAGTCGTCCCCGCCTTCGAAGTTTCCATACTCAAGACTAACATCTACAACTGGTACGAATCTGGATATATCATACTTTGCATTCATAAATGAACCCTTTGTATCTGTATCCTTGTAGTATCCAACTGTAAGATCACTGTAAGATGCAACTGCATAGACTTCCTCTATCATGTCGTATCCTTCTCCATCGTATCGATACTGTATTACTCCAACATCTATGGCTGCATTGTCTGATATTGACAGACTGTAACCACCATAAAGGTCGTACTCATATGATGAATCGTCACCGAAGTCAACTTGACTTCCCCAAGCACCAACATAGAAACCATTTTTATCTAGTTCTAAACCTGCTTGAACTGCCCCATGTCCAGCCGTTTGAGATACACCTCTAAAGAAATAGTCTGAGGTATAACCCACATGACCATCTACATCAGCTTGTACCATAAATGGCATAGTCATAAGACCCATAATTAATATTGCTAATTTTTTCATATTTTGCTTCCTTTTAAATAACCTATTCCTTAATTTCATGTGGAAAATAGGTTTCTTTCCACCAAGACCTTACTGTATCATCATCTCCAGCATCAATAACCCCACGAAATAAATCACTAGGTCTATCTTTGCCACCATGATCTTGAAGTTCCATATTTCTCCACTCAGTGGTATACCATATGGGAACAGTGTATCTATCCTTTCCAGTAGCTGCATTGACTCCATGCCAATACTTCATACCTTCAAAGACTGCAACCATACCCTCTTGTGGTTTAATTTCTTCACCACCTTCAAAGTAGGTCTCACCACCCTCAAAGTCATCGTTGAGATACAGGATGGATGCAAAATCCGTAAAAGGGATCGTACACTTGCCATCGTCTCGAGCCATGACATCGATATGCATATCCTGTGGTACACCTATCGGCCATCGCATTATTTCAGTCTGTTCTGGATAGATTCTTTCTTTCCTTTCAGACCAAACTTCAGCACAAACATCATATTGATATTTGGCAATAATTCTTTTAACTGTTAAGTTATTTATACTTTCTAAAGGTATCCTTCTACCATTATATTGCCCCGCGGGATCATTAAAAGTAACTTTATTCTGATTTGCTTTGTGGTACTGAATCAGAAGTTTGCACTCCTTCGGACTCAACAGATTCTTGAGGTACAAGATTTTCGGCTGAGAACTGTCGGAGTTGCTTAACAAATCGTTCATATTTCTTTTTTCTCTTATCTTTTTTCTTAATTGCTCTCTCTAATTTTATATGACTACAGTGATCAACGAAGAGTATACCATTAAGATGATCTAATTCGTGTTGAAAACATCTTGCAGAGTATCCACCAAAAGACAACTCTTGCACATCACCATTCTCATTTTGCCACCTTGCACGAATTGATGAGGGTCGAGTGAGAATGGCAAAGATACCTTCTAGTCCACCTGTTAGGCAACCTTCTTCCATTCCACTCGTCTCAATTGAATGGTCTACAATTTCTGGATTGACCATTAACATACATTCTTCTTCTGATTCACCTCTCATTACAAATACTCGATAGGGGACACCACATTGTGGTGCAGCCAATCCTATACCACCTTCTTCTGTCATGGTATTAATTAACTTGTCCCTTAGAGTTAATAAATTCTCTGGTGGGTTATCAAAGTCCCACACCTTTGCTACACTTCTTAATGTAGTATCATCTTTTGCAATTAATTTCATATTTCACCTTTACATTGATATACAACTGATAGTCTTGCAAGGTTTGTTTCCCTCGAAACCAATCCAGCCTTATGTGGTATATCTCCTTTGAAGATTACAACATTTCCAGGCTTACATGCAACTGCACATCTTATATAATCATAGTCATCATTAAAGAATAATGTTTCACCACCCATAACTTGAGAATCCCACTCTGGGTTTGGATAAAAGATAACTGTATAGTCATACCAGTCTGTATGTCCCCAAGTATTATCTCCATGATTAAATGCATTGATATACTGTTGTTGTACTTCTAATTTATGATCAATCTTTAGAGAAATAACTGTCCATATTTCTTCCAAAACTAAAAATCCTTGAGGTAGTTGTTTATCCACATCTGAAACCTTAGATTTTATTGTTGGGTCACTATTAATCTCCTCAATAATCTTTTCGGAGTTAAAGTTTGCCATCCATGCCCATGCTTGTTTCAAATCACCTTTGGATGCAGTTCCCATTTGTCTAAATTGAGCATAACTCTTAATTCTATTATACCAATTCTCTAATTGATCTTTAGATGCTACATTCTCATATAAGAGAACACCATCTTCATCTATAAAATCAATTCTTTTCGGTTCCATTAGTCTATTCCACTTATACCATATTTATCGTGATAATTATGAGGTTTTGTTTCATCCCATAGTCCATTAAATTCATCTTCACTCATTGCAAGGTATCCAACATACTCTGATCCATACTCACCCTCTTTGATATTATATGTTTTCTTGTTTGGGTGGCTAATTTGTCTGGTTTCGGAATCAATTTCCCCTAATAATGGTATATTACCACTAAAGTTGCATTCTTCCATAAACACCTGTGGAGCACCCTGTAAGGACTCGTAACACACATATGCATCACAAGGTAGGGTATCCATATACTTATCTACTGTATAAAAGAAGGTTTGCAGTGCAACTTTGTTAATTATTAACTTACCATATAGTGATTTTCTCTTATTAAATAACCAATCTGACCCTTCATCATCCCATGCATGCCATCCTTTTATACCAATTGCCATTGAAAGTTGACCAGATATGAACCAATCTTTCATGTTTGCACGATGTAGATTGACAAACTTATATCCAATATCTCTCATTTCTTCTCTGTCCAGAAGAGTCCATTCATTGAATGCACCAAATACTCCAAAAGGTGGTTGGTGTTTTAGAGTCTTAATCTCTTTTGCAATATCTTTAAAGTTAGTTCCAAAAGGATTTTCACCACCATAGGTAGAAAGTGCCATTCCTATTAATGGTTCTACTGGGTTTTTTATATGATCAAAGTATTGAGAACTAGATGGATATCCATCCATTGCATTTTGAATATGTCTAAATGCATCTGTCCTATACTTATCCCAATATTCAGAGTATGGGTCTTTCTCTATTAACCCATGCATTATCATTTGCCACCCTTTATACAGTCCAGTTCTACAATGTGATTGTAATATTACTCTTCCCTGTGTCTCTGGTGCAACATCTACCCTCGTTGCTAATTCCTTTTCTCTTTCTGTATCAGCTCTCATTATATGTTTAGTACCTATCATGTCTCTGCTATCCTACTAAAGTTTTTTACCTTCTCAAATTTCATTACATGTCTGAACTTCTCGTTCAAAACATCACCCTTATGTGATATAATAAACACATTAGTGTCTTGTCCTAGTGTGGTTAATATCTTCATAAATTCATCTGTTCCACCTTCATCGAGGGAACTATCAAACACTTCATCCAGCATTAATAGGTTAGTATTAACACTATTCTTCATTCTTGCAACACTTCTCCATGTGAATAGTAATGCAAGGTCAATTCTCATTTTCTCACCCTCTGAGAAGTTTGCGTATTTAAACTCGTCTCTATATCTTGACTTTATAGTCTCATTAAAGTTCTCGTCCAATTCAAACTGGATAAAAAACTCCATAGATGCAAGATACTTATTAATCAATTTATTCATGATTGGTAGATACTGTTTTACAATCTTAGTCTTAATACCACTATCCTTCAATAAGAAAGATGCAAGATCAAAGTAATGTCGTCTATCTATATGAACTTCTCTATCTTCACCATGTTTCTTTAATACCTTCTTCTCTGCATCTAACTTTGTAGTATCATCTGAACTCTTCTCTTCTTCCAATTTGGTAATTTCTGTAGTGATCTTAGTAATGTATTGTTGAGATGCTGAAATTTCATTCTGGTTCTTAGATATGTCTCTGTTGATACCATTAATTTCCTCTTGTATAGACTTGATATCTTCAAGTTGGGTATTGATGTCTTTAATGTTTTGGTCGATTTCTTGTAGTGCTTGTTCAATATCAGATATTGTTCCACTGACTTTCTGGATTTTGGATTTTTTGAACTCGTCTTCCAGATCATGGTGACAGGTGGGACATTCATCTGTGGTTTCATAGAAGGTAATTTCCTTCCTACCTCGTTGTTTTGCATCCGATAATCTCTTCTCCATGTCTAAAGTATGTTGTAGTTTATGTTGTATTTCCTCAAAATCAGACGACACCAGCTGTCGTTCCTCTACTTTTTCTATGAAAATAGTACATTCTTCTTGTAGTTTGGTGATATTTTTCTCTGATTTTTCAATAGATTGTCTGAAATCTCTTATCTTGTTTCGTCTACTATCCCCTAATGCACTAATATGTTTTTTATAAGTATCAATCCTATCTTCTGAGATTCTTATTTCTGTATCTAAGTCTTTAAGTTCTACTTTGAGAGCAGATTGTCTTTGTTTAAGGATGTCATTCATGATAGAGAATATGTTTATATCCAGAATATCTTCTATTATACCCCTACGATCTATTGTATTCATTTGCATGAAAGGAACAAAGGTTGAAGACCCAAGTATAACCACTTGAGTAAATGCCTTATAGTTCATCTTTAGGATTTGTTTTTCGAGATACTCTTGGTAATCTCTCATGTTTGCATCTTGATTGATTAGTCTATCATTCATATAGACTTCAAAGATATTAGGTTTTGCACCTCTGACTATCTTATACTGTTTAGAACCAATACCAAACTCTACTTCAACCACCATCATTCTGCCATTAACAGAATTGATTAATGCAGTTTTGGGTACTTTCCTAAATCCCTTACCAAATAAACCAAAACACAATGCATCCAACATTGTTGATTTACCACTACCATTTTCTCCAACTACAAGACAACTCTTTCTCTTATCGAGATAGACTTCTGTAAATTGGGAACCTGTTGATAGAAAATTTTTATATCTTACACTATGAAACTTTATCATAACCAAATTTTATCAATTGTTCTTGTTCCTCTATTGCATCATCAATACTAACTGTTCTTGACAAAGAATATCCTCTGTTTGACCATCTACTAGATGTGTGAGCTTCTGTTATTTTACAATCACCCTGTTCTGTTAACATGAAAGATACTGTATGACCTTCCTGTTCCCATGTACCAGAATAAACTATGCCGTGTTCATTACTTGTCATTTCTTTTTTCACTAAAAACTCGTATCTAATGCTTCCGTATATAACGACCTCATTAATGTATCAAGTTTTGTTTTGTCCCCACTGATCTCCATTTGATCTATATGTTTTGTTAAAATTGTTAATGTGTCTTCTGCATCTGCAAGTGCTTCATCATCGTTTAGTAAATCTATATTCCCATGATCTTCCACAATTTTTAAATCAATAGGATTTGCTTTTGTTATTTTATCGATGTACATATCAAACCAATAAGGTTGGTCTTTACTTTGTACAATGACCTTAACAAACTTATCTGTTAAATCTGAGAACTCCATTCCCTGTATATCTTCTAATGCCCATTTACTGTCATCATAGAATACCTTTTCAAACATTGTAATAGGGTTTACTACTGGAAAAATTGATCTATCGTCTGTATTATAGATGTGGAAGGATTTAATATCACCAAAGTCGTTCCATGTGAACTGCATTTGAGCACCCAAGTATCTTAAATTACCCATCTCTGATTTGGTGTGGAAGTGTCCACTATAGACTTGTTCAAACCTTTTGAAAGTATCTAAGTTCATACCATGACTACTATAATAGCCTGGCATCATCATTGCACCTTCAATTTCTAAGTGTCCCATTGCAACTTGACCTTTAGTCAATTCAATGTGTTCTACAGTCTCTTCAATGTTGTTTCTATGAATCCAAGGCACTAATGTTATAAGTAGTCCATCATAATCCTTAGTAATAATATCACCATAGATTTCTATTTTTGCTTTACCTTCTAATAGGGACTGTGGACTATTAACCTCTGATGTATTCTTATAATATAGATCATGATTACCGAGAATCAAGTCCATAGATATATCATACTTCACTAGATGATCTATAAAGTGTTCTTTGTTTTTTTGGAGTGATAGGAAATTAATTCCAGTTCGTTTATCAAAGTAATCTCCCAGATGAACGATATGCTTAATATCATTCTCTAAAAGATAAGGAAAGAATATATCCTCATAGAATTTTCTTTGATATTCGTGGAATTGTACATTGTCATTACGAACACCACAATGTGTGTCGTTTAAAATTGCAAACTTCATTATTTGGTGGACTGATAAAAGTTCTCTACGCCTTTACTAGATTTCTCTTTTGGTTTTTTGCCTCTTGGTTTATAGTTCACTTCGTTCATGTTCTCTTGAAGAAAGTCTACATATGAATTAGTGTATTGTCTATCATCTCCGTCCATAGTACCTACGGCATCGAATAATACACCTGCTTGCATAATTGCTTTCTGCTTGATTGCAGATTGTTTCTTTTCTTTCTGTATCCTACGAAGAAATGCATAATATATGATCTGAGTAATATATGCAAAAGCATTACTAGATTTTTCTGGATTAAAGTTGTTTATATACTGCAAACAGTTCTCAATACCATCACAAATCATTTCATCCCTATAGGAATAGTTAATGAAGTTTGGTTTGGTTGATAACCTAGTTGCAATCTTATAGATACACTCCCCAATATATTCAGTTACACGAGGTGGTTCTTTTCCAGCTTTAACTGCTTCTTTCACTGCAATGTTATGTGCAGTAATGGCTGCAGTAAACTCTTTATTGTTTACATAATGTTCTGGTTTCTTTTTCTCAGTCATAAGCTTATTATCTCATAATATTGATATTTGTCAAGTAAAGTATTTTCACATTTAAGTAAAAAAAGACTTGACAGCCTTGAGGTCTGATGATATAATATTAATGTCCTTTTAGAAAAGGGATAGATATAGCAATTAGTGCAGTATCTTCTCTTTTGAATCTATTAGATCATTAAACTCCATCTCTAGTTCCTCATCGGTCATGTCCCTATGTTCATCACCTAATTCATTTTCAATGAAACGAGACGCATGTTCTCGTAACATTTCTTTCATTCCTCTAGCTTCTCTCAATTCATCTTTAGGAGATCGGATTTCGATTCCCAATTCATCTCTAATCTTTAACCAGTCATTCACCCCTTTATCATAGAAATCAACAAACTGGTCTGTTATCTCTGAGGAGTATACTATATCTGATGTGTTTACTGTGATCCTTGATTCTTTTGTATAGGGGATCAATGGTGAGAGTTTCATTACTGTTCCTGTACCTAATAAAGAAGGAACTAAGTCTGCAATCATAGGCATTACAAGATTGACTTGTCCTTGTGCAACCTTTTCTATAATACAGATGACATTTTCACCTGTAGATAGTCTTATGTATTTGTAATTCATTTAAACTCTATGTCGTGTATTGTGTAAGAAAACTTCTCTTTACTATAGGTATTTATTCTTTCTTTAAAGTGTTTTAGGGTATAATTGTGCTTTCTGCCAAAAGAAAGATCATCTGCAATATCGTATACTGTTGCCTTTGCAGTCTTCCCTCTCCTTAAAACTCTTCCGATGGATTGTAAAATTCTAATCTTAGATTTAGATGGTGATGCAAAGACAATGTTATCTAGGTTCTCAATATTTATACCAGTAGAAAAAGTTCCATAAGATGCAATTATTGTTGCACTTTCAGACTTCTCCATAATCTTTCTGGCCTCTTCTCGTGCAAGTGTGTCTGTCTTACCATATATGAAGAATAAGTTACCACCTAGTTGTAGGAACTCATCATATAACTGTTTTCCATGTTTTTCTACATACTGGAAGAGAATAAGGGTATTACCACCCCTATCTTGCACTAAATTACGAATAAAACGATTCCTTCGTTTATTATCGACTAAAAACTCCATTTCTCTGGGATAATCCATCTGGGATACTATTTTAGATACCTCTTTAGGGTACTTTAGGACTAAACATTGTATATTTAACTCTGCAAGAACACCCTCATCCATAAGATCAGCAGAAGTTGTGACATAATGAGTAGGGCCGAATAAACCTTCTAATACTAATTTATTGCATTGAGTATCATCCAAAGTACCAGTAGTTCCTATCCTATGACCTATATGTGTCATCTTATTCATTATACCAGATAGGACTTTTGCCTTAAAGAGATGTGCTTCATCTCCAAAGACTGCACCAAAATGAGTGTAAAATGATTTTGGCATCTTAGATAATGTTTGCCATGTAGTAACTACTATCTCAGTATCACCAATTTTATTACCACCATACATCTTATCAATGGGTTTTGTGTACCCATAATCCTCAAAATCTGTTGCCATCTGTTCTACTAATGATGTTGTTGGTACAATAACTAATACTCTTTTCTTATTAGTCTTTAAAAAATGTCGTGCAAGAGCATATATAATAAGGGACTTACCACTGGCAGTAGGTGATACCAATAAGGATCGTTTATTCTTAATCCCAACAGAAATAGCTTCTCTTTGGTAATCCCTAACTTCAAAAGGTAATCCCAAGTTTTCGATATGATTCGACTCTTCAACTTCTGTTTCCCACTGGTATCCTTCACATTGATATCCCCTATCCTTAGCAAACTGTTGAACTGCATATAACAATCCAGAGTATATTTTACCATCACTTAATGAATATAATCTAATGTTTCCATCCCAATATCTGTTTCTAACAGAAGGCATGAACTTTGCGCCAGGAACTGGGAAAGTGAAATAGTCTGACAATTCTCGATTGATTCCGTCTTCTGACTTTACCATCAAGTAAGTATTATCTAATTTGGTTATTTGAATCGTGGGCCTGATATCCATCCTACTAACGAATGTCGTGTTCCTCTGCTTACTCTACCCACTTTATGATACATAAAGGAAGGGAAGAAAATTACTGTTCCTTGATTTCTTGCACTTGCTGGGACTGTATTCTCTATCAAACCCCAATCCATTTGAGGATTAAGTGAAGTAAAATCTATCCATGAAAAGTCTCCACCCTCTGAATCGTCTGGATGGGAAAGTATGACACTGTATGACAGTTTTCGATACAACCCTTTAGCATCTGGATGTGGAGTTGGGGTTTCGTTCTCCCCATACAACTCAAAATGTCCATCACAATGCCAATCATAATGTTCATCTGGTGCAGTATAGGTTGTAAATTGATTTGCTTCGTGCCATGTCAAATCAAAACCAAAGTAGTCATCATTGACTTGATTTGCTAATGGCCACATTATATCCTTTTGAATTTCCATCCCATTTTGTAATGCACAATTATCTGGTATCCAAGAAATTACACTCTTCCTAGAATTCTGTTCAAATGTTGGTGTATCTGCAGCCCCAATTGCACCATGACTCAGTTGTGTATTCTTTCCAATATGAATTAACTCTTCACAAACTTCTGGTGAGAGTGCATCTGGTATTGTTACTAAAGGTTGTTTCAGAAAAGATGGCATAATATATTAACCTGCTGGGTTAGTGAATTTCAACCAATCTATTGCATTTTTGATTGATTGATGTCTCCAAGTAATAATATTTAGGATGTCTTTTAAAACACTAATACACTCATCAAGATATTCCATCTTTAATTTGAGTTTAGTAAGGTCTTCATCTGCATTAAAGTAGTATTGGTAGTCTGATTTAAGAACAGTTAAACCATCAAATGGGTCTTGGTTCCACCCTAGACTCTCCACTTGATCGTAATCCATCTTGCCAGTAAACCATAACCACTTATTTTTAAGTAGTTTGTTGTATTCTACTTCATATTTTTTATAGGTAAGTCTTTTAGAAGAGAGTTCTTCTAGGTATTTTGCATGGAGTCTTGGAGTCTCCATTGAAGAAACATCCATATCTATCTTCTCGATAACAGAGTCTTTCTTCCATTCCTCTTGAATTTGTTCTAAGTTCATAATATTATTATACCACAAAAGTGGTATTTGTCCACCTTTTTATGAGGTGGTTGCTATTTCAAAGTAAGTAAATGCAAATGATGCTGTACAAGTAACATAAGGGTTAGATGTAGATGTAGTATCCATCTCTACAGATGCAAGACTTGTAGGAAAACAATCATGATACCTAACATACCTGTTAGGGTTATTTGCAGCCGTAGTGATAACCATAGTCATATCAGAATACATTTTCATAGGGTCTCCACTACCATCAAATGGTCGGTTACTCCTATCGTTTGCACCAGTTAGTGTTCTATAGTCCTTTGTATCATAGCCTGGAGCAATTGATATAATCCAATTATACAATTCAGTCCAGTTCTCTAAATTCTCATCGATGATAAAGTTTACAGTAAACTCATCGAAGTTTACTTTATCGCCAGGCATCTTAGGAACGATACCTAGAGTTGTAGGTTGGTTAAGTGCAGATGCACTTACAGATGGTATGTTAGCACCTGTTGCAAAGTATTTTGTGTTGGGTAACTTAGAAACTACCAACTCAAACTGAGTAGGTGCAAGATAACTAAGGTTTGCTGGAGTAGTATTTTGCCACTCAGCAACATCAACAGTTCTTGTTCTATTGGCCATCTCTATCCTCTATTGTTCTTCGTCCTACCAACTCTCCTACTTTATAGGAACAGAATGCAAGACCTATTATTGATATGAAGTGTACAAGATGTATATACCAGTCTGGTTGTTCCATTATTCTTCTTCCTCTTCTATGAAATCAGTTCGATCTCTTTTAAACTTTTCTTCTGGTATCCATCCACTTGGAGTACCACCACATGATTTCTCGTTTCCAAAAATCTTATCCCAGTTCTCTTGATACTGAGTCCCAGTTTCTTTTCGTCTTATACTACCTTTCCCACCATGCCATTGTTTCATATATTAGTATTTATAACAGTAAGTAAGGTGGGAAAGGAGTTGTTAACTACTTCTCGTTTACGAATTCATTAAGTTGTCTTGCAACTTTAACTACATCGTCTGGCATTACAATTTGACTTCCACAACATTTTTTGTCGTTAGGATAGTTGTCATTGTGTACACCAATAGCTTCATTAGACCTATAGATGTTTCCTTCTAATAGTCCTTGTGCTTGATTAAGTAAATCGGCTCTGATCTCGAACCCAGATTTTGAATCAGCCATTTTGGCCTCCTGTGTGTTTGTGTGTGTATGGGTTGTCCCCTTGACTTCCCTATAATATATTTATACCATAAAAAAAGGGACTCTAGGAGTCCCTTTCTCGTTCTGTTAAGAATAGTAGATTATAGAATATTTTCTATTTCGACTTTTCTGTAGTAGAAGTTAGTTCCAGCAGACGCTAAACCATCAGAAGGAGTCGCACCAACGAAAGGATTAGAAATCATTCCGTATCTGGTTTTGAAACCGATCTTAGGTTGGAAAGTGTTTTCACCAACTGCACGAACCATTTGTAATGGAACATACGGGCAGTAGAATACACCAGCATCATAAGGATTTGAACCTCTGTATCCAACAGTCATGTAACCTTCGTTACTGTGACCAGTAACAGGATCAAGAGTGTAATAAGGGTCAATATAAACTTTATATTTACCATTTAAAACACCAGCGAAAGTGTTACCAGCATCATCAACTGCTAAGTTCGTGTTCAACGCAGGAGCGTAGTCAAGAACACCAGCCATAGCTAGTGCAGATGCTACATCAGAAGAACAAAGGATAAAGTTACCTTTTCCTCTTCTTGATTCTCTTGCAATTGTGTTGGCTTCTCTTTCAACATGGAAGAGCATACCTTTGAACTTCTCGACAGACCATCTACCAGAAGAATCCACATCTAAGTCGAACCTACCAGCATTAGCAGTACCAGTTTGAGCACCAGTTTTTGCTTGAAGGTTAACTGTTCTTACTACTTCTCTGTTGATTTCCGCGAGGATTTCAGCAGACAAGATGTTTGCAAGTTCAGTTTCAGCATCAAGACCATGAATTGCTTTAAGGTCTTGTGCAAGTTCGATTGTGTATTCTGCTTTAAGAGCTCTTGTCTTTGCAGTTACAGTTGCTTTTTCGATAGTGAAAGCCATAGAAGCGAATGGGTTAGATGCTTCAACATCTCCCTTTGCTTCACCTGCAGCAGTCGTCATACCAGTACCAGTTGCATAAGCAGCTGCATCACCAAATGGATCAGTACCTGCTTGTGTTCCAGCACCAGAGAAGTCTGAGTCTGCTTCGTTAAACATAGCTTCAGTCATTGATAGTCTTGAAGTTGAATCGTTGTAACGGGCTTTCATTGCGAAAACTAACCCAGTAGGGCCAGTCATAGGTTGGACACCACAGATGTCATATGCTACCAAGTTTGGAAGAGATCGTCTAACCAAAGAGATAAGAATCGGATCCCAGTTAGAAATTCCACCAGTTCCGTCACCCATTGCTGAGTTGGCAGGTGAAGCTTCAGAGATATATCCTCTTTCTTCGTTTAAAGCTCTTTCTTGGTTTTCTAAAACTACAGAAGTAACGGCTCTTTTGTACGGATCACTGATCTCTGGGAGATCGGCGTGATTCAATACTGGCTGCCACTTTTCTTGTAAGGATTCTGACATAAACATAATTGTGTGTTTCCTATTTTAGATTAACAAGTTTTTATACTTGAAAAGTTAATATTAAAAAAGTCAACCACTAATTAAAGAGGTTTAACTTTTCCGATTGCGGCAGTGTAAGCAGCCATACTTGGGTCAAGATTCTCTTGAATCTCAGTCGAAGTATTTTGTTCGCCGTTCTGCTCTACTATAGATTCTTCTAATTCCACTTTCTCTTTAGAGTCATTGAAATAAGATTCTTTTATAGTTTGTACTTGAGATTTATATTCGTCACCGAATTCTAAATCTTCAATAAGTTGTCCTAGTTTTTCAACTTGAGTTTCAGTTAAGTCACTGGACACTGATCTAACCACTTCGTTTTTTACCATTTCTTCGTTAGAAGTTGACAAGTCGATGTTCTTAGATACTTCCTCGTTTAATTTAGACTCTAGGTCTTCAATTCTACCAGCAAGTTCGTCTACTACATCTAACTTCTCGTTAGGTACTTCAACATAGTGATCTTCAAACAAGTCTTTAAGACCTGTAATGAAATTTTCTGTGAGTTCGGATTTAAGTCCTCTCTCAATTGCAAGTTCGTTATCTTTAACCCACTCTTCTGCAACATAAGATAAGAAAGAATCTACTTTCTCTACTAGATCAGCCTTAACTTCTTCTGTTAATGATTTAACAGATTCGTTATTAGACTCTTCTAATGAAGTTTGTATTTCTTTTACCTTTGCTTGAACAGCAGCTTCAAAGATTGTTTTTGCCTTTGCTTGAAATTCTTCGGAAAGATCGTCTTCACCAGAAATAAGGGCTTCGATATCAGCAGACATGTCTACTTCAACTTCTTCCTTTTTGACTTTTTCGTCAACTTCATCATCAGACTCATCGTCTTCTGAATCATCTTCGTCATCGTCATCTTCTTCTTTGACTTTCTTTTCGGTTAATGCAGTTAAGGATTCCTTAACAACATCTTCGTCCTCTGTTTTGAAATGTTCGGCTATTTTTCTTAAAAGGTCAGCTTTTGTAGACTCATCGACTTCTTCATCGTCTTCGTCTTCATCATCTTCGTCTTCTTCTTTTTTAACCATTTCAGCATAGAGGGATTTGATTTCTGCTTTTTCCAGACCTTTAAGGTGTTCAATCATAGAGCGAAGTGCTTCCATTTTGGTCATTTCTTCAACTACAACTTCTTCCTCATCAGACTCGACCTCTTCTTGCTTAGGAGCAACTTTGTCTCCACCATCTTTGTCGCCTTTACGCTTCTTAGAAGGTTTAGTTGCGTCTCCAGCTTTATCAACTGAAGCAACTGCTTTCTTAGGTGCATCTGAGTCTGGGGTTACAGCACCACTAGTTGTAGGTACAGGAGCTTTCGTTCCGTCCTCACTAATAGTTTCGTTTTGTATATCTTCTGACATATCTATTTTCCCCTAAATAAAATCCTACTTATTTTAAAACAAGAACGAATAATTCGTTCTTTCGAGTAGTATTTATAAGTTTTATAATTTTGAGAAGAAGTCAGACATAATCTGAAACTTTTTCTCACTTAAATGACGCTGTTTTGTTTGTCGAATCTGACTTTTCCAAGACTCGATCTGTTTCGCTTTAAATATTCCGTTCTCTTGAACCCACTCTACACCTTCCATGATACCATCTACGAAGGCATCTGGTGCAGAAGGGTCTGCAACGATATCAGCTGCGGTAGCAAGCATGAAGTCGTCTTGGACATATTGAGCACTTCCTTTTTGTTCTATTGAACCCATACCCCTACTGGACACGCCTAGTTTTGCACCATCATTCAACAGTCCTTCCACTATTTTCCCCATTGGAGTAGAGAGAATCTTTGCCTTACCGACAAAATTATTCTTGCCATCTTCTTTAAGATCAGTTATCAAGTGTGATACCCTCTCTAAATTGATGGTTGGGCCTTCTGGATGACCCAGTTCCCCATATGCTCTTTTTTTATTTACGAATTCCTTATTATATCGTTTTACCTCTTTTCTCATCGTTTCCATAGGGTAAACACGACCATTTCTGTTCTTAATGTTCGCTTGAAGGAAAACTCCTTCGATATATTGTTCTTTTTTACCAGACTTGGTAGTCTCTGTGATTAAACTTACTTCATCACAACTTGATTCTGACATTAAAAACATAATTGTCTCCTTTACTTAATCTCGTGAACCTTTTCTTCTGGTTCATTATAGGACTGATTACCAACCAATCCAGTTGAGAACCCCAAAGTGTCCTCAATGTTAAACTGTTCTATAAACTCATCGAGGTCTTCACCTAATAATGCAAGTAGTTGTTTTGCATTCTTTCGTGCCTCTTTCTCACTTTTGTAGATTGCAAGTTCATTTCCATCTACATAGACCTTGAACTTACTTCCTTTTTTAGAAATAACTATAGGTACTCTCTTCCCCTTAGAACCTTTCTCAAAATAAGAATCTACCTCTTTCTCTCCACGAGGTAGTTTAAACTTGGCTTCGTCTAAAGACTTAACTAGTTCCTTGAACTTCATCAGTGCCTTTCTCCATCCAATTCATCTGGATATCCAATCTCTTCTGATCGATAGCTTCTTTTTGTTTATCTACCATTGCAGCTTGGAATGATGCAGATGCATCAACCATGTCTCCAGACTCTACTGAATTTATAAGTTTAGTGATATTTTCGTTATTTGCCATAATATTTTAGTCTCCAAAATTTGGTTCTAATAGTCGAGGTCGTCTCCTTCCCCATCGTCATTTTCTTTATTCTTTTCAATTTCTTTATCAATTTGTACAATCTCTTCTTCGGATTGTCTAAGAATATTCTTCCTTATCCAGTTGGTTGAGTAGTATTTACCTACATACTCATCCATCTCTCTAAGAGTTGATACCCTTTCTCTGTAGATTTCAGCATCCTTCATTTCTACAAAGTGTGAGTCTTTCTGGAAGTCAAAACTAATCTCTTCTTTTATTTCTTCCCATTCTTCGGTAGTTATTATACCTTTAAGAACTAATTGAGTTCTTAGAATGTCCAAGAATAAGTTAGAGAACTTATGTCTTAACTTGTCCACAAACCTAGAGAACTTCACTTCGTCTCTAGTGATCTCACTTGTTCTACCTAATGAGAACTGTTGATCTGACTCTAATCTACTAATAGGCACATTAAGTGCTTTGTATAGTTTCTTCTGGAAATAGATTATATCTTCTATCTCCCCTAGATTCTGTCCGCCTGGCAGAGTAGTTATCTCTGTTCCTCTACCACCTTCCCTTCTAGGCAACCAGAAATCTTCTAACATACTCATATGTCTTCGATCATCTCTGATTTCCCCTGTGTCAGCATTGTAGACTAGTTTGTTCTTGTACCTAGTCATTGTATCTTGTAGATACTGTTCTGCCTTCACCTTCGGAAGATTCCCTACATCTATATAGAAAATTCTTCGTTCTGGGGCTCTTGATATCCTGTAGATAACAAGTGCATCTTCCATCATCTGTAATTGATTACCAGCCTTTAATGCTTTATGTAAATAACCAATTATCTGAGTTCGACTTGCATCCATCATTCCAGATGTAGTCATTACTATTGCATCCTTAGAGATTTTTAACATCTGTTGGTTACTAGAACCAGTCTTGTCAAACCCTGCGTCTGCAAAGTGGAAGTATTCTTCAACATGGTCGATTATTTCGACCCCTGTTTTGTCGTCCTTCTTCTTATGGACTTCCCTAATCTTTTTGATCTTCATTGGGTCGATATATCTCAACCCTTGAATACCCTTCTTAGGATTACCCTTTTCAGTAAGTAAATGGAAGTACATCCTACCATCTACATACCACTTTCTGAAAATATCCCCACCCATGTGATTAAATCTCAACATGGAGAGGACATCCCCAAATTCTGACCTTATAGTGGACTTAATGGATTCTGATAATTCTGGAACTCTATCCAGATTAATCCCAACAGGATTGTCGAGATCGTTGACGGAAATTGCCTCATGAACTACATCATCAATAGCTGCATCTACTTCTGGAATGAGTGACATTGCACGATATCTTTGAATGAGGTCAACCTCACTCTTGATAGCACCTTCCATGTCAATATATTGACCAAGTGCCATTCCACCAGCAAACTGACTACCAGATGGTGATGCTTCAATTACTTGAGCACCATCATCGTTCAGAGGGGCCACAAAAGAAGGTGCATTCTTTTGTTCAGCCTTCTCTTTCTTCCGATTTATTTCAAATCCAAATATGTCCATAATAAAGTATTTAGGTCACTCGAAAAGTACAGTTTAATTAAACTGTTCTTTCAAAATGACTGTAAGTAAATGTAATATCGTAAGTCTGTACTTCTTCTGTATCCATGTCAAGTGCAATTGCACCTAAGTTAGTAGGGAACATGTTGTAGAACTCATAAGTTGCTAAAACACTGTCATCCCTGTGAAGTTGAGAAACAGACGCACGAGATACTAGATAGTCGAGTTCAGTTGCACCTGTACCTGCGTCTCTATCTATAATTTCACTCATCCAATTTTCTATACCTGTTCTGATTGAAAAGTCAACATCATTTATAACTGTAACTGTCCAGTCTTCATAAGTTCTTTCTCCAGCAAGTTTAAGAGTTGCACCCCTAAATTTACTTTCGATGATCCCTATTGCCTCAGTTGGTATTCCAGCAGTCTTCACTAAGAATTCTACTTTATCACCAACACGAGGTATAAAGACTTTGAACCTATTTGAACGAACACCACCAGCAGTTAGTTGAGCTTTAAATTGATCTATTGTTGCCATTTTTTACTCCCTAGCTCCCAGCTAATGTGTTAGTCGCACCATAAACTTCTTCAAACTGTACTCCAGACCTTGCAGCCACAAAGTTAAGTGTAATGAAGTTGATTGACTTATTAGGTTTAACGAAAATTGATGCTTGGAATTGGTTAGCATCGATGATTGCCTGTGTGTTGTTTGTTTCATCACAAACCACTTGGAAATCTACGACACCTCTTCGTCCTTGCACCGCCCTTAAGAAAGGTTCAATTGTTGCTCTAAAGTTTGCTCTTGTGAATGCATCATTGAATTCAAAGAGTTGGAACTTGGCAGCAGTTGAGATTGCTTTCTCTAATACGATGAATAATCTTCGTACATTGATTCTATCAAATGCACTTGGAGAACTCAACATTGTTTTGTCTCCAAACAATACTGTTCCCTCGCCTGGGAATGTTACTACTGGGTTAACTCTCTTCTTGTATAGTTCGTCCCTTTCTGCTTGATTAGGATTGAATGCAAGTTTAGTTACTCCAAAGTATTGACCTCTGCTGAATCCTGCTGGTGAATACCACGCATCTCTAACTAGATCAGTTCTAGCCATGAGTCCCGCAGTTGATCCACTTGCTGGAATGTAGCAGTATTGGTCGTTATACTTGTCGTAAAGATATAACCATGTAGAGTCCATAATTGCATATGAACTTGATGTAATAGTGTTTGCTAGTGTTACGATGTCCACTTGCTCAGAACCTATGTTATTGACAACATCTGCTCGTCTCGGAGATGCAACCACGATACAATCTTTTCTTGACTCGGCAATGGTTATTAGATTGTTAATGTGTGTTGTTGCTTCTGAGACTGTAGAACTGTCAACCCCACTTCCATTGTCGGCATTATTAGGGCCTGCAATTAAGAAGTCTACATCTAGTGTTTCTGCATCACCCAAATAAGTTGTGTAAGCAGTGTTCTTCTGTGCTGTTGTTGGATTTCTACCATCGTCTCCGTTAGTAAGACTATTAGTGACTGGTAAACTGTGTGTACTGAAAGTACGACCAGAACCAGAGTTTTGTAAAGTTACCCCACATGTAGATAGGTTAGTGTTGTGATCTAACCATAAAATATAACTAGATTGATTTCTAGTTACATCTCTGTAGTAGTTGCCTGCACCAAAAGAATCTTTTGCATCACTTGCTTTAGAAAGACCAGTAAAAGTCTCAAGGATTTCTCCAACTTGACCTGTTATTGACCCATCTTCGTCTACTACAACAATATGCATCTCATCAAGAGTTGCACCTTTACTTGTTGCATTAGGTGATGTGCCAGGGGCTATATCAAAAATAGATGCATATTCCCATTCTCTGGAAACATTGACACCACTTCCTACCGCCACCTGTATTTTTTTAGTAGAATCTGAAGCCATAGCAATGGTTAGGTCACCAGCACCTGTCGAACCAGAATCAAATGCAATAGCACTAACTTGGTAGACACTTGTGTCTCCCGCGATAGTTACTTTATCTCCTACAACGAACTTCTCAGCTAGAGTAACACCAATACTGGAGTCACCAACACTTGAAGTTGCATTTGTAGTAGTTACACTTGCTTCTGAAAAAGCAGCTGAACCAGAACACATTGAAACTTTCAAACTATTACCTAAGTCACCAGCGTATTTAGCACACCAGTCCCCTACAGTACCACTTCCATCAGAGTAAGTCTCAAACCAGTGAGTATCATTTTTTACTAATAGTCCAGATGCACCAGTTGTTGCATTAAGCAAGTTTGTGGTATTTGCACGAACAACTTTTATATTATTAGCATACTTTAAGAAAGATGCAACACTATAGAAATGTTCTCTGGATGTATTAGTATCTGATGGTTCACCAAATACTTGAGCTAATCCTTTTTCAGAGGTTATAGTTCTAACTTCATCAACTGGGCCCCAACTAAAGTGACCAGCATATCCACCTGTTGAAGTGGAAACCGCTGGGACTACATTGGTAACATCTATTTCTTTTACCTGTACGCCAGGTGATACTTGAAATGCCATGTTAGTTTATCTCCCAAAATGTGATTGTTAACATTAATTGCCGAACCAAATTATTTTAATTCGTCATAATCTATTTAGTATTCTTGCATTCTACACTTTACACAAAAGGAATGAAATGCTTTCCTTGAGGTTCTTCGTGACTTCTCTCATATGCAAAATATGGTATAATATCAAATGCAATAGTTATTCTTGGCTCTTCACTATTGTTTATAGATGACCTATGATCAGTAGTCATATCACATACAAAGTGTCCTTTACCTTGTTTTGATGTGATAGTCTCTGTTATTTCCTTTGTCTCAAAGTCTCTATACTCAGTATGTGACTCTCCAGCAGGGTCTACACAATAGACTCCATGAAACATATCTGGTCTTTCATCTGTACAATGGTTGTGCCAATGGATTCTATCTCCCTTATTAAAGATATTTACCCATCCATGTATGTAGTATTGTATGTAATTATGAGCCCCAATTGCTTCGGCTTTCTCATAAAATGAATTTTTTATATCAAAAAATAAGTCAAAGAACGCAGGATGTGGTAGTTTAAATACATTATAAGGTATGAAAGGGTCTACCCATAACTCCCTATCTATCTGACTTCTGTTGTCTAATATCCACTCTCTAAGGTCATCTGTATGATCTTCGATGTTTTCCATAGGGATTATTAGATTTTTTTGATTCATTTTTCCTCACCATGTCCTTTCATAAAGTATGGATATGCCTTAACACCAGCTTCCCACATATCTGAACCACCAACTTCTTCCTGTTCTCCCACTCTAATACCTATGGTTTTATCTAAAATTAACCAAAGAATGTATGAGGTTCCGAATACGAAACTAAAAATTGCAGTAGTTCCTATTGCCTGTTCTTGAAAACTTGCATCTGCATTTAGGATTGGAACTAACATAAGACCTAATATCCCTGCTAATCCATGCACTGATATTGCACCAACTGGATCATCTATTCCTTTTTTCTCAATATAACTCATTGCATAGGGAACTAAAAGTCCACCCATTGCACCATATACCATTGCAATTTCTGGTGAAGGTGTTAGAGGATCAGCAGTAATAACTACTAAACCTGCTAATGCACCATTAGTAGTTGCATTTAATGCTGTCTTACCCAACCACAATTTGGATAATATCATTGCAGATATAAGACCTGCTGCAGCAGCTGCATTTGTATTAACAAATATCTTTGCAACTGCATCTGCATTCTCTATACCAGTAATTGCAAGTTGTGAACCACCATTGAATCCGAACCACCCCATCCAAAGAATTAATGTTCCTAGTGCAACTTGAGCTGCATTAGAACCATGAATTGGTCTAGGTGTTCCGTCCTTTAGGTACTTTCCTTTTCTGGGGCCAAGTATTAATACTCCAGCAAGTGCAGCTGCAGCACCTGTCATATGAACAATTCCAGAACCAGCAAAGTCAAAGAATCCTCTCTCACTTAACCATCCACCACCCCACGACCATGAACCCTGTAATGGGTATATGAATGTTGTGAATATGGCTGCAAATAATAGGAATGACCAGAGTTTCTTTCTTTCTGCTACTGCACCAGATACCACTGACATTGCAGTTGCAGCGAATACAACTTGGAAAAAGAAATCAGAATACACTGAATGTGTTTCTATATCTCCCCACCCATACATGAGGGAATATCCCCCCAATAAAAATCCTATCGATGCAACACTATAAAGTGCAACATTCTTTAGGAGTATCTCAATAACATTTTTACTTCTTACTGATCCAGCCTCTAACATGGTGAACCCTGCAGCCATCCACATGACTAGGACACCAGAGAGAAGAAAGTAAAAAGTATTTAATGAATATGATAAATTCAATAAATCCATAACAAAAAAAGCCTCTAATTAATATATCTTAACATTATTTTTCCAACGAGAATCTACAGTCCATAAATCCCCATCGGCATCTACGAATTGTTCTTCCTCGTTATTATTTATAATCCCAATTGGAACTATAGAATCTTGTATATTCCTCTGTTGTTCTGCAAACAACATCTGTTTTAATTGTACTTCGGTCATATCTGTAAACAATGGAGTAGAAACGAACCACGAAAAAAGGACACAATTCATTACCATGTCATCATGATTCCCACCATCTGCTTCCCAAGATACCCCTTTAGATACAAAGGTTGTCATCTCTTGTATAGTTATACTGTCTGGAACATGTAGTTTACCCTCTTCCATGATCTCTTTTAACCTTGCACAACCTATTGCTTTTGTCTTTTTGGTCATCCTCAATCCCAACCCATCTGCTTTTGTGGAGTTGGTCATAAACATATTTTCATATTCTAAGTTATAGTGTAGTTCATTACATACCATAGAACCTTGATTATTATTCTCTACAATGATTAATGCAGTATTATATAACTTACCAAACTTAGAACATATGTCTGGAAGTAACATAGGAGAGAGTGTATTGTCTCTCATAACACATACCTGTTCAAATCTTTCACTATCAGTGACATCGAATACACTAAAGGTAGAGTAGTCTAACCCCTTACCTTCTGCAACATCGACTGTCATTACATAGGAATGGTTCTCTTCTGGTCGTTTGTAGACCTTAACTTGTCCATACATCTCCTCTGGGTTTAGTGATGTGAGACCCAACAGACAGTCAGCTGCAATTAAAGTTCTACCAGTTCCTAAGAAACTATTACCAAACTCTTGTTCAAACTGCAACTCTGATGTATTTGCAATGGTCTGTTTCTTCCACTTCGTGTCACGGCCTGGTACATCATACCAGTTTACTTGGAAATTTTTAAACTCATTTGAGTCGGTTGTTGCACCTTCCCAAAGTTTATGGAACATATTACCTACACCATTTGCAGTTGAGGTAACAATAACCTTAGATTTAGAACCAGATGTAATTACTGGATAGGTTCCTGTGTAAAACACTTCTGCGTTTTCGACAAATGCAAACTCGTCAAGATACAAAAGATTGACAGAAAGGCCCCTAATTGAAGAGGTAGAAGTAGCACTGGCAATAATTCTCGAATCGTTTTCAAACTCTATACTCCCTTTATTTAATACTTTAGTCCCAGGCTGTAGGAAAAAAGGTATGTGTTCTAACATTGTCGTTATACGAGCTAACATTTCTCTTGCAGTTGCACCCTTGTTTGCAAGGATTGCTACTGTTTGTTCTGGATGGAACATGAGATACCAAACTAGGTATGCACATACTGTTATTGATTTTCCACTTTGACGACATGCTAAACAGATAGAAAACCTGTTCTCATCAAAGTGACTTATTAATTCTTCTTGGTAGTTGTAAAGAGCAAAGGGTACTAACCCCTCATCTAGTGATATGATTTGAACATAATTCTGGATGAAGTAAGCAGGTTCTTGGGAACATTTAACATATTCCTTAACCTCTTCTTCTGACCACTCCTGTTGAACACCCGCCCTCTTGACATTAATGTTCCCCAAGTATCCTTCGTTTCTTCTATCCGTCATTAGATTTCTTTAGTAGTTTTTGTAACTCTGCTGTACTACCAACAAAAAGATTGTTTGTAGTTTTTGTGTTTATTCCTTCGTGGTCATCCATCTTCTGCATTTGTTGTTGGATGTAAAGTAGTTTCTCAGATGTGTCTGCAACTGTCTTAATTAACTGCCCTGCAACCTCATAGGCACGAGGATGTTCACCCTCTTTAGCAAGGTCTAAGATTCCTTCCACTGCATCCTGTCCTCGTTCTACGAGGTTATAGAGGGTATTACGAGTGTATTTGTAATCGATGTTTCGTTCATCTGAACGAACTATTGAGTTTCCTTTAACCAATGATTGGTTTGTGGTTTTTTTGTCGGAAGGAATTGTCTCAATTACTTGAGTGGCTTCCCTCTGAACATCAAGAAGTTGATCTAACTTCTGATCTACTGTGTCTTTGGTTTTCATAATTAAATTGTTGTGTCATCATCACTATATGTAAATGACCCATCATCAAAAAAGTTCATCGTCTCAGTATAACTTAATGGAGACGCATCAACATTTGCTGATGTAGGATTGGGTACTATTTTCTGTTCTATTGTTCTACCAGCATTACCATCCATCTTACCATCATCAGATATATAGGTTCTTGCACGAACATCTCTGATGACTTCGGATTTAGATATACTACCATATAGATAAGTTTTCATTGTAAAACTCATCGTCCAAGTTATAACCCTTCTGGACTGGAAGTCTCCTTCATACTCATCAGCATATGTCACTGAGTCTAGTATGATAGGAACATCTCTTTTTTCCAGAGTATTAGGAACTGTTGTTATTGTAACAGTAAAGTCTGGAGTAAAGAATGGTAAAATTTGTTCTACTATTTGTAAATTATCTTCTGTGTTCTTTGCAATTGCAACCAAATCAAAAGTAATATTATAAGGTACTGGTGCAAATTGTGTTTTAAGTATAGAAGTATCACTCCCATCTGCAAGTTTATATTGTTTTAACTTACCTAACTTTCTTTCTGCATCATAAGTAAGTCCAGTAATTTCAAATGCAAGTCTAGGTAAGGTGACTGCAACTCTTGAAGCTCCTGCCTCACCAGTATAAGAATCTAATCTCTGTATCCACTTTTGTTTTGGGCCGTATGCAATAGGAACAGTTAAAGTATTGTGTGCTCCAGCTGCATCATATCTAACAATAGATATGTCATTAAACATCGTACCAAATACTGATACTGATCTTTTAATTGCCTCGTGATAGAAGTGTGATTTACCTAACATGCTATGTTACTGTTCCAAATGGGTTTGACTCACTAAAGTCTATTATATTATCTCCAGCAGTTTCAAAATCTGCATTATCTGCTGAAGGGTCTTGTGTCATTGCAATTGGGTCTGGTGCTATCTGCACACTCCAATTTGCATTACTTGTGCCACCTACTACATTCCCAGCATTACCCTCAGTCTTTTTAAACATATTATATGTTGTTGGAACTCCAGTGTCACTATATTTAATGTTATTAATATATAGTTTCCTTGTATTTCCTTCCCATTTAACTACATTACCTGTTACAGTGTATCCTGTTGCAACTGTTTGGGTAACTGTCTCTCCAACTTGGAATGTTCCAGTACCACCATCTGTCAATGTCATTTGAACTTGATATGAGAATTGATCTTCAATATTATCAAGTTCTGCAATACCAACATCGATCTCTTCATGTGAATACTCGAATGTTTCACATGAAAGTTTAAATACAAAGATTTTACCCAACTGGTAGAATGGGTTTTCATGCTCTACGAATCTAATTTCAAAGACTTGATTCCCTAATGGGAAGTAAACGAGGTCTCCCTCTTGTGGTCTGAATGTGGTAACAAGGTTATGATCTAAGGATATAAATCTATCCCATGTTCTTTTTGCAAGAACAAAAGTACATTGGTCTCGTACTTCAACACCAAACTTACTTAATAAATCTCCTTCCCCTTCAAAACCTTCGGTGTTTTCGATGTACATCTCAACCATATATGCATCATCAAACTTACTGGATGGGTCTTCACCCAACAAAGAATCCTCATCCACGATTTTTCGTGGAAGATAATATACTTCATGTCCGTAGAGTCTAAGTGATTCGACCACTAGGTCTTCTACTAGGTTTTGTTCACTCCCAACTGCATGATTAAAGAATACATTCGTAGGCATGTTATTATCCTATGAAGATGGCATTCTCAGTCTGTTGTAATGTACTCTCTTCCTCAAGTTTCACAATTTCTTCTTTTGCATCTTCTAATATTTGTCGTCCATTCATTGTCACACCGCCTGGTAATTGGATTCCCTCGAACTTGGACATATTTGCACCCCATTGTTCTTTGATCCTTGCAGTCACATATTTTTTTAACCAGACATCATTAAAGACATCGGTAAACTGGGTAGGATTAATTGCACGATAGCAATCAATAATAACCCAATCACTTGCTGTGACAGCATTTGTCCAGTCCATATCTAGGTATAACCTGTTTTGTGCTTTGTTAAATCTAATAGGTACTTCACCTACCAACAATTCATCCAATAGTTGCACTTGGTTTTGTACCATCTCATATTGAAGAATTGATGTGTGAGATAAATCATAAAGATCGTTTAACCTCAATTGATATCTCATATCAAACATATTCATTCCAGATTTATCAGTGAATGGGAAGATTCTTAATACTGACATTACTGATTCTGGAAGAACAATATACCCTTGACCCTCTTTATAGGTCATAGAGTTTGATATATGTGTTCCAGTAGTAGACTGTGCCATAGAGGCATCTGTCTTTTGATTAACCAAATCATTATCATTGATTTGATGTTTAAGATAGGTTCTTATTGTACCATCGTAGTGGTACTCTTTATAGTATTGTAATGCATCGTCAATGATATCATCAATCTGGTCATCATCGACATTAATCTCTATAACTGGTTTACCCAGTCTTCGTAGTGCATATTCTTTTAGTGTCGCCGTTGAGTTTGGAGATGCCATAACATATTACCCTGTTAGAATTTATAATCGTCTAACAGTATTTAGGTTATTTTTGATTTGAGATTAGAAAATCGTCTAATTTAGAGTCAATTTTTTCGATAGATTCTACTATTGGTCTCATTGCTCTTTCTAAATCATCCTTCTGGATGTAGTCTCTTGCAACTTCTTCTCTGGTTCTGTTTAGTAGAATTTCGATTCTTTTAAGTTCGTTTGCCTGATTGATTACCCACCAACCAACGCCTGCAGCCCCAATCGTCAATAAAAAGTTCCAAATTATATGTGTCATCTCCAGTTCCATACTGCTATCCTATTATTTTCAGAGAAAGAGTATCAGAAAGACACTCTATCCTACTATTTAGGAAAGTGAAGATTTCCATCAGAGTCTACTTCATAGGATGGAGTACCATGATCATAGAATCCTAAATCCTCATTATGACTATTTACTATACCAAACGGCATGTCATCTTGGTTCTCCATATTGATTCTTCTTTCAGTAAAGGAGTTGTTAAATGCAATTGAGATTCTATCTCCATCCGTTTGATTAGGTTCTACAAAGTGTAAAGTTGTTGAAGGAAATAATATTAACTTACCAACCTTCGGTTCAAAGTTTTGCCAAGCCATTGATCTGTTTGACATGGTAGGAAACATACTATAATGTTTTGCAACACCATCTATTAACTGTAAATTACCACCTTTCATATTAGATGGTAGATCAATATAGATAACACCAGAATACCAACAGCCTGGATGTGTATGTGTATTGTTATACCCACCAATGTTATTAATGTTTGCCCAATAATTTCCATGCAATACTTTTAGGTGGTGATCCACATCACCATGAAAAGGAAATATCTCCCTCTCAAAGAATCTACCTATTCGATTAACCATTCCTTGAAAGAGTGGATTTTCTTTTATACCATCATTGGACTGCCACCCACTATCTGCATTTGATCTTGCACGACCAATAGGGTCTTTCTTTCTCATTCTATAAATTTCTTTAGATAGGTTTGCAAAACCATCTTCATTAATTTGTGTTTCTGGGTCGTCTCCACACATATCAAAGGTGAAACAGTTTGTTGGAAATAGGGGATGATACATTATTTAAATTTCTTGGGCGTCCAAGCCTCCTTTCGATATAGGTTTACTTTGTTATCTCCAGTACCAATGATTTGTTCATTTGATCTGGTTCTTCTGTCCATTGCTTTTATCATGGGATCGTCCATATAATCTAACACACCATCTTCTTCAAAAACAAGTTCATGTTCCCAATGTTCCCTTCGGAAAGGAACTATCTGGACAATTGGAGTTCCTTTTGGTATAATAAAGTTGCCTTTTATTTTAGGATATAGTATAGTAATGCAGTTAGTATCAACTTGATTCCACTTATCAGTATCCATTATCCCTTGCCATGTCATGAAATATGGGTTATAATGCATGAATGGGTCTAACCAATAACAAGAGTATCCTTCTGGTGTTGATACAGTCCACGGCGTTCTAAACTTAATGGACATCTTATCTTCCATATGAGAACCTAACAACTGACCACCATTATGTCCACCAGTGATATTATATCTTGCATCTATCTTAATATGAAGATGTATCTCTGAATCATCGTAGTTATCGTTTGGTGTCAACTCCTTTGTTTCAAAGAACCTTTCTTTTAATTTTTCTGCTTCTTCAAAGGTGTTGATATCATCCTTTAATACAAATGCACAACCCCTTTGATCTGCTTTTTCACCCTGTCTAGCCTTCTCTGCGAGTTCATCTTCATGCATTCGTTCAAGAATCTGAGGGCCAAACTCTTGTAATACTAAAATAGTCTTGTTTGTTCTAATGATATAACCACTCTGAAACCAATCATGTATAGATGGACATGCCTTTGCAGACATGTTACCAAAGCTTTTATCACTGTTATCTCTATAGATTCTTAAATTATTATACCACTCTGGTTTTGCTTTGGATGCTGGAACTGGTTGAAAGACTCCATCACGATAGGCATCTTCGTCTGCTGTGCGAAACTTTATTTTATTTACCTTGTGTTCAACTGGACACTTATTTTCTGTAGTCATAAATCTTTATCCCAGAGAGTTCCCTTTCTCCATTCTTGCCCTTTAGGGTTTTTACTTTTCTTGGCAATACCTTGTTCCCATGCTCTTTCGTGAAAGTAAAATAAGAAGAGTTTTATTATAGTATCAAAATACATTATGGCACCAGCCACTTGAACTGAACCAGTTATAGCATAACTTATACATCCAGTTGCAATTACAGATAAAATTCTGTAAGTAATAGCCTTATATAAACTTTTCCTTCGTGACTCCAAGTTGTCTTCTCAGTTCTGTAGAACTTACTTCCTCTATCTCTTGATTAAATTTTTCTTCTTCTATATCATACCCTACTCTTCTTCCGTAGGTTATGTTAACTATATTTGGCACTTTCTGTATAATATAATCTTTGTTTTCTTCGTACCCATCACCCAATAAGAACATTTTTATGTTCTGTTTGACTGTTTTAAAGTCAAAAGGGTCTGATTGAGCTCTATGCATTTCCCTCACCATGATACTTACTTGTCCAGTTTTCTCGATTGCTCTTTTAAACAACTCAAGATGACCATCATGAAATGGTTGAAATCTACCTAACATTTGTACTGTTGGTTCTCTCTCATCAAAGAATTTCTGGTCTGCAAGTATACTTCTGGATATAATTTCTGCATGTAACTCTGCATTAAAGTCCTCTACAATGTAATCTACCTCTGATTTACTAGGTCTCTGGAACAGTTTATTAGTATCCTTCCACCTTCCTTTCTCAATAGTATCCATGAATACAATGTAATCTGGTTTTAAAATCTTCCTTCCTTCAACATAAGGACACACAAAATCACATATTACATAATTACTTTCACTCTGTTTAGCAAGTTTCTTCATTCTAGTTACCTGCTTCATTCTTCCTTTTTCACTAAAGTCCCAGTCATCTTCGACCTTTCTAACCACATCTGCTTCAAAATGTTCTGCATCAAGGTGGTACTTTAGTTGTTCAGACATGGTTGTTTTACCTGAGCCAGGCAATCCCATGACTAATATTACTGTTCTTCTGTCCATAGTTTATACTCTTCCTTTAGGGTTGGTAGGGTTTCCCACTTACCATTATCATATTCTATATGTTTATATAGACCCCTTTTCCATAGTTTAATTTCATCACCCCTCATGACCATACTTGTTCTAAAGGGAAAGTTTGGTTTATCGTATGGTATTGCAGGGCCTGGATGTCTATGAGATATCATACCATTTACTACTATAAGACGATTAGGTTTATATTTTATCCGTCCTATCTCATAATCCTTCTCGTTTTCTGGTATTCCTATACCCAATTCTGGATTATGAAACTCGGAATTAAAAAATATTAAATCTCCACCCCAGTCATCTTCCCAGTGTTCTTGATCATAGAATAAGAATGTAAGGTTGTTTTCACTCCTACCATCTTTGTGTGTATCCTCATGGACTGTTCCATCTTGTCCTGTTATCTGACCATTGAATCCACAATACTGGAATCTTACCCAATCAAATCTAAACTGTTGTTGTAGTTTCCAACCAAAAGTATCTAACATTGGGTGGCAATGTCCAACATTTGGCCTTGAGATTACTCTTTTTTTCCAGTCTGGTTGAATCCTTCTCCAATGTCTCTTTGCAAGTTGTCCCTTAGTTCCTTGTTCGACACTCTCATGAAACCCCTCATCTGGTCTCTCAAAGAATTGGTCATAAGCAAAATAACAAGACTGACCAAAGTAGAGATGTTGCATCTCCCCTTCACGCATAACTCTATTTGAAAGTTTGTAGTCTGAATGAACTATTCTCCACTCCGTCCACGCAGCGAACTCTGCTGGAGTTAGAAAATTGTCGATTACCCAAGCTTGTTTGTGGGGTAACTCGTCTAATGGTTTTGATTTGTCAAGATATACGATGTCTAAAGGGTCGTCCATCCATGAATGGATATCCATTATTTAGAATCTCCTACTATCTTCCCCACCATTGATATCTAAAGTATCACTATCGGCAAGTAGTTGAAGTCGTTCTGCGATAGGTCTATCACCTCTTGAGAACCAATCTGACTGTGGAACTATAGGTAGTTTACCTATGTAATCCTCAAATGGCAGTAAGTCTGCATCCTCAGATGCAAGAATCTCTTCTCTTAATCTATAATAAGATTGCATAACAAAGTCCCTAAACTCTAAACATCGTCTTGCCTCTGCACGATATGGGTCGTTAGAGCCCTCTCTCGCAGTGATAAGAAGATCACCCCATCCATTATATCCCAAGTCACCAAAGAATCCATTTTCAAACTGTTCAAAAATATGATGTTTTAAATCATCTGTAAATTGATTTTGTAGATTACAGATGTCTGGTGGTTCTGCAAGATTAATATATTCTTCAATACTATCAATTTGCTCTTGACTCAATGGAAATACATTTCCTTGAATTTCAAAAGTTTCATCTTCGGTTGGGTTATAAAATAGGTAATCGTAATCGAAACCTAAGTCTGGTTTGTCTGCACGCTCATAATTCCATCGTAATCCTGTACTGTTGATTAAATGTAATTGGTTGTCGTTATCGTATACTAATAACATAATATATCTCCATAATAAAGTTAATTCTCTATATTAGTATATAGAGTTCTCAAATCACTAATCTGCAGGCCAAGGTTTGTTGATATCTCCATCCCATGTTGCAACTGGTCTAGTAGAAGGTCTCGTACTAGGTCTTGTTGCTGGTCTCGTACTAGGTCTTGTGGCAGGTCTTGTAGCAGGTGTCTGATAAGTTGTAGGTCTGTTAATAGTTACCTCATATGAAGTCGGTCTGTTAATTGTTTGTTCATAATTAGTAGGTCTATTAATTGTTTGTTCGTAGTTTGTAGGTCTATTAATTGTTTGTTCATAGTTTGTAGGTCTATTAATAGTTACCTCATATGAAGTCGGTCTGTTAATTGTGACCTCATAAGATGTAGGTCTGTTAATAGTTACCTCATAAGATGTAGGTCTGTTAATAGTTACTTCATAGTTTGCAGGCCTTGAATTCTGAGTTTGATAATACTGAGGTCTACTGATAGTTACTTCATAGTTTGCAGGCCTTGAATTCTGTATTTGATAGAATGTAGGTCTTGCATTTTGAATCTGGTAGAATCCCTGTACAGTAGGTCTTGAATTTTGAATCTGATAGAATTGAGCATTCTGAATCTGATAGAATTGAGCATTCTGAATTTGATAGAACCCTTGAACAGTAGGTCTTGCATTTTGAATCTGATAGAACCCTTGAACAGTAGGTCTTGAATTTTGAATCTGATAAAATTGTGCATTCTGTATTTGATAGAATCCAGAAATACTTGGCCTTGTTGCTGGTACTTGTAAAAACGGAACATAGACTGGTTGACCCTTACCAATTTGGAAGAAGAAGTTTCCAGCCTGTTGTTGATAACCTGTAGGACGATAGTTAGTACCCTGTGTTTGGTAGAATGTTTGTCCTTGAGTCTGATAGAATGCTGGTCTATAGTTAGTACCCTGTGTTTGATAGAATGCTGGTCTATAGTTAGTACCCTGTGACTGATAAAATGTTTGACCTTGAGTCTGATAGAAGGTCTGACCTTGAGTCTGATAGAATGCTGGACGATAGTTTGTTCCTTGAGTCTGATAGAATGTTGGTCTAGTGCCTTGAGTCTGATAGGTTGTGGGTCTAGGTATCGTCTGTTCATAAGTAGGTGGACGATAATTTTGTGTCTGATAGGTTGTGGGTCTAGGTATAGTTTGTTCATAAGAACCAGGCCTAGGTATAGTTTGTTCGTAGTTAGCAGGTCTAGGTATAGTTTGTTCATAAGAACCAGGCCTAGGTATAGTTTGTTCGTAAGAACTAGGTCTATTAATTGTCACCTCATAACTAGAAGGTCTATTAATTGTCACCTCATAACTAGAAGGTCTATTAATAGTTACCTCATAACTTGAAGGTCTATTAATTGTTTGTTCATAATTAGAAGGTCTACTATTTTGTGCTTGGTAAGGTTGTTGATATCCTTGTTGAAATGGTTGTTGATATCCTTGCTGATATGTTTGTTGATAAGGTTGAGTAACCTGTATAGTACCAGTTTGAAACACCCATCCTGTAGGTGTCTTTCTTTTTACATCAACTACTTTATTCCAACCACCAGGCGTCTTGACACGCATACCATAGGTATCGACCCATCCACTTGGTGTTTTTATCTTTGAAGTCATATCCTCACTCCACTCCTATACATTATATAAATTAATATGTTATCCAGAGATCACCTACGGCCCCATCTCCCCCACTCGGTGCAGATGAATGCATGTAGATATTTCTAAATGCTTTTGCACTAGAACCAATCGTTGTATAACTGGTTGTAGCTGCACCACTTACTGCTAGTCCAGTCAATGTTCCTACACTTGTAATTGCAGTTTGAGCTGCACCTGTTACTGTAGCAGCGGTTCCACTTGCATTACCTGTTACATTACCTACAAATCCACCAGAAGAATAAATCTGTTTGTTTGCACTTAGTCTAGCGTTTCCATTATCCCAAGTAAATGTAGGTGCAGAACCATGAGCACCAAATGTTAATCCAGCACCATCAGTTGCAGCCAATGTAGATGCATCCTTTCCTACGATTATATTTAGGTCGGTTACTGAAAGGGTACTTGAGTTAACAGTTGTCTGAGAACCATTAACAGTTAAATTACCAGTAATTGTTACATTTCCTGTTGCAGCAACATCTGCAAAAGTCACATTACTTGAAGTTGCAACTGCCTGTCCAATACTAATTGCTGGTTCCCATCCTTCACCAGCACTACCTGTTACAGTAACACCAGTTCCACCAGTAACATTGTCAACATAGTTACCTGTTGTATGAGTACCTAGATCAACTGAATCAGCTGCTTGAGAAGTGGAAATACTAACATTACCTAAGTCAGTCATTGTTGCAGAACCAGTTACATCTCCTGTCAATGCAATTGTTGGATCAGCAACATTAAAGTCTAATGTATTATCTGAATCGTCATAGGTTACAGAAATACCGCTCTCGGTATTTGAACTAACCATCGCACCCACAACATCTGCAACTCTTTCTGATGTATGATAGAGGTTACTTGAACCTTCACCAATGTCGTCTGTGTCTAAAGTAATATTTGCAGAACCATCAAATGCTACACCACTTATATTTCTTGAAGTTGCAAGTGTTGTCGCTGTTGTTGCATTACCAGTTAAAGAACCTGTCACATTACCTGTAACATTACCAGTTAATGTACCAACTACTAAGTTAGCAGCAGTATAACCTGTTGCACCTGTATTTACTGTAGTTGAAGGTACTGTTTGTGTATCTGAGAATAATCTAAATGTATTATCTGTTGATGCATCGTAGAATATACCACCATATTTTGTAGTGGATGATTCTACATACTTACCATAGAAACCAAAGTCTGTTGAATTTCCAGAGTTTGCATCTGTTAAACCTGTAAAGTTTGAATCTGAAACTATTGAACCAGTTTGTGTTGTTGAACCTGTAACTGTTAAGTCTCCACTAACTGTTAAGTCGTTTGATATTGTTACATCAGATGGTAGTCCATATGTAATTGTTCCAGAACTTTCTGCAACATCTACTTCGTTTGAAGTACCAGCAAATGTTATTGTTCCACCCAATGAAGTTGCAGTTGAGTTAGAACCATCTGAAACTGTTATACTTGAGTTTGAAAGTTTACTGTTTGCAATCGAACCTGCTAACATACTGTTTTCTACAGATGTTGCAGCTATTGTTAATGCAATACTAGTATTACCTAAATCAGTCATTGTTCCAGAACCAGTTACATCTCCTGTGTAAGATAATGTTGGGTCTGATACATTAAAGTCTAAAGTACCATCTCCATCCTCATATGTCACTCCTATACCACTTTCTGTGTTGGATGATACCATTGCACCAACTACATCTTGAACTGCTTCTGTGAAGTCTGATACGATTGTTGCTGCAGCACCACTAACTACAAGGTCTATAGTTCCATCACCATCTTCATAGGTGGCTGCAATTCCAGTTTCAGTATTGGAACTGAACATTGCTCCTACAATATCTTGTACATTTTCTGATACTAATGCAAGATCAATTGCACCATCATTTGAATCATCATATGTTGCAGTAATACCAGTGTGTGAACCATTAGTTGCAAGTTGAGCACCAGCAATATCTTGTACTGCTTCGGTTCCGTCTGACACTATTGTTGCAAGTGTTCCACTAACAACTAGATCAATCGTTCCATCACTGTCATCATATGTGGCCGTTATACCTGTTTCTGTATTAGATGTAAACATTGCACCAGCAATGTCTTGTACTGCTTCAGTACCATCGGAAACTATTGTTGCAAGTGTTCCACTAACAACTAAATCTACAGTTCCATCTCCATCTTGATATGTTGCTGTAATACCTGTCTCAGTATTACCAGTGAACATTGCTCCAGCAGTATCTTGAATTCTTTCTGCGTTTATAGCAACTTCACCAGAAGTTACTGTAAAGTCTGTTGTGTTAAATTGGGCAACACCTTTATTTGAGTCTGTTGCAATCTCTGCTGTAATTGTTGCAGTTGAACCTTCCGCTGCAGTGTGAGTTATATCTATACCTTCACCAGCAGATAAATCTGTCATGTAGTTTCCAGTAGTATCAGTTCCTAATGCAACTGAGTTTGCTTGAATAACTGTAGATAAATCTATATTACCAGAACCATCAAATGATGCAGAACCTACAACATCCCCACTTACTGCTATCGTTCTTGCAGTTGCAAGTGCAGATGCAGTTGAAGAATTACCTTCTAGGTCTGCAATTAATGTTCCTTTTGTCCAACCAGTTGCAGTAGGGTCTACTACTGTAGTTGGTTCGGTTGTTGTTCCATGATAGAGTCTAAACTTATCTGATTCACTTCCATCCCAGTTAATACCAGCATATCTTGTTGAACCATCGTTATAAACACCATAGACACCAAAGTCGGTTGTGTTGGCAGAGTTATCTTTTGCAACCTTCATGTTGTTATCTGTAATAGCAACTGTTGAGGAAGAAACTGTAGTAGTTGTACCACTAACTGTTAAGTTTCCACCAATTACTGCATTACCAGATGTAGCAATTGTTGCAGAACCCATCTCACCTGTTACTGTTAAGTCATTACCTATAGTGACATCATCTGGTAGGGAAACTGTTACGGCTGCAGTTTCTGAACCAGAACCAGAGACAGTTATCTCGTTTGTTGTTCCAGCAACTGTTGCAACATAATTTCCTGTTGTGTCTGTTCCCATTGCAACACTATTGGCTGCAATTGTGGCAGCAATAGATGTGTTTCCTAAATTGGTCATTGTTGCAGAACCAGTTACATCTCCAGTTAAGGAAATGGTAGGGTCATTAACATCTAGGTCAATCGTTCCGTCACCATCTTCATAGGTGACACTAATACCGCTTTCGGTATTTGATGAGAACATTGCCCCAACGATATCTTCTACATTTTCGGTTACTAGTGCAAGGTCAATTGCACCATCACCAGCATCATCATATGTTGCTGTGATACCTGTATGAGAACCATTGGTTGCCAACTGGGCACCAGTGATATCTTGTACTCTTTCTGAGGTATGATATTGGTTTGTAGAACCTTCTGTTATTGTGTCTGTATTTGGATGAACACCCAACAATGCAGTTCCACCCATTCCACTATGTGCAGAACAATAGTAGTATAGTGGGTTTGTTTGATCTTGTTCAAAACAAACTTGTGTGTATGCACCTGCTGAGCCTGGTGTTCCAGTCTTAGAGTATGTTGTATAACCTGCTGAAATTTCTGCACCAGAGTTGTGGGTTCCATCAGAAGTTGTTGAGAATCTAAGGGGATGATTCGCACAACTAGAATCTGATAGATCGAATCTATATGTTACACTTGGGGATAATACAACGGATGCGTTCGCAGTTCCGTCCATTAAATAGTTTCCGCCAGAAACTGTTACTGTTACTTTGTGATAGAAACCAGCAGACTGAGCATCTTGTGTGACCGCTGCACTGAATGTTGCATTTGAATCATCATAGGTAAATGCTATACCTGTATGTGATCCAGCTGCAAATAATGTTGATATGTTATCTTGAATACTCTCAACTGCACCAGTAGAGTCTAACTCCCCAGATGCATTTAATAAGTCTGCAAGATATCTTGCTTTTGTTGCCATTTTTAATATTCCCCTTAATTAATATTAGTATTTATGTTATTCATCTATTTCGATGAATCTTTCTCCAGTGATATCTTGAAGTTTTCTAATCATTCTCTCCATATTCACTTTAAATCTTTTTCCTGTTTTTATATTTTCAGAATAATACACCCACTCTCCATCTTGGTGAGGAGAAATTTGAGTGACATTACCCGCTTCATCTTGAACAAACAATTCTGCCATACTAGAAATTTCCTTTGAATACAACGATGCACGATCTGTCACAGTAGACGGATCACTCGATAGTATGTCCATTCTCAACGGCCCATCTTTTATATCTACATATTGAGATGATGCTGGAGTAAATGTTATGTTCTGTCCAGAAGAACCCACAATTTCTTTACCATTCGTATTTAAATGTCCACCCAAGAATGGTGCTTCATCTTTAAACAACCTAACTTGAGGTGCAGTAATTTGGTAATCAATTACATCGATGATGTAGTTTGGGTCTACTAATGCATCAGTAAATGAGATGGTCTTTCCATCTCCCCCAGTCCATTGACCCTTTTGCATTAATATACCATTCACAAAAACTTCTGAATAGTCTGGATGGAAGGATAATGTTACTGAGTTTGCATCTGTACCAGTAATACTAGTTGTTGAAGCTGCAGTGACATCAAATGTAAATCTGTTAAATGGGTTTGAACCACCATAAGTCTTAATGACTAGAGTGTCATTTACTTGAGCACCAGCATTAAGTGTTATGGTAGAACTTGATGTTCTTGTATAATCTTGACTCGTTCTAGGGTCTAATAGAACCCCATTTAAGAATACTAATTCTTCTCCAGAGTCATAAGATAAAGTTCTTGAGTTATCATCTGCACCTGTAAATGCAGTTTGGTTTGCTGTTGCAGTGTATTCATATATTGCAACTGAGGTTAATGCAGAACCACTATCCCCACCCATTGAAACTGTTTCTAATGTATCAGAACCAGCAACTGCATTGTCTAATACTATTGTTGTTCCATTTGTTGCAGTAAAATCATCTGGGTCTAGTGCAACACCATTTAAGAAAACAATTAAGTTTCCAGCAGTGTATCCTAATGAAGCAGAATTATCATCTGTTCCACTAAAAGATGTCTGACCAGCAGAAAGTGTCCCACCTGCGTTTGAGAACTTGCAATGTTGATATGAAGTAAATTGACTGGTTGATGCTTCTCCAACTTGAACGATACTCTCGACTCCGCTTACACTTTTCTTAATGTAAACTTTACCATCGTAAGTATTGATTGCCATTTCACCCAGTTCTAACTGAGCAGTTGTAGGCTTAGCACCATCAGTCGAACTCCTTCTGAGTTGAACTGTTTGTGTCATATTTTATTAACTCACTTTATCCATTGGGTATATACCCAAAATTTTATCGTTATTTAACGACTGTTGTTAGTACACAACGCCAGTTGGTAGTATCTACTGTCCATCTGACATTGTTTGTTTCTGGACTATTAATACTTAATGCATTAATAATATCCTTGCCAACTCTTAAACTTGCACCCCTATGGATATAAGTTTCTTTGCCGACATTATAAGTCCCCTCAGCTCTTTTATGTGCAAGCTTCGGTTCCTTTCGGAATTCATTTGATGAGATTTGAGAGTATCCACTAGTATTTACTATTTCTACTCTAACCTCATCACCTGTTTTTCCTACCCACCATGTTGCTGTCGTCCCCATATAGAGATCATCCAACACTTCTGGCGGAATCTGTAGAGTGAAGTCCCTATCTATTACAACTGAATTCTCATCGACATTGTAATTGACTTCTCCATCATAATATGCCATAATTTTATCCTACCCTTAGTAAGAACCACCATCTATCGCAGTAATTGATACTGCACCAGATGAGACAGTAAACTCACTAGAGTTAAACGATGCAATACCTTTATTGCTCGTACTTGCATCTTCACCAGAAATGGTAATACTACCATTTGCATTTGTTACATCTACACCCTCTCCAGTAGACAAAGTTGCAAGAACCATGTCTCCATTACCACCATGACCAATTAATAATTGACCAGCAGTTGGTGCAGAACCATCAACACTCGTGATTGAACCAGCAAGGTCTAATCCACCAATGTCTAAGTTACCTTTAGTACCAGTGATGACACCACCTGTGTCTGTTGCATCTGGAATAAAAGTAAATTTACCAGTAGAGTCATCATAACCAAAGAACCCTAATTTTGCAGCACTTCCATTATGCCATCTGAATTCCATACCTCTATCAAGGTTGTCATCAGAGCCTGGAGCACTGTCTCCACCTACTGTAAAGATTGGGTCATCTACTGTTACTGTTGTACTATTGACTGTAGTTTGTGTACCATTAACTGTTAAGTTACCTGTAACTGTAAGGTTGTTCCCTACTGTTACATTAGATGGTAATCCAACTGTTATTGTTTGACCACTTGCAGCCGTTTCAATCTCATTTGCCGTACCAGCAATTGTTAGAGATTGAGAATCTAAATCTATTGCACCTGTTCCAGAATCACCAGCAGTATCTAAGTCTTGTGCAGTTACATTTGTATCTACATAGTCTTTTACTGCAGCTGATGTTGGAATAGTTGTGTCGTTATCGTTAGAACCAATTCCTTCACCTTCTGTGACCATGAATGCAGCAGCAAGACTGACTGCACCACTGGAAACATCAAAGTGTGAAGAACTAAATGATGCAACACCTTTGTTTGCTGATGTAGCATCTTCAGCTGCAACTGTAATAACATTATCACCTACTGTTGTATCGATACCTTCACCACCTGTGAATGTAATTGTCTCTCCAGTAGATAGTGAGTCATTTGAACCACTGTCCGCTGCAAGAGATAATGTTGATACTACTGTTCCAAATGATAATGCTCCAGAACCATCAGTTTTTAAGAACTGACCACTAGAACCATCCGCAGCTGGTAATGTGTATGTTACATTGGCTGCAATTGTATCTGCAGCTTTTAATGCAGTATAATTGGAACCATTGTCTGAGTCTTCTCTTAGTTGAATACTTGCACCAGCAGTTGCTCCGTTCCCTACGATTAGATTTGCTGGGGTAGGTGTTGAACCATCGAGAATTTCTGTATAATATTTTCCACCAAGTTTTTGTATGACCGCACTACCACCACTGTCTTGAGATTCGACATATAATATGGCACCACTTCCAGAATTGGAAGCATCCATTGAATATGCTAATTCACCTTGAGCCAGTTCAGAAGTTGTAGGGGCAGCGGAACCTGTAGACCGCTTAATCTGAATTACTGTTGACATTTTTGTCCTCTCCTATTAAATAAACTAATTAGTAAGTGCCACCATCTATTGCGTTGGTTGCTTCAAACTTGTTTGCACTTGCATCATATACTAGAGTAGTTCCATTCTGCAAAGTTGCAGTAGTGGTATCTACATCCATAAGTCCATTAATTGATGTGGTTGATGCATCTAGTTTACCTACTGAAATCTGTTTAACCTGTCTGGCTGTTGGATTTGCAATCTGTACCTTGATATCTGCCATATCTTCTCCTTAAATTAACTTCTACTCACGCCTGGTGTAATTACTGCTTGACCCTCTAATACTCTTGTCTTAGATGCATCGGAACCTGTCATCACCACATCATACACATACCTTCCACTGTCTAATGCAGCGGTTATGGTATCAGTTAATGTAAGAGTAAGGGTTCCACCAGCACTATCATGTGTCGTTCCAAAAGTTGCTTTTAAACTAGAACTTGCATGAGTCTTTCTTAATTGTCCTAAGAAAGAAGCACCTGTCAAATTTAATGCATTACCTGTTGCATCGGTCATGGTAACAGCTATTGAAAAATCTGCTCCTTGATCGATATAAAGGTTACTTATCGCTGCCATAGTAATTACTACCTAATGTTATTGTTATCAAGTAGTATTTATACTATTAAGGATTTTGAATCGTTATTTTATTTTTTTAATTCGTCTACTTGAGATTTGAGTTCTTTTATGGACTCAATTAGGAGTGGAATTAGTTTTTCATACCATACAGTTAGGTATTGATCATCGATTGGTGCTGTTGTAACGACCTCTGGAAGAACTTTTTGAATTTCCTGTGCAGATACACCAACCTGTCTTCGTTCATTTTCATAACCAAGTTCTTTTGCAAGGGCATTCTCATGGAAGTAATAACCACCTAATGAACACACTTTATCAAGTGCATTTTCAATAGTACCATCAAAATCTTTTAATCTTTCATCTGAGTAGTATGCAGTAATATTACTTGTTGCACGAATCTCACCAGCAGTACCAGAGGTTGCAGTGTTTACACCCAAACTATGGATTTGACCACCTGTAACTGTGTTTAGACTTACTGTTGGTGTAGTAGATGCTGTACCACTAATAACCAACCCATTTGAAGCAGAAACAGAAGTAACTGTACCAGTATTTGTTGTTGCACCGGCCGCAATACCATTTAATTTAGTATGGTCTGCGTCATTAAATACATTTGAATCAGTAGCTGCTTCAACAGCTGCTCTTATTTCTGCATTTGTCTGGTCTGCTGTAGCACTAGCTTCTATTCCAGTTAATTTAGTATTTAATGCTGTTGTAAAATTCTTTTGTGTTAGTCCACCATCTCCTACTGAGAGTGAGGAAGCAACTTCAATATCGTTACCACTTAATGTTAAAGATATACCTGTTCCAGCATCAAGTCTAACTGTTTCACCACTACCTATTACTCCAGCACTAGAACCACCAACTATTCCCCAAGTAAATCCAGAATATCCAGATATGGCATGTGTAGTTGCAGATGTTATTTGACCTTGTGCATTAACTGTTACTGCTGGTATTGCCGTTGCTGATCCATATGTACCTGCTGTAACAGCAGTATTAGTAATCGAAATTGTAGGTGTTGAACCTTCACTAGAACCACTAGCAGTTATACCAGTTCCACCACTAAGTGTTGCAACATAGTTTCCTGTTGTTTCTGTTCCTAATGTGACACCATCGTTTTTAATAGATACTACACCAGATGATACTCCAAAGTTATCTGAACTAAATTGTGCAACACCCTTTGCAGAGGTTGTAGCATCTGCAACTGAGAAGTCAATGGTATTATCGGAAGTATCATAAGTCACTGTCATATTCGTTTCAGTGTTTCCTGCTACCATCTCTCCAACTTTATCTTGGAGATAGTTGTCGTTAAGAACGAAGTCTAAAGTTCCTGTAGAGTCTTCATAGGTAACTCCAATACCAGTTTCGGTATTTCCAGTTACCATTGCTCCTACAATGTCTTCTATTTCTTCTTGTGTTTTACCAGCAGAAGATATAACCAGTGTACCAGCAGCATCATCATAAGTGACACTTGTTGATCCAGTACCACTTACAAATGCACCAACGACATCCTGTACTCTTTCTGTAGTATGGAATAAGTTTGATGAACCTTCGGTGATACCATCAGAAGATTCAGCAGCTGAGTTAGTCCATGCAGAACCACTCCATGTTAAATGATGTCCAGTTGCTGGTGAAGTGATTGTTACATCAGATACATCATCGATACTTGCAGCAGCAATTCTTGCATCTGCTCTTGCATTTGTATAATATAGATTTGACCCTTCTGTTAGGGCCCCTGTATTATGATTAGAGATATCTGAAACTGTTCCAGTAACATCTCCAGTAAATCCTGTTGTTGCAGTTATTGTTGTTCCTTGAATTGTAGAAGTCGATACATGAGCTGCACTTGCATTGATAGTTGAACCAAAGGTTACACCACCACCATCTGCAATTGTGATTGCATCATCACCATCACTATATTCTATTAAAGGAGTTTGTACTGAGGTTGATGCTTCGATTAATGGTGCAGTGACACTCACCCCACCAGTTACAGCACCATCTAATGTAGATGTACCATCGACATCTATATTACCAGTAAATTGTACTTTATTACTTCCACCAGTGTTAACATAAATATCGTCACCACTTGCTTCAAGTTGCATTCCATATCCACTTGCTGGACTTGTAACTACACTTGTATCATTTGAGTTTATGACGATCCCATCAGTGTTCGTGTTATAAATCGAACCACCAGATGGAGACCAATAAGTTGTTTGTTGAGTTGCAGCTGCAGTTCCTTCATATGACCCTGTAAAAGAAGTTATTCTAATAATGTCACCAGAAGAAGTAGAACCAACCATCTGAACAGATGTTCCGTTTGTTGCAGAGTATTGTGTTCCGTTTCGTAATAGAGAACCATTCTTAAATACTAATACTCTTGACTTTGAATAGACTAATGGGTTTCCACTGCTATCATTACCAGAGAAAGTTTCGTTACTTCCACCAGATGCAGTAAACTCATAGTCTTGGAAATAAAAGTATTCATCAATAATTGAATTAACAGCATCTACAACTGATGATTTTTGACCTGTTCTTAAACTTCCAATACCACCAACATCATCTACGAGGTCATTATGACTGACTCGTAAATCTTCTAGTGTTTGGTTATTACTTACTGTTAGTGCCATTTTAGTTTCTATTCCCTATTAATTCTGTTACCATGCTTTTCAATTCTAATACTTCACTTTTAAGAGTTTGTATTTCTACTGTCTGTTCTCTGGATATTGCTCTTCTCCTTTTAACAGCAACATATCCACTCCTATCAGTATTTATAACTGCACCAGTAACCTCATCTTTGATAAGGTGATCTTTACCTTCTACTTTATTACGCAAGTGCTAGTCCTCTAAATGCTTTGATAGCAGGAACTATCCCAGTATCTTTAGATTTCATCACAATCTTAACTGCAAATCCTACAAACTCATCCAAGTTCGATGCAGTATAATCATAAGTTCTAAATCTAGTTGCATCTGCATCTGGTTCGTTTGTAGTTGAGAATTGAGTCCATCCCTTTTCTTCAAATGGTGTGTTGTCATCTTGTTTTTGTATCTTATAATATGTTTCTATTTTAGTATCACCAAGAGGTGCAGTAGGTTTATATCCTTCAAATAGAACTCTTAATTCTGATGCTGGATTCTCTATGTCTATCTTCTTAGTAAAGTAAATACAATTATTACTATCACCATCTGCTTCGGTAGATGTGACATATGTTGAGTTATCTGCAATATCACTTGCCGAATCAACATCATTAATTCTATTCATAATTCCAATGACACCAAGAGTTGGGTTTAATACCCCCATTTGAGACTCACCATTACCTATATCAATTACTGGACTGACCCAATCATTATTAGAAGTCATTTGCATATCAATTTGGAATGATCTTACATTAGACATCTCATTTGTTTCGTTAATTGAAGATGCAACAATACCAGATTGGTTTAATGTGTTGTTATCATTCAACGCGATAGTTTGACTAACTGTTTCTCTAGTATATGACTGAGTTATACCTTGTGGAGTATTTGTACTTGTAGTTATAACTGATGGTAATATTCCAGTATTAGGTAGTTGTGTATTTGGAATTAGAGTATGTATTAAATCAAAGTATAAGTTCTTGGTTGCTGTCGGCCCACTCTGTTTAGTGCTAATTCCACCACCCCTAATATTTTCTATTCCACCCTCTGTTCCAGTAATAGTTGTGCTGATCTCATATGAGTCCAGATCGTAAGATGCAATATTAGTATGTGTTTTATTAATTTGTGCAATCGAAATACCACCTAATGTGTCACCTACAGTTCCAACTCCTATTGTGGCAAATGTTGTAGCACCAGTACCACCAACTTCATTCTGTTTAATTAATAAAGTATCGGTAGTTGCAAATGCAGAGCCAGGATTGTTAACTGTAATTGCACTAACAGTACCAGTACCACTTAAACTTACATTACAAGTTGCACCTGTATTTGCACCAGCAGCATAGTTTGCACTAGTACCAGAAGAGAATAATTGAACATCGGTATACGATCCTATTCCACCTGTTCCACTTACAGATGGTGTCTCTAATGATAATATTGAATTTGTTCGGTTTCCTGTGACACCAGCAATCGTTACATTTGAATCGGTGTCATACATTCCATGTGATCTTTGATAAACTTTGAATTTAGCAGCTGCACCTGTTCCAATAATTTCTATTGGGTTAGTAGTTAGTTTCTTATTCATGTCGTGCTGAATATTTTCCATTGTCAACTTACCTGTAAGTTCTGTAAACTTAGCACGATTAATCTTGAACTTCATGTCTTGCATTTGTTCAGTAGTCCATGTAGAACTATTCTGAGACTTAAATAATACCCCAGCAAATGGTTGTTTGTCTATAGGTTCTTTTGTTTTAACATCAAAGTCACCCATCTGACCAACCCACACATTGTATGCATTAGAGTTAGACATCAACACAATACAATATTCTCTAAATGGTCTTACATATATTGGATGTGGGAATGTAAATTTAGTTGCAACAGAACCATCACTTGATGTTGTTATATCACTTGGATACATGTCTGCTTCTGCACTAGGTAAAATCTGTTGTGTTGGATATCCATTACTCATTTCTCGGATAGAAGCTGTAATTGGAAGTCCACCAGAATCTTTAGTAGATAGATATACTTCTACTGAACTAATGAATGCACCTTCTTCGGATGATGCAAGAAACGATTGTGCAAGTGGGTCTTCCCAAATAACTCTAGGTGTTCCTGGCGTAAATTCTATTGACTCATCTGTAGTTACAAGTTCACCTGGCCTTTGTCCAGAAACATTAGTTTGAACTATTCTACCATTTCTTGTAGATATAGTTTCTGATTGTGTGGTAGTAAGAGAACCATTTGCCATGAAGTTTGCAATTGCACTTGTCTGACTAGTTCCGTTTACAGTTGATGCATTAGTAACTTTAAGTGTTCTAACACCTGTTGGGAATCTTAGTGTATCAGTGTTTGGTATTGTGAATACTGTGGATAGTTTTCCTTGACTAGTTGTGACTGGTGTTGGACTACAATGTGATGTAACATCAATACCATCAAAGAATACATTCAAACTTGTGTTTGGTTTAAGTAATGATCCAGAGATTGTTACTGGAATACTTCTCATGAAAGGTATAGCATTAACACTAACTACTCTGTCATTAGTTGTGTTTACAATATCTTCAACAACTGATGTTTGAATACCACTTCTACCTTCTCTTGTAGGAGTTACACTTCTCGATACTGTTGTTGTGGTACTGGATGCAGTTCCAGCAATTGCAGCTGGCACATCCCAATCCCTTGCTCTTTCTCCTCTCCAGTTTCCTCTATTTCCTCTGTTCCATAAGTTTCCGACTGCCTCATCCCAACCTCTATTTTGTCTACCACCAAACCCCCTTTGGGTTTGAGTCACGATTGGATCAAAAACTGTTGAACTGGTTGAAGTTATATCTGGTTCACCCGCCCAAGTTTGTTGCCACTCGTTCCAAACAGTTCCTACACCATTTGGTAATCCAGCAACAATTGCATCGAAGTTTCCTTCTGAACTGGTTGAAATATTAGGTAGTGCTTCTCTATCATGCCACAAATCTCTATCTGGACTTAAATCAAGTCTACCTATAAAGGTTGCAATGTCGTATGGGTTTACATTCAATTCTCTTGATGCTTTATCAGCCGATAAGAACACCTCTTCGGAGAATGGTAAAGTGACTACATAACCAATTTCTGCATTACCAGATTTAGTAACATTAGAAGATTTATCACTATTCATACCTATGTCAAAGAAATCAGTATGATGGTCTGGTCGTGCAAGTTGAGTTGCCTGATCTATTGCAATCCCATAGTCTGGATGTAAAACATCAGCAATAGAGTGACCTCTAAATGAATCTACTACGAATCCAGATTTATATTTATCAAATCCATCATCATCTAAAATCTGCATTCCTTCAGCAGTTGTTTCTAACATAGAAAGAGAAACTGCGGTCTCAAGGTTCTGTAACCTCTTACCCATTTTCTCCAAGTCTTTCATTGTATATCGTCTATGTGATAATAGTTTTATAGAAACTTCTGATGCATTAGTAGTATAAGGTGGTATATCTATTGTACCAATCTCAATTGCATTCTGTATTGTATTACCAGCAATTGGGTTTAGTGAACTCTCACCTTTAACAATTTCAAATTGTCCTTTACTAGTAAGGTATAGTCTATCTTTTCTTCCAAGATAATGATCGTAATCTACTGTAATGTTAGAACCTATTTTCGGAACATCACAAGTATGAGCTCCAGTTCCAAATGAACTAGATGCATATGAGAAAGGGTAAGAAGATATATCAGATATATCTACTGGAGTTCCACTTGTTATATCATTACTTGGTGCAGTTCCCCATAGGTCTGCAACAGATGGTCTGTAATCGATAGAGTCTCCTAACTCGAAACTTCCATCTGGTTCCATAGTTGCAGCAACATCTACCCTGTCTGCAACATAATTTTTAATTTCTGTATATTCTATTGGATAAGATGCAGAGGTAAAATAGTTTCCAGAACCATGTGAGAAGTAATCAAATATTACTAATAATTTTCCTACTGGTACAGGTGTCCCTGCTTTCCTTGTTATTTTTCCAAGACCATAATATCCATCTCTTTGTCCATCATCTAAAATATATCTTTCTGTAATGTCTTGTGAACCATGTGTAAGTTTTGTGATTACACCAGATGCACCCGCTTCTGTTGTGACTGCTTCATTATTTGAAAACTGAGGACTTCCTTTTCCGTAATAGACATGACAGTTTCCACTATCATTTTCTATTAAGAATCCTCTTGCATTAGAAACACTACCTGTTATAAGTGTTCCAGCATCTGAGATTGCAACTGAGTTTCCAGAGTCGGCAGTATAAACAAATGAAGGTGGCATAGGGTTTGTTGTTACTGTATCAGACGCACCATATGTAATCGAGTTTCCACCCTCATAAACTGCACGAACTTTATAAACATCTGGAACACCTAGTGTGATGTCTTGATGTTGATATCCTACTCCATATATTGTTGGGTTTGCGTCATCAACTGTGGCTGCAGCAGATTTAGTAATCGTTTTGGTAGCTGCAGTTGTAGAACCTCTTGTAATAGTAGAAGTTATTTTAACCACTACACCATTTGCTGGTACATTACCACCAGTGAAATATGCTGTTGTCGTTCCCGCACCAACAAAAGTTGCAGTAGATAAATCTATCGCTGCACCAGTTGATTCGTTTGATGCAACATAATTATCAGCACTATATGCATCGAAACTTTCTCCACTTCCAGCACTCATTGTTATTCTGTTACTTGCAACAGTAACCAATTGTTGTCGTCTTACTACTTCACTGTCTACTGTAATGGTCTTAATACCATCATGTGGTAGTCCAGAGATTGCGACTGTTTGGTCTCCTTTATAAACTTTTGCTCTTTGTCTTATTATCTTACCATTAGTATCCGCAGTTAAATCGGTTGCAACTGAAATACTAGTATCACTTGTTACTACATCAACAATTCCTGTTGATCCATTTGGGAATAAGAGTTGATCCCCTAGTTCTATTTCAGAACTATACTTAGATGCAACACCATTTACTAAATCTGCATCTGCACTTATATCAACATAACCTGTTCCAGTTAATGTAAAGTTATCTTCTAGTACCAAGTCAGCTGCAAAGTTAACACCACTTCCACCAGATTGATGAAGTCGTCTTGCTCGTCTAGCATTGTATGTTCTTACATCACCATTACTTGAACCAATTGCTACACCACCAGTTGAATCTTCTATTGGTCTAAGTGTCTCACCAGTTTGGAATGTTCCAGTGACATTGATTAAGTTAACTGAGGTGACTGTTCCGTTAGTATCGGAAATACCTGTCGCACCAGAAGTCACACCTTTATATTTTTGACCCCTGTTGATTGCACCAGATGCTACTGTTAAATTAGTATACATCTGCATATCAAAAAGGTATACTTGATAAACTCCAGTTGAGTCATACTCTATAGCACGAACTCTTGCAGTACCAATTTGTGTACCACTTGCAGTATCACTTGCAGAACTTCCTTTTGCAGTATCGTAAATTGCTACTGTTGAGAATGGTGCAATTGTTCCTTCATCTCCAATGTCTGGAGTTCCATACATGAATTTACATTTAACATAGTTCCCTATTCTAAATGGTGAAGAAGCATTACTTACAGAGTTTACTTCTCTTGCTTTATCCAGTGTAAGGAAGGTGTTGGTTTGTCTATCAACTTCATAACCTCTTACATATGCTTTACCAGCAGAAATAACAGCAATAAATTTACTTGTGTCCCCTACTGGTGTGTCTGTTGACTTGTATACCCCATTGTTATTTAAGTCATTCTTATGTTCTCGAAATGACACAGTAAAGGGCTGCAACATATAGTCTCCACTCTCGTCATATGTTCGTCTTGCAAGAGTGTCTTGAATTCTTGAGTATTCTGTTATCTCTACTCTCTTAGTTACAACACCTGCCTCAACTCTCATCAATTCGATGAAGTTAGTTGAGTCTGTTGCAGTAAGAGATTTCTTTGCTAGAGTTAGAGATATTTTTAATCTATCAGAGCCTGGAGCATTTTCGTTTGTTGAACCAGACGCATTATCTAATAGACTATCATCTTCTGTTGAGGATATAAGTGTCTCTCCAACATCTAGTCCTATCTTGTAGGATGGAGTTGAAGAATATTTTTCTAGGATGACTGTTTGTTTTGCAACCTTGACAAAATTACCACGAGTGTATATAACACCTTCGGATATACTTGCAGCTGAACCTTGAACAGAACCTACATCAGAAACACCTGTTTGAGAGAATACTTTAAACTCATTGTTATCAGATGCATCTGTCCATGTACCATTTGAATTTTGAGTTACTCGATGGATTTCCTCTCCATCAATAAACTCGTTATAATAGGTTGAACCAGAATTACCAGTTGCCTGATATTTAATATGTAGTGTTAGTGGATCATCGGATGTCTTTGCAGTAGTATTAATTACCTTTGCAACTACCCCAGAAGTTTCACCTTGATAAAACTTATCTAATGCATCTGCACGAAAAGACTCAGTGGCAGTTGTACCACTCCCATTTGGATTTGTGTCCGTAACCTTTACTGCAAAGTATTGATTATCAAAGTTAGTTCTTGCACCTAGTACAAGAGAACCTTCTTTAAAGATGTGATTACCAAATCTCTCAATCTGGTTTTGCAGTATCGATTGTAATTGTGTTAGTTCCCTCGCCTGTATGGCAACTGATGGTTTAAAGAGAACACGATGAAAGTTCTTGCTCTCCGTAAAGTCATCATAATAAGGACTAACATTTAGGTCTGTTTTCTGAGCCACTGTTAGTTATCCTACATTTCTATGATTAATTTGATATCCTCGATCTGGTCAGCTGCCCTAGCAACTGCACCACGATTTTCTAGGTAAACAATATCCCCAGAATTTCTAGCAACCTCTGGTCTAGTAGTATCAATCCCTGTACCAGCAGTAATAGTTCCTAACGATGTTCCAGCTGAACTTCTGATTGTATCTGCATTTGCAAAATCAGCATAAAGTCCTGTACTACCAGTTGATGGTAGGTAAGAGATTATTCTGTTTGTTGAGTCTACAGAAACTACTATTCCAGCAGCAGAACTTGCTGTTAGAGATGCAGTGTTTCTAATCTTATCATCTATTGCAGGCATAGTTGCACCACTTGCCATTGTGAACGCATTTGTTGCACTCAATGTGGCTGCAGATGATAAAGTGTTAGTTCCTTTATTTGTTGGGTTTACAATAAGACCTATTTGCCTAAAATCGTTATCAGTTGGGAAGTCACCAGAACCTTCAGCATACTCAAGTCTTGAGTTTACTATAATATAGTTTCCACCTAGTTCTTCAACTGGGTCTGCACCATGTCCATTCATAGGACTTATTACAACATCAAATGTTGCACCTGTTCCACTTCCTGCCTGTGCTTGTAATACTGTATTGTCAATTGCACCAGTAGTATATCCAGTTCCTTGTGCAAGTAGTGTTGCAGAAGTTACTGCACCACCAGATACTACTATAGTTGCTGTTGCACTACTTCCGTCTCCACCTATTGCAACTGTGTATGAGCCAGGAGTTGAATATCCAGAACCACCAGCAGTCATTCTGATATGTTCAATTCTTCCATGTACTGCACCTGCTTCAACATCCCATTGTGCAGAGTTGTCGTCAGCACCTGCTACAGTCAAACCACCCAAGTCACCAGCAACTGCTTCTAAAGCACCTAGTGTTTTTACTGGGATAAAATCTGATGTTACAAATTTAATAACTTCTGATGCAGATATAGAATACATGTATTTCCACTTGTATGAATCTGATTCAGTTACTATTGCAACTGTAGTGTGAGTTGGTTTCTGTGTAGATGTACCACCATTGTTATTTGATATACACTTATAGACATTATAGTCGTCTGTTAACACATAGAAAGTAGATGCCCATAAAGTTGATGCACCACTATTAGATGTGTTAGATGAAGTATAATTATGTCTATACTCATCATATACTGTTCCACTTGTCCAGTCTCGTCTGACTATGGCATGACTTACATCGGTACTCGCAATCTTTTTGAGAGCTACCATGTTCGCATATGCATCGTATTCGTCCTTTAACGAATCGACTGGTGTGTCTGGGTTTGTGTCGTCTGTCCATGCAGATGGTCTACCAATGAACATGTACATGTCTTCCCCAGCATCCCCAGCAACTTCACGAAATTGCTTTGCATTGTGCAAACGAAATTTTTCTGTAATAATCGCTGCCATTTTTTAATTCCTCGTTATAAAATTGGTTATTTTAATTTACTCTAATAGTATTTATACGACTTCTATGCACCAGATTGAATTGACGCAGAAAAAGTTAAGTTCGTTTGAATACCACTCATTTTATCTAATTCAGATATAGGTAAACTACCATATAGATTACTTATATCACTAATTGAGACCCCATTATATGGAGCCTCTTCCAAGAGTCTGCCAGCAACATGTTCCATAAGGATATTATCACCCTTACCAGATTCAGTATTAATACCACCTGTATAACTAGCTGCATTTCCAGATTCTTGTCTTATCCTTTCTTCAAACTGTAAAGTTGAAGAAAATCCTATTTTAGAAAGGTCTCCAAGTGTTGTGCCTAGACCTTGATGTTCTACACCTACTACACTTTCAGCTTCTTCCTGTACTAATGAACTACCATCTTCATATATTATCCTACCATGATCTTCATGGTTGATAAACATAGATGCAAAGTTCGGTGTTCTTTCTGTCACGAATACTCCAACGACTTCCGCCTCTGTAGCATCCTCAAGATGGATTTTACTTCCATCTTCCATTGTTAATTCTTCTGTTGGGTCTACAGTCCAACCATTACCCCAATATTGTTTTCCATCGGTTGTTATGGTTGAGTTGTATTGTTCTGGTTGTGGTTCTATCATCAAGTATCCTTGATCTGGTTCCATAACCAACCTATCCCCATTTTCTGCAATCAAAGTTTCTTCTTTCCCTATGATGACAGAGTTAATCCTTTTCGCATCAGATGGAATTGGTAAATGTCCTATTCCAGATTGTAAACCATGATGGTCATAACTGTTCCAATTACTATTATCTGAAACACTTCTAAACGAATCAACATTATGATTGTTTATAATAGAATCTCTACCAGCACTCTTTATTGTTTCACCCCATTCCAAACCACCTGTTCTTAGAAGGGTTGTGAATGCACTCTGCCCTCTTAACCCTTGTTGGTTTGTATCTTCTTTACTTGATGGGACTGGTAGCAAAGTTCTACCAGATTTAGTGTTTGCACTTGCAAAGGTTTGAGTCACAATAACATTCTTAGTTCTTTGTTTTGTTGCAGTGTCGTAGAACTCATTACCTTCGGCAGTAGATAATGTTTTACCTCTACCATGAAACCCACCTATTACATTTGCATGTAAGAATGTCTGACCACCACCTTCGGATGCAGTTGCACCAGAAACGGCAGTTGGTTCAGAGGTTTGTACTCTTTCTATTGGGTCTTCTTCAAATGGATAATGACTTTCTACTTTTGTTGCAGTGAAATGAGTTGTAGAACCAACCTTTATTGCTTCTGTTGTAAATAGTCCTGCCTGACCTCTTGTCTTATCGTCACCAGTATACAACACAAAATACTTGGAAGTGGTATTATGTTCCATTACCCTACCAGTTACATTCGTAGTTCCACCAGTTACATATGTTCCTATGGACAAAGCATTATCTAATGTGGTATAATATAATCTATGGTGTGCATAGTGTGGCATGATATCTAAATGTTTGTAGACCTTATGTCCACCTGCTTGCACATTTGCACGAATGATTCTGTCGTATAATCCTACATCACTCTCAACAACATCTGTTCCAGCAATAAATCCTTGACCAGAACCTTGATCTGTTTTAGTATTTTCAGCTACAACTGAGTTAACCTCTGCTTTCTTACCAGAAGATTCTCCTACGATACCCCAAGGCAAGTGTAATGCATTTTCAGATGTTTGGTTAGACTGCCATGCCTCTTTACTTGGTACTGGAAGACCCCAACCAGAATAATGATTATAACTACCATCAAGATATAAATGATTAACTGGGTCTTCTGATAAGTATTGTTTGATTGCAGTGTTGTCTGTTATTAAGTTTTCAACAATTATAAATGATGGGTCTGCAATTAAATTACCACCACCATCTCTTTCTCTATCTACAACCTTCATCTTCAATGTACTTAAATCACCACTTTCAGTTTTAAATTGATTCTGGTATACTGTTTCACCTATAGTGAAATCTCTTGCACCAGCAGGACTCATTGAATCTAATTCTAATGTTAATTTCATTCTATCATTAACAAGGAATCTTTCAGAAGTTATTATACCTTCTCCATTCTCCAAAACAAGATTATCACTTGTTCCATAGAATGTATCTTCTGCACTTCCATCTATTGTTGCATCTTCCAGTATAATTTTAACTGGGTCAATCTTAGAACCAATATATAAAATTGGAATAAATGATCTTGTAGTTTTTGTTCCGTCAAAGTTTGCATTATAGATGTCTGCACGAGAATCTATATTAGCAGTAACTGCCACTTCTCCAAAGAAGATTGTTCCTGCTGGGTTCAATAACTGTTTGACAATTGAACGATATTTGTTTATACTCTCACCTACCTTAATGACATATGAGAAGTCTTGGTAGTAGTGAGAGTCATGAATTCTTTGAGATGTTACAGAAGGGAATCCCTTATCGTCTGTATAGTTTCCATCTAGTTTTGCAACAACTACATTAGTTGCTCTTGCAGTTGCTGGATTTGATCTTAATACTGTATAGGTTTTATTGTCTGAGGTTGTTACTATTTCTCCCTCTTTAAACATACCCACAACACCTGTTAGTGTTAGTAGATGTCGATCACCATCGTATGATTTGATTGTTCCTGTTGCACCAGAGAAAGCACCTGTCACTGTTGTTGCAACAACTAGAGATGAACTCGGTGCAGAGATAATCATCTTATGTGGATAGTCTGGAATACCACCAGATTTATTAAAGTGGTTTCCTTCTTCCTGTACTCTTAACTTACCAATGGTTCCAATGTCTTTACCAAATGACATTACCTGTGCAGATGTACCTAATGTAAGATTTGAGTTTTTAACTATCGCAGTTATATCACCTGTTGACCTTACTACTTTAATTGTGTCACCAACAGAAGGTTGTGTGTTAACAGAAGAGGTTGATTCTTTTGCAACGACTAGTTTTCTAACTTCTACATCATGGTCTAGGATAGTACCCCAAATAGTTCCACCACCAGCATTTACTAAACTTTCCCCAACAAGAAAGTCTGGAGTAGTTGCAGTCCCAGTATAGAATATCTCTCCACCAACATATGCTTTAGGTAGACTTGTATATCCAACACCACCAGAGAATATTGTTGCTTTTGCAATTGCACCTGTTGGATCAGCACCAGATTGATCATAAATTAATGCACCACCATCTTCTAATGTAAGATTGGTTTCATCTGGTTGTGCATAGATATGAACTACAGTTCCAGCACCACCAACATAATTTGCATGTCCACTTTGTGCATAGGTTCCTGTAAAGGTTACTTTGGTTCCAGTAAGTATAATATTATTTTGTCCAGTGACTTCCTCAAAGTAAGAGAAAACTTCACCATTGTTTGAATCGGTTTGGTCTGATCGTTTAACAAATACTTGTACCTTCTCTGGATCGTAAACCATCATATGGTTATGTCTATCTACTCCATCAAATATTACTTGACCAGCAGTTGCAACATATTCCAATGCACCAAAAGTAGTTCCAGCCTCTAACATAACATTACCAGAGGTAGATGTTATATGACCATATGCAAGAGTACCACCTGTATCTCTATTGTCGAATACAATAAGGTCTCCATTAGAATACCCCACTCCTCTATTAGAAGGATCAACTATTATTTGATCTAAAGAACCATCTTCTATGGAACCAACTAATGCTTTGGAACGAAGTCCAACCCCAAGTTCTGAGGATGGTAAATTAATTGTGACTTGATCTGATACTGAATACAAAGAACCTTTATCTACATCCTCTGTATACATACCACCACCAACTACAGCTTCAGTATTAACAGTGTTGACTGTTTCCCTAACCATAATTGGAGTCTTACCATGAACTTCGTTTATGGTATTGTTTGATTGTGTTCCTTCTTCTAGTAATAATATGTTGTCTGTTCTATTACTTGATTGAGAACCAGATTCTAATAAGAATCCTTCGGTGTTATCTGACTCAGATGCAATAACATCTGTTCCACTTTCTTGTTTAATATAAAGTGAACCCTCAGATGTATCGATATCTCCAACAACACCACGAACTGTTGCAAGGTGGAACTTTGCTGGATTCTCTCTTGATTGAACTTCAACTTCATCCCCTATGGATAGTGTTCCAATAAAAGGAGTCTCTATTCTAATGGCATAAACATTTGTTCCTTCACCAGAGTCCACCCCAGTCATTTTATCTACTTGAATATCAGTAACTATTTCGGAAGCTGTATTTCTTTTTATGACTCTACCTAATGGATAATCCAATAGATTCTTAGTAGAATATAAATGTATAAGTTCGGTTTCACTCCATCCAGAATTAGAAGAAGTAATTACATTATCTCTTGGATATGCAATTGTAATATCTTCTCCGTATAGTATTCGGAAAAGAAAAGAATAAGATGCGAGATTACCTTTAGTAGAGTATATCTCGTTTATGTGTTTTGCAAGAATTCTTTTATCTGCAAGGACTGTAGAATCGATAGAGGGCATAAAGTCCTCTCTAAAGAAATCTAAGAATGATCCTGTTGTCTTATCTACATCTGCATATGAGAGTAGATTGTTTGCAGCCATAAGGGCATTACCCTTAAAGTTGTCAACCTTTGCAGTGTATCCACTGTTCTGACCAACAACTGTTTCATCTGGAAGGAAATGTGCTTCAGTAAATAACTCAATGTAGAGTTTAGAATTATTATTTCCTATAACATCGATTCTTGCAGTCGAACCAGATGTATTTCCAACGACATATTCCCCAGGCTCGAATGAACCAGTCTGAGCAATGTCGGTAGAAGAGTTTCGTTCTAAAACGAATTTTGTAGTGACGACTGGAGAAGGTGAGTAAGTGCCTTCCTCTTGGATAACACTTCCCTCACCAGTCTCTAGTCCAACAGTCTCTAAAACTGTACCATCCTTATAGACAAGAATACCTTTTTCAAGGAAGTCAAAATAGGCTTCCATGAAAGTGGTAAACCCACTACCATCCTCTGCCATAAAGTTTGGCAGTAATTCCTGTAGTTGGTCTTTAATCCTGTCGTGAAGAATTGGCATAATTAAGCGATTGTTCCACCATTGTTAGATAATACTACCCAACCATAAGTTGCACCAGTGTATAACATTATACATGAATCACCAGCATCAGCAAATGTGATCTTTGATCCACCAGTGAATGTACCATTAGGTGTTACTTCAACACCTGTACCACCACCATCAACTGCAACAACGATGAACTTAACTTGTCCTGTTGATCCATTTGGAAGTGTTAACACATCAGTACCTGAGCCACTGATTGTTAAATAGTGTGCAAACTTACCTGCTGTAGCAGTAGCTGCATTCGATGTGAATGAAACTGCTTCTGCACTAGCACTAAAACCCAAATAATCTGGAAGATTATTTAAAACATTACTCATAGATACTTTCTTGTTTACTGGAGTTCCAGAAGGGTCGTCTATTACATGTAGAAGGTCTTCACCCGCTACCCCTGTTCCTAAATCCGTTAGGGCGGTTACTTTTTTATCTGCCATTTTTTTGTCCTCTCTAAATTGACATTAATATAAACCCTGTAAAGGGAATTTTACTTCATGCATATACATGAATCATAGTTTAGGAGTGACTACTTGTTGAGGTGTACCCAACTCCAGCACTCGTATCACCAGATGCGATGGAGTCTGAAACTCCAGTCACACTTATCAATGATGTGTTTATATCCAGAAGGTTTCTTCTAAATGCAACTGCATCATATGAATTCGGAACTACTGTAAAGTAAATTGTGTTGTTAGTATTTTCCGTACTTACAACATTGATACCATTTAATGATATCTTACCATTACTGTAGTCAACTGTTCCTGCTTCGGAATCAGCATAAATTCTTGTTGACCCAGACATATAATATCGTCTGAGGTTTCCACTACCATCATCATCAAAGTAAGATGTATAAGCATCTCCAGAGTTGACAAATCCTGTAGTGACTAATATACCACCACCATCTTTATTGTATCCTGTATTTGGATTGTAGAACCCATTACCAGAACCATACTCTATTGTGTACCCTTTAGAAGTACCCAATGTTGGAGTTAAGGATTTCCTTAACTTGGTGTTTGTTATATTACTTAGTATACTTGATTCAGAGTTATCTATATCGTATTGCAATACAGACATTCTGAATATTGAATCGAACCCAGACAAATAGGTACTATCGTGATTAATAATAGCAGCCTTTGCAATGGTTTCTAATTCACCTTTTGTTTTAGTAGTTGCACGAGGGTTGTACTTAAATGTACAATTAACTACAATGTCAATAACCTCTGCATCTATAATCTCTGGTCTAACTGTTAACATGTTTAATGCTTTAAGACCAGTTTTTAAATTCTGTTTCTCAGTAGTTGTTAATGTGTTTACTGTCTGAGAAGGTTTAATGGAAATATACACCTTTCCATATTGTGGTGGATTATTATCTTCTCCACCCCAGACTGCAATTGAATCTGCGCCAGGATATAATGTTTGGAGTTTTGCTTTATAATCATCTACAGTCACTAATCTATTTTGAGAAGTATAAAACTTAGAGGCTGCAAATTTAATTGACTCGATTGATTCCTTTCCCTTTCCACCAGTAGATGGTATTCCTACTGTAATAGTGACATCTGAATTACCAGAAATATTATCGGACATGGAAAAGGTCTTAGCACCATTTGCATGACTATCGTTAGTGACCAAATATGATATAGTAATCGTATCTCCATCTAAAGGTTCTGCACTGACATTACCATCTCCAAAATATACTTCAAAGAATCCTTCATCATTTTCTTGGGCATACCAAACTGTAGACTTAGAGTTAACTGAACTGAGGTCTTTTGATTGAGTCCACGCAGTAGTCTTCTCCCCAGAAGTCACAGTAATCGAGACGGATGTGGTATCCACACCACTCTCAGTCATCGGAAATCTTTGGTTCTGTATCTGAGAATTGTACTTATAGAGATCGGTGTTCATAGACCCTTGATGAATCTCTAGGTTAGAGAACTTAAATATTCCATTAGAAGGGCCGATTGTTTGTGTGTCTAATACAACAAATGGATATGTGATTCCATCAAAACTAGTAGTAAATTTATGACCCCTACTTAGAGTTAAAGAGGTAGGAGTTGACCCACCTATACTTGGACTATTAACTTGCAGATCAATGACTGCTGTACTAGCAGATGCACTGGTCGGAACATACCCTATTTCCTTTGCACGAGAAACTACATTCTTTCTGATTTGTGCAGTATCCAAAAACATTTCGGATGCAACCATGTTAGCATTAAATGCTGATTGGTGTGAAGAGTATGCTAGAAGGTCTAATAACATACTTAGATTACTTCCTTCAAAGTCGTAGTCTTTTAATGTAGTTTGTCCTTTAAGATATTCTTTAAGGTTTGCTGATATATTATCGAAATCTAATTCGGTAATATTTACTTGATTACTTTTAATTGCCATTTGATTATCTCACTCTTTTTAATAGGACTGTTAATTCTTGTGGTTGTGGAGTTCCTTGAACTTCATAATGAATAGTAATATTTAAATCGTTTCTTCCAACTTCTCCAAATGCTATTTCAAATAATCTAACACGAGGTTCAAACTTCTGAATAGTCTTAGCAATGTCATCACCAATATCCTGTCGAGTAAACTCATCGTCCATCTGGAATAATCTTCCTTGTAGGTTTGCACCCAAAGAAGGTTTAAAGGGTCTCTCGTAATGATTAGTTAGTAGTATGTTTTTAAGGGATCGTTTAACTGCTTCTTTATCGTACTTTAATACTAAGTCATTATTAGATGGATGCGGAGTTAAATTAATATCGATATCAGTATACCACTTTCGTGCTACATTTTTACCCTTATTCGGTGTTACATTCATTTGTGCCATACTATTATTTATGCACCAAACTTATAAGGAATTGACATAAGGGTACATAAAAGTGTATAATAGGTACATGGGAGTAATAATAAAAATAAGGAGAAAGAAATGAGTCACCCTTCAAACGATATAATTGCTGATAACATCACAACAGATGTAATGAACATGTCTGACATCGATGTTGTTAAAGCACTGAATCCAGTCAACATGACAATGGTTTCAAAATTCACAGGAGACAAAGCACATGGTGCAAACATCATAGACTTTGCCAGAACAGTTTTAATTGATCAAATGTTCCACGATACAATTGGTGGTGCATTTCCAGATGGAATAACATAAGATGGCTAGATTGACTGACGATCAAGTAATTTATAAAATTTCTTCGGTTAATGGATATAATATTAAAGCATGGGATTGGGCTCAAGCAATGATAGATTATAAAGTCTACCTACCAAAATGCAGATGGGCTCATACAAAGTGGACTTGTAATCCAGGCGGAGATTGTAAAGGTCATTGGTATATGCCACAGATGAGAGACCTTCTTAAGGCATTAGATAAACAGAGAGGAGTATAGTATGAAGAACTGGTAATCACAATTAGTATACCCACGCCGTATAGGATGGGTTAGAATGAGTCCCTTCGTTTAAGGGACTTTTTTTTATCCAGACATAATCCCAATTCAATTGAACTCTTCCCATAGGGACACCCAGACGCATATTCCGAAGGAGACGATTTTAGGATTTTTTCATAATCTCTATTTAGAAATTCTGACGAAGATGCAGAATACAAAAGAAGTGTACCACATATCAAAAAGAATGCAAGTATTATTTTAATGTATAAAGGTATCATTATAATAAATGCCAAAGAAGAGAAAAGGTTAGATAGAGTGCAGATACAGATAGGAGTCCCAATCTTTGTTCTTTCCAGTATACTGCAAGGCAGATAAACAGAAAGACAAAAGTTATATCAAAGATAAACATAGCAGGTTGTGCAGTCCACTCTGCTATCTTATCCATAGAATAATATTAAAAACATAAGACCACCACCAATCGTATAAACTGCTAGTGATATTAACCACATTGGGATTTTATTCATTTCTTTCGTTGGTTGGTTAATTTAATTAAAAGGTATTCAAGAACCCTTATTAATTTTGCTCTGAGATTCATTGGAATTTCTTCCCTATCTTCTTAAACATATAGTATATAGATAGACCATAGGTCGCAAGAACTGTCATGGTTATGCCAATGTAGAAGAGTTCTACTGGAGACAGAAAGAGTATTTCCCAGACAAAGTTTGATGCAGCTTCTACATCACCTTGAGTAGTTGATATACTACCAACTTCATTGACTATATCTAATTCATATTCAACAAGAAAATCATTCCACTGTTGTTCAGTGAAACATATATTATCTTCTGGGCATCCAACTTCGTTTGACATAAAGGGTATTTAGGTTTTTTTACCCCAAAAAAAAAATTTATTACCAAGATATATTAAATCGATAAGGTATCCATACCCCTTTACCCTTTCTCTTGGAGTCCCAAAATAGTAAAACGGGGCTACTCTTCTGGGGGCGTCGTACTAACACTCTGGGTCTGGGCAGTGCCATCTGCAACCTTCTCTGCAACTACCTTGTCTAAACTACCACCTGCCTTTGCAGCGTTCTCTATTATACCATCAACCAGATCGGGCGGACATCCAGCAGGAAGAGGGATACTCAGTGGCATGCCGATAAGCTTGAGACAATCACAGAATGTAAATGGTATGAATGGTAATGATATACCTACCTTCTCTAGTAGAGACATGATCTTTTCTATTATTAATTCTATATTATACATTGGCCAATTAACAGCAAAGGTTCTCATGTTCTCCATCATTACCTCTACATCTTTCCATGATGCCTTTACCTTCTCTTGTATAGCACCACCCATGATATCCTCTATAGTAAACCCAAAGATAGAGATGCTTAGCAGTTGATCTTTAACCATAGTTGCAACATCAGTACCTAAAGTCTTTGCTTGTTCCTTAGCACTCTCTATAGCACCTGTGAGCAGGGCTTCTATGTCCAGTGTTAGGAGTGCTGCTATGTCAACAGTACCAAGAGATGCGAGTTTAATCAACTTTGCAGCTGCCTCTAGGGCCATATTGATGATCTCATTCATCGCATTAGAGAGTTTATTGACTAACCATTGCCATAGTTTTGCAATATTCATCTCATCATGACCAATTCCCATGTTCTCCCACACCTCAGTAAGTGATGGGGGCAACATCGCCATGAGTGCTTCCTTCTCATCTTGCCACATCTTAGTGATTTCTGCAATTAACTCGGCCTTATACTCTGGGTCTTTGAACAATTTAACCACATCTATACTAATTCCTATAGGAGTAGGTATCTCTAACTCCAATGGAATGACCTTTGTGATGATATCTGCAATTTTTATCTGGGTAATGAACTTCCATTCGTTATGAATCGACTGTCCTAACCTCTGAAAGGCCCATTCTGGTATCTTTACACTCCCATCTGGTATATAACCCATAGGAAAGTTCCCTAATACCTTCGGAATAAGGTCTACTACCTCTTGAACAGTACCAGCAATCTCTGCGAGCTCTCCACTTAGTTCTAATTTGGCTTGTCTTGCAAGTTCGCCGGGTACTGCAGCCAGTTGACCCAACATTTCTGAGAGTTGCTTCGGAGTAGGCAACAAAGTTGCTGGACAATCTAACACTATGGTACTCATTCTACCACCTCAGTGCATATTAGATGTCCATGATAACTCTTTGAACAGTCTCCGAGACTCTCCTCATCCGTCATCATACCTCTCCTCTCTATCACGATGTTTTCAGTTTTATTTTGTCCTTCCAAATAGTACACATTGTACCACAAAAGTCCACAAATACACACCAATATAAATCCGAGTATATTCCGTATCCCTTTATAGGTAAGGTCTGTAAGACCTCTTAATACCACTGCTAAGTCCATAAGCACACCCCTAAGACGATTCCGAACACTACCCCTTCTACCCATGATATCCAATACATGGTGTACTCAGAGAGTCCATAATGGGTCTTAAACCTCATTGCTAGTTGTTCATGCCATTCTATCATAGTTTTACTGCAAGTAGTATGAATATACCTATTTGTATGATGCATACAAGGAACATTAGACCTGCGAGTATCGTGTGATACCATATCCATCGTGTCTTATATGCATTCTCTATTGTTAATTCAGCAGGGTCTGGAGTTGCTTCTACCAGTTCTTCTGTCTCTTCTGGACTACCCCAGAGTATATGATACCATTTTTTACCCATAATACCACCTCAGTTGTAGTCCAATATAGTCTAAATATTCTTTTATCATCATGCTAAGCAATCCTCTCATCGTGATCCATAGGTCTAGTAATACAGTTTATCCATGCCTCTTGGTCAAAGGTCATCCATTCTGAGCAACTATCCCATAGTTCTTTATGTGGTGATGGGTTGGGAATAGGGTCTATATTAATTCCGTCCTCTTCTCCCTCTGGAAAAAAATCCGAGTCAGAGTCCTTCGGACAAATATGTGTCCCCTCGTGGTCGTTGTAGCAAAGTCCATCGAGTATCTCTATGGATGAACATGCAGAGATGATGAGTAGTATCATGATTAATGTTAGAGTCTTCACTATCTTGTCCTATTTGTAGTCTCCTAATCCCTTCATCCACATCACTAGATTGTATACGAAACCACATGAAAGTAGTCCAAATAGGACTGTATGCCAGTTGAATAGGAGCATAAGCACTGCAAATGAACCCATTCCTACATGGTGTCTATACATCATCCACCACAATTTATGCATTATCTTCTATGAATTTGACTACATCACCTATAGTTTTGAAGTTTTCTGCATCCTCATCTGGTATATCTACCTCAAATTCATCCTCTAGTTCTAGGACAATCTCTACTATTGTTAGAGAATCTGCCCCTAAGTCATTCATTATTGAATGCTTTTCAGTTATATCGCTTGAATCTATTCCAATTCCCCTTGCGATTACATTGATTACTTGGTCTTTCATTTTATTCCTCAATCATTTAATTAAAATATGTCAAATATACTACCTGTTGAATTTAAATTAACTTTATCTCCAGATAAATTAACATTTCCCTTTGCAGTCATATTTATATCTCCCTCAGTAGAGGTGATATTGATACTGTCTGTTGCAGTTATATTGGTCGTTCCTTTGGTCGATAAGTTGTAGTTTCCGTTATTTAATTCAATATCGGCACTCCCTGCTATGAGGATTTTCTTGTCTTTTAATATAATCTCGTAGTCATCGTTGACTATCTTGGTGACTCTATCACCTACTGGTGTGATCTCTATTCTACTACCAGATCGATGATATAGATGCATTCTTTCTGCATCTGGAGTATCATCTATCTCTACTAAGTGTCCAGATTCACTCTCAAATACATGATTATATGGGTAGGTTGGGTTATAATACCCAATTGTATTATTAACGAATGTCTCTCGTTCTCTTGGTGGTTCCTTTACAATACTCCCCTCATGAACTTCAATCATGTCATTAGGATATTGCTTATAGTCTCCCCTTGCAGATGGGTTAACATCTGACTGTTCAAAATACTTCTCTTTAGGGTAATTGACTGGTTTTCTATCACCTATTTTAGTACCAGAACCATCCAATTTCATCTCTACTGACTCTGGTGGAGAAGGGGCATCTGATAGTTTATTTGTCAATCCATGTGTTCTTGAACTATTTTCTTGTGGATTCTTACCATCATACTCGTCATATGACTCCCTTCTAGGGTCATTGAATCCCAGAGTAGGTTTTCTTTCAATTAATTTATCGTCTGATTGATCTATTTTATAGTGTTTTGTGGGTTGTCCAAATAATGACCCTATTACAACTGGGTCTTGCATGTCGTTTCCATCCCTAAAGAAACCCATTACAGTAGCACCTTCTACTAGTCCATGTGGTGATTGTCCTAATCCACTAGTTGCAGATGAGGTTGTAGGCATTAATACTTGGGCCCAAGGTAAATCTGGTGTTGCAATATGTTCTTTATTATCAGTATGCACCCCATAACACCTAACTCTCACTCTTCCTAGTGTTGCTGGGTCAAATCTATCTTCTATTACTCCTGTAAAGAAGATATAATTGTTTTTACCTTCAAATTTGATCATGTTTTATTCCGTTAACAGTTGTTGTTTATTAAACTGTTCTCTTAACCAATTATTATATCTACTGGTATATTCTTCGTAAGTATAGGTAGTTGCTAGAGGGTCTTTATTCTCATCACAATTATCCAACCACATTCGTCTCTTATATTGAGTAAATAGTTCTTCTCTGGAGAATTCTCCATCGTGATTTAGGTTTAATAGTTCTTCATTTAGTTGTTTCATGTTATTCCTCTGCTGGTGTTGCTGGCTCGTCTGGGTTTTCTATCGTCCATGATGGTTCATAATATTCAAAGTTATCTGGAGAACCTTTATGTCTACCATCTTTTGCTAAGTCTAATTGACAGGTTAATCCCTTCTTATCACCTATAAATGTACATTTAGTGACTAGGAATTTTCCATTAATCATTGATTCTTCCACTACCTCTACATCACCAGATTGTGCCATTGGAATTTTTATATCTGTCTCTACTACTAAACCACAATTAATATTAGTTCGTCCAGAGACTATCACCCTCATCGTGTTTGCATCTAATATATTTCTTACCTTATCTCTATGAAAATTAGATAATTTAGTATTATGGTGAACATTAGTAGTGGTGTCATTTATTCCATTTATATGTAGAGGGGATTCATATCCAAAATCTATTACTGCATCTGTATAGTCATGAATACTTTCCAATGTCTCTAATGGGCCTGCTACCTTAAACCCTTCGGGCCCAACTGCATTACCATCTGATGATACCTTCATTACTGCCTCTGGTGCTGTTCTAATAGGTAGTCCCTCAGATAAATGCATGTTTTGTTTCTTATACTTACCAGTTTTTGGATCAATATCCCAGTTGCTATCATCGATCAGTCTATAATTTAATTCTGTATATATTTGGGATACATTATTAAATGTAATTCTTTTACCAGAATATACTCCCTTTGAGGTTGCTTCTGAAATATCAAATAGTACAGGTTTCTTTGATTCATAGATGTCATATCCAGGCCCTTGTCTGTCCATCACCCCATCTCTTGTGACAATTTCCATTGTAGGGGATTCTTGTGGTTTTGGCATATAATCATAATGTTCTGATGGTAATACTGCACCAGTTCCAGACAGAGGTTTACTCCATTTTAATTTACCCTCTTTATCATACTTCACATTATACATATCACTTATGGTATTCAAAAAGTATCCACCTCTTGCAGTCTGATAGAAATAGTATGAATTAGGTGTTGAGGACACACTTGATCCTTCTTCACCTTCACCGGCTGACATTTTACTAGTCAACCATCGTATGGTGTCTTGAACAGTCCAATTGGGAATGACTACTGAATAGTTTTCTGGTTTTGATTGTAGTCTAACAGTCCAATATTTTCCAGAGTCATTTTTCTCTGCCTCATAGTCCAGTTTTAAATACTCTTCACATACTTTGACTAAAATATCAGATAAAGACCCTTGATAAGCTCGTGAAACTCTTTTTCTTTTTGACTCTAACCACTCTTGTGAACAGAAATGTAATGTATATGTTTGTATACTACCTCTTACAACCACATCACTTATCTTGTATATTCTAAATATTTGGTCAATATAATGATCATAATCTTCTTGCTCATCTTCAAGCTTTGTACCAGAAAAACTGATACGAATAAACTCTTGTCCAGAAAAACCCATTTGCTCAAACAAGTTAACACCATCAGCAATCTGTATGGTTCCAGTAAGGAAATTGTTATAGATAGATTCTGTTATTTGAAATTCGTTAAAGATACCAGTGACATCTCTCTGCAATCCTTGAGAATTGGAGATGGTTAGTGCGTTGATGAAGTATCTATTTGGGGTATTTTGACCAAATGCTATCATAATATATTAATCTCTTATTAAGTCTTTAAATTCTTTAACTACTTGATGTGCGTATCCTTTTGGAATATACCTAATGAATCTTCGTGCATCATTTTGTTCCCTTTCATGTTCTGCATTAGTTTTGACTGTATATGTTTCATTATATTGTGTTGTTTTATTACCATCATCATCAATATAATGATGTGGTCTATCTTTATAGTCTACTACTGATGTGACATTAAATGCCTTACCAGACTTAGACCCTGTGACTGTTTCGTTTACTTGGAACACTCCTACAACATCGTTAACTACGATATGGTCAAATGTTGGATCAATATTAATCGCATATCCGAATGCACCAGATGTTCCACCTATAACTTTTTCACCCATAGTGAACTTACTACTTGCAGATGACACTATAGATGTAGATAAGTCTGCAACTAATGACTTTCCAGCATACTTACGATTAATGTATTTTTCCATGAGTGAAGTGCTCTTTGGCCAATCTGCATGGACAGTTAATTCATCATTAACCAACCAGAATAACCAATAAAGAGTTGAATCTCCATACATTTTAGTTGCAAGTACATCTGGTCTATCAGTATCTTCAATGTGCATATAATTATATCCAGTGATACCTTCGTCTGCATCATCGAATACTCTTATTTGTCTGAATATATCTTTTGCCTTTACTAGATTACCATCATTCTTGATGTCGTAATCAATATTAGGAAAGTGTTTAAAATATTTAGTTAATGCCATTATCCGTCATCTCCAAAGTCATCTAGTCGTCCGACTGATTGTCCCTGTGGTGAGAACCATTCTCCACTTGAGTTTTGATGATACCCTTGCATCTGTAGTCCTATTTTTCCTATTCTTTGTTTCCAACTCATTTGGTTCCAAGTCATTGGTGCTGGATGCATTTCTATTGGTCTATCTGCGGTTCCCTCTGAGATGACCCACTCACCATCTTCTCCTCGTGTCGATACCATTCCATGTGGGAAGGCCTGTTCAACTGTTGTGTTCTGGTCTGGCCGAGGTGGGCCCATATCATCGGTAGCTACTTTAGAGACATTGGGATTATCTTCACCTATATGCTCTAAGTCAACATCTAATACCTGACCCGCCATAGTCAGTGTTCCACCACCAGCAAGAGTTCCAGTTTTGATTAAATTTTTCTGGTATGCTGTATAACTAACTTGGTTCTTGTATCTTACTCTATCCAGAGTTGATATTTCAGTAAATTCTAATGATAATTGAACTCCATTAGGATATATTTTTGAAGCTACTGTCACTTTACCTTTTTGTTGTTCAGAATCCAACTGACGATTTAATGATTCGCCTTCTGGAGTAGACGCACCAGCTACATAATCGTCATCTTTTTCTTCATCTATCTTGATAAATCCCATATCATGTCCACCAGAATAATCAACTGCAACTTTAGTTAAACAGGATAATAAAGGTTCTTCATAGGTACTCATGTCAGCACCATCTGGATTATGAAAATCAATCATAAAGGCAGCAGGTAGTTTATATGTTCTGAGATCGCCTGGTTCAACTTTTGGAAGAGATGCCATCTTCAACAAATATATTATTTTTTCTATATTTGCAGAATCTTTTGCGTTGAATGGATGTAAGTCCCATGTATAACTATGTGTTCTAAAGGAAACACCCTCAAATAGTTGGAATTTAACTGGGTTTATTACTGCACCATGTGCTAATGCTTGTAATCCAGAAGTCATTCCTTCTTTTGCTTGAGTCCACCCCTCATCAAGTCCTTTTGCAAGTGATCCACCAAGACTGCTCCAATCACCCTCTAAAATCCTGTTGATCTCTTCGTTTGCCAGACCAACCTCTTTAGTTGAATATCCAATTGAAACATCATCTGTATATTTAGGCATAGGAAGCCATATGTTTACTGGGTCGTCTAAGTTTGGGTCTTCTATAGTTTTTAAACTTATCCAATTTTTGACAAGTCCTTTCATCGCATCAGAAGGGAATTGTAGTTGTTCAGCTTTCTTTGGTGGTGTTTCTTTTCCGTCTGCCTTTCTTTCTGCTTTCTTTTCGGCTGCACTTGCAGTTGCTTTCATTTGGGCTGCATGTGATTGAATCTCTTTTGGAACATTGGATAACTTTATACCTGTTGCAGATGCAACTAAATCATCTAATGAATTTGCAATATTAGAATTGAATAGAGCACGATGCCCACTAAGTGCAGAATTTAAATCTGCCTTGATTGACCCCATTAGGGAACTTTTTAGTTTACTGAATAGTGACATAAATACCTGTTAAGTGAATGTTATTAGTTTCTATAGAGTATTTATATGAGTTATAAGGGTAGGTTCAAACCAATTAACTATAAAAAGTATAAAGGTGATTCAACAAAGATCATCTATCGTTCTCTATGGGAATTAACCTTTATGAAGTATTGTGATAGAACATCTCAGATACTTGAGTGGAATAGTGAAGAGATAATGATACCATATCGTAGTATAGATGGTAAAGTACATCGTTATTTCCCAGATTTCTGGATAAAATACCAGAATACATCTGGTCAAGTCATCCAAGAGATAATAGAGGTTAAACCTAAAGCACAATGTTCACCACCCAAGAAAGGTCGTAAATCTACTGGTCGTTTCATTGCAGAGGGAAAAAGATATGCAATCAATGAACTCAAATGGGATGCAGCTCGTGAATATTGTTTAGATCGTGGATATAAATTTCGTATATTAACAGAAGATCACTTAGTCAAATGACATAAATACATGTATGGCAGGTAAACTATTTGACAGGTTAGAACGAGAGGCATTTCGTGGTGGTATCACTGCAAGGACGAAGAAGTCTATGCAATGGTTCAGAACTCGTGTGTCTCAGATGAGGACTCCTAGTCGTAAAGGTCTGATTACAGATCAACGACAAAGAGCAACACCAATTTTTGGTAGTATGGCAATGATGTTTTATGATCCAAAACATAAGAAGACATTACCTTATTACGATAGGTTTCCATTAGTGATTCCTTTCCAGAAGGCAAAAGATGGGTTCTTAGGGATGAATCTACACTATCTACCACACACAATGAGGGCACAATTCCTAGATGCATTGTATGATACTGTTAATAATACCAAATATGATGATACAACTAAGATGATGATAAACTACAACCTTATTAAGTCCGTTGCACAAAAACCTTTCTATAAAGCAACTGTAAAACATTATCTTACTAAACATATAAGAAGTAAGATTGCACTAGTCGATTCAGCAGACTGGGAAATTGCAATATTCTTACCAGTAGAACAATTTAAGAAAGCTGGTATTAAACAAGTATACTCAGATAGTAGGAAAGCAATGAGATGAAGATAGACCAATTTAAATCACAATATGACTCGATGGCAAGACCTAACAGGTTTAATGTTGCAATCTTTGGTGTTGGAAATAAGGTAAAGGGACTAAAATTAAGAGGAATTAGATGTGAGAGTGCATCTCATCCAGGCCGTGGATTTATGACTGCAACACCAGCAGATCATGGCCCAAGAAGAACAGTTCCCCTTGCACCTCAGTATGATCCATTTGATTGTGTCTTTAGATTAGATAATAGAATGGAAGATAGAAGGATAATTGATCTTTGGCAAGAACAAATATTTAGTCCATTCCCAGAATTTATGAATAGATACCATGATGATTATCAAGGTACAATATATTTAGAACAACTAGACCATTATGGTCAATGTATTATGAGAACTGTAATGGTTGAGGCATTTCCTATGCAAATAAGTTCAATGGCATTCAGTCAAGATGATAGTTCTATTCAAAAAGTTAGTTGTCAATTTATGTATAGAAACTTCTATTCAGAATACCCCAATGCAGGCTCTAGTAGTCTTATTGGTGGATTCCTTAGTAAAGTAGGAAAGAAACTTGGAAGAAAAGTTCAAGAGAAATTAAATAACGAATTGTTTGGTTAGTAACAACCAACTATATGATGGAGAAATGAAAAGATGTTACCACAAGTAAACAAAGTTCAATATGAAGTTGAACTACCAGTAAGTAAAGAGAAGGTTAAAATCCATCCCTTTACAGTAAAAGAACAAAAGGTTCTATTACAAGCATTAGAGGATGGAAGTGCAAAAGTTATTGCAAGTTCATTGTTTAATATTACACAGTCTTGTTCAGATGTTGATATAAAATTTCTGCCAGGCCCTGATGTAGAATATCTGTTTATACAGATAAGAATGAAGTCTGTTGGTGAGACGAGTGTTATCAGTTATCCATGTGATATTTGTGAAACACCCAATGCAGTGACAGTTAACCTAGAAGAAGTTGTTATGAAGAATGCAGAAGGTAATGGACAAACAGTTGTCCAATTAACTGATGACATTGGTGTGACAATGCAACCACCAGTCTTTGGTGCAGTTGAATCTCTGATGGAAGTATCCCCAGAGTTGAATACTGAGATACTATTTAAAATGGTTGAAATGTGTATTGTTAATATCTTCGATAAAGAAGAGGTTCATACAAGAGATGATTTTGATATTGAAGAGTTAGGTCAATTCATGGATGGGTTAACTGGGGAACAATTTGAGAAGATGTCAAAATTCTTTGAAAATTTACCCAGACTTGGATATGATATTAAATTTGTTTGTAAAGACGAGAAGTGTGGATACGAAAATAGCATAGAGGTTGAGGGACTTCAAAATTTTTTCGGATAACCCTTTCTCATGAAACATTAGCTAATTATATGCAGACAAACTTTGCGATGATACAACATCACAAATACAGTCTGAATGAATTAGAAGGAATGGAGCCTTGGGAAAGGGAGTTATACATAACTCTTCTCACTCAATGGTTAGAAGAGGAAGAGATGAGACTCAAACAACAGAAGAATGCGAGATAAACTCCATTCATAGATTATAATAGGAGAGTATTATGAGTGATGATAGAATTGTAGGAGACATGACTAGAAACGAAGTCCAGATTGATCTGGATAAGTTCATGAGCATGTCAGCAGAGATATCTGACTTAAAAGATAAACTAAGGGAAGCAACAGACCCAGAATTAGAGGATAAAAGAAATCCATGGCAGAAGTGGATTCATGCAGCTAAGACTATGGATGCATGGAGAATCATACCAAGATTATTCTTAGGTGTATATATGTACCTACTCTATTTTTCAACATTCTGGTTCATGGAATTAGAGGCCCCTACATTAGAACAATCTGGACTGATATCCATATTGGTAGGTGCTGGAGCTGCATGGTTTGGACTTTATGTCAACTCGGCTGCAAAAGAACACGGCGACAACAACCCAAATTAGGAAATAAGAAATGTCATCTGACCAACACATTAAAGACCAACAGAAGAAACAGGCTGCAGCAGATAGTAAATATCAAAAACTAGAACAACAACAGTCCAATGAAGATTTAATTGTTCAGAAGGAAAGGTTAGCACTTGATAAAGAAGACCTTGCACTTCAAAAGAAACTTGCAACTGCACAAAACTTTGCTGAGTTGGGTAAGATTATTAAAGACAATAGTGAGGAGTCTGCTAAAACACGATCTGGAATGGATATTAATAACAGCAAGATGAATCGTGATAAAAAAGGTAGATTTACTGGTGGAAGTCACTTAACCGAAGAGGGAGAAAAAGCAAGAGTCACCGATCTAATCAATAAACTTGATGGTAAAACTGACGAAGAAAGAGCAATCCAAAGAGAGAGTAAATTTGCATTAGTTGAGACTCAAGATGCTATAAAATTAATTTCTGAAAATCTTGAGGTCACTGGTGGTAAGATCGAAGATTCAAACTTCAAAGACCTCTTGTTAAGAGAGAAGGTACTTCAACAGGAAGTATTAACTGGTAAACAGTATCATAAACCTATGAAAGAGATATTGAGAGATATGACACCCTCTTATAAAAATTTTACAGCATACATGGAAAAACTAGGTGGGACAATTGAAGGTTGGCAAAAAGATATAACAATGGGTTCCATAGGATCAGATTTAGCATCTGGTCTTAAAGGAGACATGATGAGAATCTCTGGTGGTATAGGTATGGTTGTTAATAACATACCATTTCTTGGTACTATATCTAGTTTTGTTGGAAACTTATTGAAAAAGTTTATTGCAGAAACATATGTAAGATTGAAAGGTGCAAGAGCTCAAAAGAGAGCTCTCGACACAATGGCAAAACTTCAAAAAGAAGGAAATGTTTTAGATAAGAAGAAGTTAAAGGCAGATGCATCTCAGAGAGAGAAGAATGCTAGGTCAAAATTAAAAGAAGGTAGGAAGAAGGAAGAAGGTAAATCTTTAGAAGTTGATGAAGATAGTGATCTAACAATCAAAGAAAAAGGATTGTTGGGTATAGCTGCATTCTTAGGTGTTGCAGCCGTCTCTGCAGGGCCTGCTGGGGCAGGACTTATGGTTGCAGCAAAAGGTCTAGTTGCATTTTCCGCTGCAATGACGAGAGGTGCAATAGGTATTATTGCTGGTGGAGCTGCACTCGGATTAGGTCTCCTTGCAATCTTTGGTGCATTTGCACTTGGTGAAAAAATGGGAGCATTCGATGGAATGCAATCATTTGCAGACTTACCCATGTTGGATATACTTGCATCAATGACAGGACTAACTGCACTAGTAGCTGTAGTTGGGATGTTAGTTTCTAGTGGTGTAGGAGCATTGGTTGCAGCTGCTGGGATTGCAACATTATCTGTTATGTTGTTAGCATTAGGTGCATCTTTAGGTAGATTTGCAAAGGATGTTAAACCCTTTGCAGAATTAGACACCGATATAATAAAGAACAATATCAAAAATCTTGCTGGTGTCAGTGCAGAAATAACAAAACTAGTCTCCTCTGTTCCAACAACATTCTTTGATAGACATTCTCCATTAGATGGTATGGTTGATAATCTAATTAGATTACAAGATATTAAGAGTGAAAAATTAGTAAAAATGGGCCCTGCAATTGAAAGTGTTGCAAAAGGATTTGGTATGTTCTCTGGGATAAAAGGTGCAGATATAGGTTGGTGGGATAATCTAACAGGTAATTCACCAATTGACCTATTAAGAGAAGTTGGTGATCTTCCAGATAACTTTGAAGGTAAGGCAAATTCAGTTAAGGCAGTTGCAGATAGTTTTGATATACTCAAGAAATCATTAGACGGATTTGATAAGGATGCACTTGCAAACTTTAGGTCTGGACTAGAGACTTTGGGTTCAATAGATGGTCTTGTTATTACACCATCAATGAATGTTGCAACAATGGGAACAGTTATAGTTCCTTCAACATCTGGTTCAACACTAACTGAATCTGCAAGAACGATTGCAGATGGTAGATCAATGCAACAAGGTGGTGGTGCAAATATAAACCAAGTATTATCTTCAACTAATCCAGTTAATAATATAACTAAGAATATTCAGATAGTTGAAGCATTAAACGAAGAGAAGGGAGTTTCCCAACAACTATAGTGCGTGATGGAGGCGTGTGAGTGAGTGAAATGGATATTTACAATTATACTTCTCATATCTGCAGCGGGTAGTTGCGAACCTTTGCAAGCAAAACCCTCAGATTGGTCTGAGAAGGAACAAAAACTCTGGAAGTCTTATGTAGCACTTTCTGTTCTTGATACATACCAAACATTTTCAATGATAGATTGTCAGAAACAACCATATTGTCCTATCGTTGAAAGGAACCCAATATTAGGAGAGAGACCTACAAAGGGTCAACTGGTTACTCTAAAACTTTTTGGTAATATTCTTATCTATAATATACTTGATGAACAAGTGAACGATAGAGAGAAAGCACTCAGATGGTTAAATGGAGTTCAAGGAGTAGTCGTTATGCATAATGGAATCTATTGGTATAGAAAATTTTGAAGTGATTGAACTGGCCCCTTCTCCCGCCGTTAATCCGATATCCTCTGCCGCTTGATATCTTTCCTCGAATTGAGTGACCCCATCCGTCTGTCCTCAATCTGACTAGCACTCGAAAACTAGTCCCCTACTTCTTTAGTGTTTGTGCATTATATATTTATAAAATTCACATTTACAAACTTGTCTAAAGAATCTTAAACATCATTTGCTAACTTCTCAAAGTAAGACATTGATTCTGTCTCGGCCGAGTCGTTAACTACTGGTGTCACTGGTTCAGATGCAACAGGCATTGGTGATGGATGTGCAACATCAGAGTTGTCTTGACTAACTGATTGTGCAGTTGCGGATCCAACAGCAAGTCCTAGAACTCTATCCAACTTCTCTTTCAATTCATCAAAAGATTTGAATTGATCTGGTGCAATTACACCAGCAAGAGAGTGTTGAGAATTCCAAGTTGCTTCCAATTTTTCATCATCATCAAACAAAGGTCTTGGTGCAGTGAATTCAGACTTATCATAGTTCCAGAATCCATCTACTTTCCTTACCTTAACTTTAAAGTTTGCACCTTCCCATAAGTCAAAAGGATTAACTGCTTGTTCATCCTCAAACTGAGGTTGCATTTTATCCTTTAACATCTCAAAGATTTTCTTACCGAAACGATAAAGCATAACTTTACCTTCGTTCTCTGGATGTGCTGGGTCTGAGACAACATAAACATTAGATACATAATGTAATCTTCGTTTCTGTTTCCTTGCAATATCTTTATTTGCTTCGATTCCAGAGTTCCATAGTTCAGAGTTGTAATCTGAAACTGGGTCGGAATTTCCAAGAGTCGTTAAACTCTTTTCAATATACCAACCACCTGGCCCTTGAAATCCATGATCCCAATACTGAACCCAAGGCATGTCTTCACCATTAGGTGCAGGCAAGAACCTTAGTTCTGCATATCCATTACCAGATTTATCCATTTCTATTTTCCAGAAACGATCATCAGCAAATGATTTTTGGGTATTATTTCCACTAGAGGTTTCTAGTGATTTTTGCAGTGTATCGAACCCACTGCGGTTTCTTTTTAAGTCTTGAAAAGACATAATATTTTCCTCGTATTTATCGTGTTAAATGTATTAATCGTTTATTACATCATAAGTTAAAGGACTCACACTAAGTTCATCCTTCATTATATAATAATCTATGTTTTGGAATGTGTCAAGTAATAATTTCAGTTGTGCAGTTTGATTACCTTTAAAATTATCGTTGGGATTCACCATTGGGTCTCCCTTCAATCTTTCGTTCTCTGGTGCATCAACATCATCATAACATTCACTTCCAGCATAGATGTTATTATATTTAGTACGATCATAATTCCAGATTGAGTCAAACCCAACAAAAACTATATTATCATACTCATTCGTCTTTGAAGCCATTGCAGCTGCACTGGTTCCACAGAAGAAATTGGTGAATAAATCTGGTTCATCATCTGTTCCAGTTATACTCTTAATTCTATATTCTGGTCTGGTTCCTATCGCACTGATAATTCCATGACCACCATGAACAGTCACATGTGTGTGACCATCATTTATAAATTCTTTTACTTCATTCTCTTGTTCTAGTGATGGTTTTAAATGAAGTTCATACATCTCTCTAACTATCCCTTGACTCCATCCACTAAAATAACATTGATGATATATTGGGTAATCAGTCATGATACATTCAGACATGATAGATACATCTAGGATGGTTAAGTAGTCTGGTTCATAGTCTCTAAACAGTGCATTACAACCCCATATGTCCCCGCCAAGGACATTTAAATCTAATCCTATCCTAGACTGACCATTGCCTATGATATATGCAGTTCTAGTTCCATCTAATGATAGGTATGAACTAGATGGGAAATTTCTATTCAATATTTCTGTTGCAGTTCCTTCAAACATCATAATCTTCTTTCTTCTTCTTTAATATAGTACATTCTAATTGTAAAAACTCTTACTAAAGATACCATCATCACTGCACCAGTCACTACTATCGATGTCCAGAATGTGGATAATTCTAATAGGTCTAAACATATATAAAGAAATGCAAGTGATACAGGCCAGTTGACAAATGTTCCACTTAGAACAGTTATAAGAGTTTCCCTCATTGCCTGTTTCTGCCTTCTATTCACTCCAAACCTTTAATAATATATCCGTAATCTTCTTTTCATCATAAGGTAAAAATGGTATTAATTTTTTCATTCTATTCTTCACTTCTGGCCAGACATAAGTTTCTTTTATAGAAACCCCATCAATAAATTTAAGTCTTGATTCAATGATTCCAAATGTGATGGGATTAATAGTTCTGGATAAAAGATTGCTGACAATAATGGGATGAGTAGTATTATCAGTGCAAAATAAATTATCCAAAACATCTGTAGATGCTTGTAAAGTTCTGCAATCTTGTTCAAAAGAATATGAAAGGGATTGCATATATTTTTTGTAAGTAGTGTAGTTATTTTCACAATCTTGTGTTAATAGGTCTCCAGCCCAATAGTCTTCAATGATAAAGTTTGCAATAAGAAAATCTTTGAGTTCCTTACCATGATTCTTTGCAAGTTTTCCAAAATGGAACTTGTCTGATCTCTTGAGATATGAATCAAAATTTGTTTTAACCTTACCATTATATTTTACGAAGTCGTAATCAGAATTAAAGTGTAGTTTCAATCCTAGATATAATTCAAATGCATTATAACCTGTTCTTGAGTCTACCAATGGGATGACCTTTTCCTAGCCTCCCAAACTTCTTTCTCCAATCTTATTCTTCTTTCATTTAATCTTTTTCTTGCATTAATCTTCTTTTGTCTTTTCTCAGAAGGTTTAATATAATATTGACGATCACGAACCTCTTGGATGGTTCCAGCTCTTTCTACTTTCTTTTTGAATTGTCTAAGTAATACATCAAAAGGTGGTGGGCCTTTTGGTTTATCGAACTTCTTCTTCTTAAAGTTCTTATTCCTGTCGTATCCTTTTTGTTGTTGGGGTCTTCTATTAGGTTTCATTATCTTCCTTGTCCGCGATATGGCTTATGTGATCTTTTTTTGTTCTTGTTCATGCTGGAAGTTGCAATCTTAACTTTTCTACCTCTTCCACCTTGACCAATTGATGAAGATTTCTTGGTTGGAGAAATTGCAGTAAATCCAAATCCACTTCTCTTCATTAGTTTGACTCCTTCTGTTGAATGTATAATGAATTATTCTTCATTGCTTCCATTCTTTTAATGTGATTAGAATGATGTATTCTTTTCTTTTTAAAATCTTTATTGAATCTTTTGTGTGTTATTGCCATTTCTTATACTGGTAGTTTCCCCTTACCTTTTTTGTTATTCTTAATGAAGTTTAAGTCTAGTGCGTCTGCCTCAATCTTTGCCTTGAGAGGTGGAGTGATTAAGTGTTTGACTGACTCTGGGTCTAAATGTTGTTTCTCACAAAATGCAACTATAGCATCTATGTAATTCATATTTTTGTCGAGAACCATCTCTTCTATTGCAGTAGAGAATCGTTTTTTGGTTAGTATCATTCTATCACTATTTTTTAAACTTACTATACTAGTATACTACAGAATCCTCATCTGTCAAGTGTTTTATTTTGATTTCTTTGATGTATTCTATCATCCCACTCTTGAATTGCCTTTACAATGGCTTCTTCTGCAAGCACACTACAATGTATCTTGATAGGTGGTAGTTCTAATACAGTTGCAATTTGTTTATCTGTTATCTCTTTTGCTTCTTGAATAGTTTTACCTATTAACATATCTACAAACAAACTGGATGATGCAATTGCTGAACCACATCCGTAAGTTTTAAACTTAACATCTTCGATAACATTTTCATCTGTTAGTTTTAGATCAAGTTTCATGACATCACCACAAGATGGAGCTCCTACCATACCACTAACCACATTAGGGTCATTAGGGTCGAATCGTCCTACTCCATGTTTAACTGGATTGTTTAAGACATCCTCGAATCTTTCTACTACTTGTTTACTATATGCCATCAGTCAAAGAATTATTACTTATAAATAAGAGTGATACAAATCCATTGATATCATTTATGATTGAATTTTTATTCAATTTGATGTTTAACCTACTATTATTTAGGAGAATAATAAAATGAGTCACCTTAAACAACTGGTGGCCCAACATGAAAACGAGATAGATAAGATTATTGATGTTGCAGAGTTTATATTTTTTTTAACTGCACCTTTAGCATTCCCAGTATTCGTCATAATGTTTAGCTAACAACTATTTACCATATAATTCTCGATATTCTTGTCTATAAGATTGTAATTTCTGCACCCATTTTTCATTAGGTGTTTCAATAAACAACTGAGAATTCCCATCCGCTACTGCAATCAAGATAACCACTTGATCTACAGGTTTCCCTGTGCGCTCTTCAAACATCTTTGCATATGCAGTTGTCTGCATAAAGTAATTTGTTATGTATTCTGGTTTCTTAGGTTTTGCACTTGTCTTAAAATCGATGACTGCAAGTTTACCATGCCAGTCTGCAATACAGTCTACCCTACCAGCAAGTTGTAGTTCATCACTATAGAGTGATGCCTCTAATGCATGAACAGTTCCTATCTGGTTGAGTAATGGTCGGATGGTATTAAATGCATACTGAGTAGTAGGCATTGACTTAATATACTTTGAATTGAAGTCATCGTTATTGATATAATCTTCTATTAAATGGTGAACCTTAGTCCCATGTCCACTTGCTTGAGTGGATATCTTATTGGCCGTCTTCTCACCTACTCGTTTTCTCCATTCCACAATACCTTTCTTACTTGCAAGACCTGTCACTGAGGTAACAGATGGATAGTTATTTCCGTCTGGAGTCGTATAATATCTCTTACCATCAATGTTAGTTGTTGGTAGTTTATCAAAGGTATCTTCGAGTATTGTAAATTCTTTTACTTCTTTTAAATTGTTCATAGGTCTATATCATCGTATCCTACAGTGTAGAATACTGTTATTTCTTCTCCAGATTTAATTGGTTTAATTGTATACAATTCCCTTTGTTGTCCTTCATGGTAATGTATATTCGTATTGATAAAACAGTTTGGGTTGTCTGAATGGTTTATAAAACCACCAAGAGGGGTTCTAATCCAGTCCCATCTTTTTGCTTCCCATATGTGAGATTCACCAAGATAGATTCCTGCTTTAAAATCGGTTGTTGCAAATAGTCCCAGTCCATTAATTTCAGAGTGATCGATAGTGAGTCCATCTGTTAATGGACGATAGTGGTGTGTTCCAAATTTCATAATTAAAGTTTATCAAGTCCATGTTTCTTGATCACATTATCCCTTTTTACTTCTGTGGCAGTTCGTCTTCTCGTTTGACGATCTAATGGAGAGTTGGGAAACTTCTCTCCTACCTTACTTAATACTTCATTAAACCCACCACTATTACCTAAACCAGTTCTTTCTCCAACAGTGGATACTTTTGTAGGTGCAGTAATGATGACTCCTCTAACATGAGGATTGTCTTTAAGAAATCCTTCTCGTTCTTTCCAAGAACAAAATATTTCAAATTGTTCTCCAGTCTCGGTATTTTCAAATTCATATGTTGGCATTAGTCTCTATCCTCTTTACTGAATATACTCCAGAAGAGTATCCAGATAGTTCTAATGATAGGAAGTCGTTCTATGTTCATTATTTACCCTTAGTCCTTCATTAAATCTGTTACAGTAACAGTATTACCTTTTAAATTAGAAATCTCGTTAAGTTGTCGTGCATTAGGTTCCTTAACTTTTAAAAGTCTTTCTAATGCTCTTTCTCTTCTTCCTTTTCTTCCACCTGTATGGCTAAATTTTCTCATTAATCTTTCTCTTGGACATTTATCTTTAGATATGCCCCTTTTCCTTCTGTTCCATCAGCAGATATATGTCCACCATCGGTTTTTTCGTAATCTTCTTTTGATACATCTTCTTCAACATCCCATTTTCCAAATTCATGGGAAGCAAGAACATAATCAAGTTCATTCTCCTCACCTTCTTTAACATCCCATTTTCCGTATGAACCTGTTTTCCTAGTCATCAATCCACTGGGCATAACATTAAATACTAATGTAGTTCTAAATTCATCTTCAAACTTATCATCACTCTCTATCACTTCATGAGTGACATGTGCAGGCCATAATAATATCATTCCTTTCTTGGGAAAAATAATAAAGTCACTTTGATTATACATATTTGGACTACTATGTGGCCAGATGAATGGTGTTCTTGAATCCCAAGCTTCCTTTGCAGAAAGTCTTAATGGATTTCCATCAGAAAAATAGAATATACCAGATAACATACAATATTATGATCATGTTGCATGATTGCCTGTGGTGCATTGTTTAAACTCATTCCCGCCCAAGAATCTGATATAACTAAATCAGTGTGATCTGGCATATCATATTCAATATGATTAAGTATAAATGATCTTGCATGTTCTAATGCAATCTTTTTTAGGTGGGAAAGTTGTGGATTGTTTGCAAGGATGTTCATGAGTTTATGAGTCATGACAAAATCACTATAGGATTGTTCATCAGTAGCAGGATTCACTACCCCTTTTATTGTATCTGCTCCCGCTTCCTTGTAACTACCCTCGTATCTAAGTGAACCTTTTGCATCCTTTAAGGTAGGCATATGTTCTTTTGCTTGATCTTTATTAAGAGTAAATTGAACTGACTCAACAAAATCTCTATCGGAATCTGTATATTCAAATTCACCTTCATATAGAGGCGTACCAAACATCGGATGGACACCACCTTTAGTCATTTTGTAATTTTCTCATAATATAATAATTAATTCTAAGTAAGTATTTTCAATTGTGCATTCTCATTTACTAATTGACCAACTCGAATCATCAAGTCTCTATTCTGTAATTGTAAATCATATACATTTTGTTTCAATTGAGTTATCTCAGATTCCAAATTAGGCTGTCTTCTTTTCGCCCGTTCCCTTTGCATTGAGATGCTTTTGCTCTCTTTCATGTCGTTTTTCTCTATGTCTGAGTATTGCTTTGATAAGAACTTTTTCTTTCTCAGAGAATACATCAATAGTCTTAGGCCCCCATAAAGTACCAAACCTTGTAAGTTTATCAGAAGCAGACATCATGTTATTCCAGACATCATCCTCTGGACATCCCTTCCTGTCTTTTTCAAATAACTTACGACTAAACCTCAACGATTTGGTCTTGTGATCTTCTGCGAATGCAGATAATTCTCTTCCAATTTCAGCAAGTTTTAACTCACCTTCACTTATATCATAATAACCCATTTTTTATCCTTGTTTTAATTATAAAAATCTTAGTGTACATTATACACAAAGATGTACCCTAGTGTCAATTGATAAGATTCAAAGGAAAGTCTATAACATTTCCTTTTATTGCTTTTTCAGCCTTTTCAATTTCTTCTAAGTCTTCTTCTAATTCTGCTGGGACTGGATAACCCATCGACAATAATACATCTTTAATTTCTTCTGGATCGGTTATTCCGTAATCAGAAGATGCATCATACCATCCTTCTTTAAGGATGTCTTCTCCATTTTCTTGAATGATTCCTTGTCTTGTTCTTAAATATGTGTCTGCTATTAATGATAAGTGTGTACATGCACGATATAACCCCAACCAATTTAAATCAACAGTTGTTGGGTCTATGTTTGGGTTCTCTGCAAATGCAATAGATACTTTCTTGAACCAACCTTTGTCTTGGTTGATGACAAGAGCAATATCACCCTCGTCCATTTTTAATAAGTGTTCTGGTTTATCTGTCATTAACTTGCAAGTGGATGACCTGCTGGATATTCTGTAGAGCCAGGAACTTTTCCATCCTGTCTAGTAGTATAGACTGTTGAGTTCCATTGTCCATTTCTTTTTAGGTGTCCAAAGTCTTCCCTATCCCAGAATTTTTCCAGTTTGATTACATTAGGGTCATTCTCACCCCTTAACATTTCGTATTTGATTTGCATACCAAATACTCCTATTAACCACCCATCAGTACATGATTGATCTCTAGTTAATATACCACCTTCAAATTCTGTTAGGTAGTCTAATGATTTTTCCCACTCAGCAGTGCATAACCATGATCCATCACCTTGTTTATCATAAGTCACATATGATAATTCAACACCCTTCCTTTGAGACCAGTTGACGGCACTAATAAGATCATCTTTAAATGTTTGCGTGTAGTCTGGATCAGATGAATCTTTTCTAGTGTCTGTAAGTGTTATTTCATCATCTGCATTTGCATCAGTATGATATGTTCCGCCTGGTGCTTTTGCATCATCGGCTGCTCTCTTGTTCATAAACTTATCTAATACAGTGTAGTCTGAACCACTCTGTAATTTTATGTGTTTGGAGTATTTTACCTCTCCTGTGCCTTCCCATGATGGTGCTGACGATATACCCATTGTCTGTTAACCCCTTGTTACCTTTTTGACTCTTTCTATATGACCTGTAATTATTGCAGTACGATTTGGCCAATAGATGTATTCCTTATCCTCATTCTCCATTAGTTTGTAGAGAAGTGGTAGGATAAGTTCTTCTGCCTCTGCAAGAGAGGACTTTAGTTTAGAAACTGCAACATCAGTAGAAGAACCAGAAGATACTTTTGCTTCTTCCAATTCATCCAGTGCATTTGATACGACCTTAGTTAATACATCGATCTTACCATCTAACACTTCTATCTGTTCACCTCTAACTGATCCAGCAGAACTCTCTGCAACCTTTTTTAGATCATCTGCAATCTTCTCATTGAGAGCTGCAGACTCTCCAGTCTTGGTTACAAGTTCATCTTGATCAACCGCGGTAAAACCGAAATCTAATGTTTCTTTTGCCATTTCTTATTTCTTTTTCCTGTTTGCTTTTGGAACATCTTCTTCATCTGTATCAGATTCAGAGATGTCTTCTAAGTTTGGTGCAGAAGGTTCCATCGATGCTCCACCGAATTCACCCTTTGCTTCTTGAAGAATTCTACCCTGTTCTTGGGTCTCTGCAATCAATAAGTCTCTTAATCTACCTACTGTTGAAAACTCTTCACCCTTAAATGCACTTCTTTGTGCAACAGTATCTATAACTGCAATCAGTGATGTTAAATCCTGTAAGGATATAAACCTCAATTGGATTGCTGGTTGTTCTACTTGTTCATTTGCCATAATAACTCCATAATATTAAAGTGGTAGGTGGACTGGCGTTCCTACCTTTGAAAAATTTGACTTCTCCTTACCAACCCAAACAGTTAATGGATAAAACCCCATAATCAAATGTTGGATCACCCCCTTATTGGTTTGTTGAAAAATCACTTCATTCATAATTTAATCCCTCATATCCTATAAAGGACTTGAAGGAAATCTACTTACTGGATTGGGAGCCGTACTCCCAGTATCCGTTTTCTTAACTACTGGAACTTCCCAGTCTACATTACAAGTGTAATCTAAGCCTGGAACTGTCCAAGTAGATGAACTCCTATTATATAGGAACTCAATTACTTCATCCCTAGTAGGATCAAGTAATTTCATAAGACCCATTACTGGATCATAATGTCTAATTTCTGCGATGCAATTAACACCATTACGAGTGTAAAATACACTTCGTTCAATGTCCGTTAGTCCTAATTTGTTTGTTGCACCCATACTTCTATTTATACTACTGAGGACTTAGAACGAATCCTGCTTCCTCACATAGTTCCTTAGTGATGTTCTTAAATGGCATCTTCTTCATACGAATTTCGTTTAAGAAGGTTGCTTCTGTTTTCTCTAATGATCTAAGAGTATCCAAGAAAATTTCTTCTCTCTTCTGAGGTTTTGCTTGGCCACTACCACCCTCAACCCAATACTGCATTCTTTTATACACTCTTATAAGTCTTTCTGGTGCCATATCGTATGCACGATCTGGTGTAGTGTCGTCTCCGATAACAAAGTTATCTGGTAAACCATCTGGTAAAGTAAATTGGACTCTTTCATCAAATGCAGCCTTTAGACAATAGATAACATCTTGTCTTTTGTTATACTCTGAGAGTAATTCAACTCTTTTTGTCTTAGGTGCTTTATCGACTGATTCAAGTATCTCTATAATACTTGGTGTTCTTGGTAAATTTGGTTTACTCCAAGCAGTGACTGGTCTACCTGTTTTCTTAACATAGTCAGGCCCATCTAAAACTTTCTCTTTAACTGAACCTTTTTCAACTGGTTTGAAAGTTGCACTATCGTCTCGTTTTTCAGTCCCTACTGGTTCAAATGATCTGGAGTATTCATCCCTTTCATCATCAACAACAGTATTTGCTGGAATACCTTCTTCTTCAATAACAAGATCAGCAGCTCGTTTCATGTCCTCGTCACTAATACCATTAGTTCCTTTCAACATTTCTTTGATCTCTTCAACTTTCTTTTCTTGTGCAATAGTCTTTTTATTCTTTGCACCAGCTGGTCTGCCTCGACCTCTTTTCTTCTCTGTATCTGCCATAACTAAAAATCTCCAATATGGGTTTGCAAGTCCATGAGTCTGTTCTTAATGAAGTAGTTTAATAATCCACTTCTAGGAGAAACTTTCACATTCTCATATTCTTCAAGGACTGCTTCTTTATATTCAGTAGGTATATAGGTCAAATCTATGAGGGTTCTATTCCTCTGGAAATTTCTTTCAACCTCATTATCATGAAAAACTAAAGGGTCTAATAAATTTGCCCTCTTTTTCTTTGATACTGGTCTTTGTCTTATACCTTCCATTATGCAATCATCTTGACTTAAAACATTAGGAATTCCATCCCCTTTGTCCCCACTTATAATGTGGTTTGCAAGATATTCTTTTGCTTCATTAGTATTTAGTGTGATTGTCTTACGAGTTATTGGTGAGTATTGTGAAACATTCTTATACTTTTGTAGTTGTTGAAAGTCCTTATCACCACTAATAATCATAATCTTTTCATCTGTATAGGTTTCACATAAGACACCTATAACATCATCTGCTTCACATCCATATACATTAATAAACTTGTATGGGAAGTTGTCTCTTAACTCGTCTCTGACCTTATTAAGACATTCAAAGATAAGGTTCCAATCCATATCTGAATCATCCCTACCTTTCTTCCTTAAACCTTTATACTGAGGAAAGAAATCCTTTCTCCAGTAATGCATTGAATCAACGCATAGAACTACTTCACCAAATTTTCTATGGTATTGTTTCCTATATTTTGCAATTGATGAAAGACATATGTGTCTTACTAGTTCTTCTGAGATAGGGTCTTTACCGCCCCTCGTTTGTGCCATTAGTGATGCAATCATCACTTGACTTAAATCTATTAATATCATTATATAACTTTTAGTAGTACCATGTTTTGATTAATTCTTCCAGTTGGTATTGATGATTTTGTATTAATTTCATCAATTACTCGACTTAATACTATTTTACCACCATTCTGGATTTTGTCAAGGAAATATTTTGTCTTATTTCCTATCTTCTTAGTGGTTCCTTTAAAATTCTTTAATGTGGTTCCTTTAACAGAAAGACCACCTCTATCCAATGCAATGAATCTAGTGATTTCTTTTGTCTTGGTATTGAATGTCCAGAGTTCCATAGCACCAACAATTTCTTCTGCATAGATTGATGTTAAGTGGTACTCTGTATCCACAATGTTGTACTTTAGATTCTTAATTTGTTCTTGTGCAGAATAAATCTTTTTCCTTCTAGGTTTTCTCTTCGATTTGCCCTCTGCATATTTCTCGATAGAACCTATGATGTTTGATACAAACTCAGAATACTTTTTAAGTTTTGGTTTAGTAAGGAATGAATATCCTTCTTTGAGTTGTGGGTCTGATCCTTCTATTGCTTCTACTAATTCTTCATGAGTAGGTCTAAAAATATCTGCAATCTTTAATGCAACAGGGCCTGAGACATTTTCATTGTTCAGATATTCAAATACATTAAAATCCTTTTCGTTTTTATCTATAAAGTTATCTATAGCAAAATCAATCTCACTACTAAGTTCATCTGCTTTGTTTTGAATTCTCTGTTGAATAGTGACAACAGGTTTTGCATCTTTCTTCTTTTCTTTCTTGTCTATTTTCTTTTGAATCTTAACAACTACTTCATCGATATATGATGTGATCTTTTGGTGTGCTGATTTTCCACCAAGAATTGGTTTGGGTTCAAAGTCTGGGTCATGTAGGAC